GAAGGTAAAATCGCTTAGAACGGATTCTCAAGTGAGATATTATCTCAAGTAAAGCTTTAACTAATTCAGGAGGGTTTAAAATGGCTTATATATGTTCTACGATAGGATGTGACGGAACGGGGGAATGCTTCTCAGTCGGCGATGTGGATTATTACTATTGTCTTGAGTGTGCTTTAGACGAAGGTCTTATTTCAGATGACGAGTACGACGATTTAAGATCAGACGGTATTGACTTTTCTGAAGAAGATGGTATACTACCTGAAGAGGATAATTTGCCGGAATGACTGAAAATCTTGAAGCCATAAAACAATCTCCGTCCGTTTTGCGGATATACCAAGATCACATCAAACTTTCGAAAGAAGGTAAAGAATATCTTGGGTTGTGTCCAATTCATAACGAGAAAACTCCCAGTTTAAGAGTTTATCAGCATGAAGGAGTTTGGCTTTTTAAATGCTTCGGATGCAATCGTTCTGGAAATATTTTTCAGTTTGTAGAAGCTGTGGACAAAGTTCCGTTCGGCGAAGCCGTCCGCCGAGTGAAAGAATATATTGGCGGTTCGTGGGAAAGTAAGAAAGCTCTAGTAGAAAAAACTTTTAGTCCTGTAAACAAAGAATCAGACCATTACAAAACTTTTACAATGGAACAGTACTACCCGTTAGAACAGAATCTCGCTAACTCGAAAGAAGCTTTAACATATTTAACGAAAAGAGGAATAAATCTTGACACCGCAAGAAATCTCAAGTTTGGGTTCGTTAGTAATCTTGGAAATTTGGCCGGAGAGAAAAACAATCACCTTGCGGACAAAGGATGGCTCGCGTTACCTTGCATTGCCGATGGAAGAGTTGTTTGTCTTAAATATAGATCAATTGTTGACAAAGTTTTTATACGTCAGCCCGGAATGCAAACCTCTTTGTTCAACACGGACAGCATAGACCCTTTCTCTCCAGTTTATTTGTGCGAGGGTGAATTTGACGCCGCTGTATTAACGCAAGCTGGATACAACGCCGTAAGTTTACCCTCCGCGAATATTGAAGTCACGCCGGAAATGAAAGACAAACTAATGGAAGCTGAGTGTGTGATTCTCGCCGGGGATTCCGATTCTCCCGGTACGGAAGCCATGCGTAAACTGTGGGCACAATTAGACCGGACTTATCTTTTGAATTGGCCGATTGGATTTAAAGACGCCAACGAAGTCTTCGTAACAGACTGCGGGAAAGACTTAGAGACGTTTAAAACCCTAGTCGCCGACTTAACCAGTATTGCTAAGTCCGCGCCAATGCCAAATATTTATAGTTTGACTGAAAGTATGCAGTCGGCCAGTCAAACCAATCTAGCAGACCATCCAAAACGCTTTCGCTTCCCTTGGCCGAGTGTGGACAAGATGGCGATTCTGCTACCCGGCTCTGTGGCGAGTATTTTCGCAACGCAAACCAAACAGGGCAAAACTGCATGGGTAATGAATGCGACTTTATTTGGAGCCAGAAACCACAACGAAGTTGTATTGAATTATTCGTGCGAACTAAGTACAGATGAATTTTCTACGATTGTAACCAGTCACGTTTTGCGTAAAGACCGAAATCACTTAGTCAAAGCAGACCATGTTCTAGCTGCGAAACAACTAGGCGGGATTAAATACTATATCGGCTACGACCCGACACTTACAACCGTGACTCCGGTACTTGATTTAATCGAAGCGGCGGTTCAACGCCTAGGGGCAACCGTGGTAGTATTAGACCACATCCACTTTATCATCCGAAACGAGAAAGACACGGTGAAGGCGCAAGAAGACGCGTTCCAACGAATTAAAAACATGTCTGTAAAGTACGGACTTAAATTTATTGTAGTCGGCCAGCCGAGAAAAACAAACCAGCAGAACAAAGGCAAAGCTGTTCACGTATCGGATTGGAAAGGTTCTGAGACTGGCGGCTCTGACGCCTCGGCGATTTATAGTATTCACCGAGACAACGTGAGGTGTTTGGACCCATTGAATCCGCCGAAAGACGACTACGATACCAAAACTGAAATTCATTTACACGGTGCGCGGTTTAAAGGTGAAGGAAATACATTTACAGTTTTAAAATTCATAGGTGAGTACGCGAGTTTCGTGGAAGAAACGAATATACAAGAGCCTTACGGAAAGGCAGCAGAAGTATGAAATGGTTTATTCTAGTGGGGTGTTTATTTATGGGAACTATATACTTAACTCCCGAAAATAACTCTTGACATCCGTGAGGGAGTAATCTACTATATGGGCATGGAGACGACACACATGAAATTTAGATTCCAGCTTGACGCCGACAATTCATGCTTCAAAGTTAAGGCCAAACTGAAAGCTACTGGTGATTGGATTCAAATTGGAACGTGTCATTTGCAGTCCCGTGACGCGATTAAAGAAGGCGCGGTCGAGCTAATCCAATTCAACGTAGAACGAGGAGATAAACAATGAAAATCCACTATTGCCACGAACCATTTTGCAACGATTGGCGGGACCATCCCTGCCATAAAGAATCGTGTCCGCAAAGACAAGACTCCGCTTACCCGACTAGAACGCATGTCCAAGATTGGTCTGGGTCCAGTGTTCATTATTGCGAAAACACAAAACAAATTGAATTGTTCCCGGAATCAGCTTGCTCTTGTTCTCCTGAATGTACTCTCGATAGTTTGGGACAAGGGCAAATTGAACTAGCGAGCTTACTCTGTGAAGCTCAACAGAGAATAAAGGAATTTGAAGACAAATGTATAATCCGCAAAACGGACGAAAGTGTGGTATACTAAATTATGGAAGAAACACCAGCAGTACAGTGGACCCCGTTCCATCCGCCGGGAACCGTTATTCAGGCGAGCGACCGCCAGTATCGTGTGCAACCTAACGGCGAGTGGCGGCGTCTAAAAAAGTACGCAGAAGTAAAAGGAATTAACTTAGATGCGCCAAAACCTCGTCAATGGTGCCAAAAGGGGGTTAGTTGGGATGGTAGCAGGTGTTGGTGCTTGGAGTGTATGATTAGGTTAGATGCCGAATCTGGAAGGAGACATAGGTGAAAATCACTGTAGAAGTGCCAAATTTTAGTGGAGGAATTGGGGAAGTTATAGTCAAACCAAATGGGGGCGTTTGTAATTTTATTGGTACCATAGTAAGTGTAGAAAAATCCCCAACCGAACGAGAAAAACTTCTAAAAGATTTGGATGCTCTTTATAATAATACCTACAACGGTGACCAATATCAAGACGGTAAAAAATTACTTAAACGTATTATTGAAAAGGTGTTTCCGGAATGACTGAAACTAAAATAATGAAGTGGTCTGACGAAGACCGCGATAAAGCAGGAAGTTTAAACATCAAAATAAACGCTGTTCTTGACAGCATTAAAAACAAAGAAGAACTCTTGTCCGGCAACCTAGTAGAAATCGGCGTATTGCTCAGTAAAGTACAAAACGAACAGTACTGGATTCTGTGGGGATTCGACAAGTTTAGCACGTATATTGAAAGCCTGCGGACAAAATACGGTAAAGGCCGCACCCAGCTTTACCAGTATATTTCAGTAGCCGAGTATTTGCTTCCAATCGTCAGCCAAAAAGACCTTATTGGCATGGGAATCGGCAAAGCGATAGAACTAAAGAAACTGGTAAGCCAAGACGGAACGGTAAGCAAGGAACTGGTAGCTAAAGCAATTGACCCAGAAGTTACTATTGACGAGTTTAAAAAAGCCGCGTTCGGCGACAAGCATCCTTCTGACGGTGGTAACTATTTTAGCTTCGGAGCGTGTTATTTAAGTGAATCGGAAAAAGACGAAGTAGAGTCGGCATTTTATGTAGCCCGGCATCTGGACCCGCCGATTCAAAACACTCTACCAGCAATTATTCAGACCAAAGAAATAATGCTTAGAATTTGTCGAGAATTTTATGGAACGTATGCAAGCCAAGTAGGAACCGGCTAGTGCCGCGCGGCAGAGTGTGGGTAGAGAAAATAGACGGCAAGATAGTTAAGCTTTTTCGTAACCAAGGTGCTGCGGCTATTTCTAAAGCCGCCGACGAAGGTAGAGTCGCCGAGACTTCGCGCAAAGACGCAGTAGGCGAGATTCGTAAACAAGTTTTCGAGAGGTCCGGCGGCGAGTGCGAGTATTGTGGTAAAATAGTGACTTACCAAACTGGGCATATGCACGAGGTTGTGCCCAAAGGTAAGGGCGGAGACGTAAGTTTGTATAACTGTGTTTTCATTTGCTACTCATGCCATTTAGGAAGTCCGAACGCGGCACATGCGAATAGGCGGATAAATTGGACCCCGAAACCCGATTAGAATACGCTTTAAAGAAGATGGAAGACTGGCCGGAAGATGAACTATTACAAGCTATATTAGGGGAAAAACCCATGGGGAAAGAAAGCAAGTACACACAATGGATGATAACTTCGGCTGGCGAGTATAAGTCTTGCGAGAAAACCGCAAAAGAACTTCCCGCCGGGGTGTATACAATTAAGAATACGGACAAAGGAGTTATATTCAGTCCGGCCAAGTTTAACGCCGACGCGCTGTATCGTATTACGGACGGATACTCGGTTTCTGTTTTAAAACAAATAGAACGTTTTTGGGAGAGTAAACAAAACTATATTGATTCCGGCCTACTGCACAAGCGTGGGATTCTTTTCTATGGTATAGCTGGCGGCGGAAAAACAAGTTTGATTAAACTCTTGACCGATGACGTGATTGCCAGAAACGGCGTAGTAATTATTATGAACGACCCGGATACTAGTATAGCTGGATTCAAGGCTTTGCGCGAAATTGAACCGGAGCGACCAATCGTACATATTATAGAAGACATTGAAGCGCAAATGGAAATGTGGGATTCTTCCAGTATTCTAAGTATGTTGGATGGCGAGCACCAAATTAACAACGTGTTGCAACTCGCCACTACTAACTATCCCGAAAAACTAGAAGAACGCATCAGTCAGCGCCCGGGTAGGTTTGACTTGATTTTAGAAGTAAAAATGCCGTCACTTCAGGCGAGACAGGAGTATCTGGCTAGCGTACCTAACTCTGGACTTGACAACGATACAATAAAGCAATGGGCTGCCGATACAGAAGGTCTTGGCATGGCTCACTTGCGCGAACTAATTAGTGCTGTGTGCTGCATGGGGTTGGATTACGATGAAACTCTAGCTCGTCTTACAAATAACAAAAAGAAAGCTCCTAAGCGAAAAGAATCTGCCAAGGTTGGGTTTGACACGTAATGGTATTAGACTATACTGAAGAAATAAACAAGGTCGTAGCCAAGTACGCTTTTGATAAGGATTCGGATATTCAGGATGATTTGCGGCAGGAGTGTTATTTAAGTTTGCTGGAGGCCGGGGACAAAATTAATAACAAAGGAACTGCCTATATCGCGGCTAAGAATTGCGTACTAAATATTCTGCGAAAAGAACAAGGAGACAAAAAACAAGGTATTAAAGCGTATAATCCGGGTAAGGTCGGCGGGCCGGGTAAGAGTAGTCCCGAGGAGAAACCAACCGTTGAATACGTTAGTTTGGCCGATCCGTCCGTAATGCGGACAGCCGAGATACAAAAATACGTTGTTCCCGAACTAGAGTTTTTGGATATAGAGAAAATCTTAGATAGTCTGAAAATCTTAAGTTGGTCGGAGCAAGCAGTAATTCGCAGCGTCTTCGGCATAAACTGCGATAAGAAGACCCGTAAAGAAATCGCCGATGCGTTCACGAAAACAGCAAAGTGGGTGCGGTGGAAAGAAATAAGTGCAAAGCAAAAGATTCGTAACTACTTAAAAATAGACGTGAGGAATAAATGAGTTCAACAATTAAAACAGAAATAGTAGTGAATTGTGACAACAAAGCCTGCACTACAGAGATTCGCTGGAATCAGGAAGAGGCCCAACGCGACATGAAGACGGTTCCAGAAGCCGCGTTCAGGATTCTTATTCTAGAACTAAGCAATTCTGCTAAAGCTGTGTTCTGTTCAAAGGCTTGCTTGCTGGCGTGGCTACGTGACTTCGTTCCGCTCAAGTCGCCGAAAGTTCTAGAAGAAGAAAGATTGGCGGCGGAAGAGTTTGCGAAGTCCGCGCCATCCATACCAGACGCTACCGGGGATTCCACACCAATAACCCCAGCCAAAGTTATAGATATTGCTACTAGGAAGCCAGTAGTAAAACCCGCTGTTCCAAAATTTACTACTGTTAAAGACGACCCGGAAGTGATTACACACTAGATGAAATACCCACGGTATAAAGTAAAATCCGGTTCTATGGACGAGTACCCAATCTTCGGCGAGATAACGGAAGACGTTTCACTTAATTTATTTATGAATTATGACGTTCTTGCGAAGCCAAAGAACCGATGTATTTTACTTAACTCCTGTGGCGGAAACGTACCAGATGGGTTTGCCATACACGACTTACTTAAAACTATACCTAACTTAACTATTCGTACTACAGGGCATTGCGCGAGTTCGGCGGTTTTAATCTTGTCAGCCGCCGCGAATAGAATTTCCAGTCCCGGTTGCTATTTCGTGGTACACCCTGTAAAATACCTTCACGAAGACAAAGACGATTTAGAAACAAAGAAAGAGCAACTAATTCAAACTAAGTTTTTGGATGCGAGAGTAGCCGAGATTGTGTCTGACCGAATAGGAGTTGCTAACTATAAAACAGCCATGAAGTTAAATATATTCGATGCGAAGACCGCGTTAAAACTTAAACTTATAGATAGGATAGAATAGTGGTTTCTGATAACTACGTTAAAAGCTTGGCGTGCCTACTAGCTGTGCGCGAGGAAGAGTCAAACGGAGTAAATGGTTGTCTTGGAGTGTTGTTCGTTTTGCGGACAAGAGTGGCTGCGGGTTGGTTCGGCGGCGACCTATATAAAAACATAACCGCAAAGAACCAATTTAGTAGTATGGTTATAAAAGGGGATAACCGCACGGTGTATTACGCAGACCCGCGCGAACCTAACTTCCAGAAAGTATTACAGTTCGTGGATAACGTGTTCGACGGTACTATGAAAGATATACTCACTAATGGTGCAATATACTACAGCGATTTGCAGTCAGCGGGATTTCAAAAAGGCGGTTGGTTCGACCGGGCGATTGTACAGCGACCGGATTTACATCCAAGATGCGCAACGATTGGAACAACCAGCTACTTTAAATAAAAGGAGTAAAAAGTGCCACTATTTGAATTTAAATGCAAAACTTGTGGAGCCGTATTCGAAAAGATAGTTAACTACGACGAATCAAACCACTTGCAAAAGTGTAGGAAGTGTGGTATACTAAACAACGCTGAAAAGATACTTTCTACTCCAAGTAAAATGCAATGGGGCGGAAATGGACAAAGAGGATTCTAATGTTTCCTTTGTGGTTGGACGATTGCCGAAACCCCGCCAAATTCGGCTTTCCAAACTATACTTGGGCTAAAACTGCGGAAGAAGCTATTGCTCTTCTTAGGACTGGTGAAGTATGTTACGCTTCTCTTGACCACGACCTTACTGCCGAGCAGATGAAAGGCGGCATGTTTGGCGAAATTCGTGAAGACGGACAAGCGTCCGGCTACGATGTTGTGGTTTGGCTTGAACAGCATCCCGAATACTGGCCGCGAGACGGAGTAACCGTACACAGCATGAATCCGGCTGGTAGAGCTAGAATGCAGCAAGTTATAGACAGGTTCTACAGAAAACCATCAGATTACGAAGCTGTAGTTAAAGATTTAAAAAGACCTTTAGTGGAGTCGGCGTGAGTGGCCCTATTTACGTTGGAAGCGACCCAAACGATAAATCAGAGTATTTGTGTGAAACATGTGGTAAGGAATTTCAGTGTGATTTTTCCGAAGAACCGCAGTTTTGTCCGTTTTGCGGACAGTCGGTGGAGAACAAGTGAAAAAACCAATAGTAAACATTCTATACAGAAATAATGGTTTAGTCGCGGTGGTTGACCACAGGTATTATATTAAATTTGGCAAATCTGACAAAGGCTACAAGGAAGAAAAAGTATTCGGCGCGACCGAAGAAGAATTAAACCAACGTCTACGTATTCTGTTAGGAGGAAGATTTTGAACTTATTCGTGATTTTATTCGCCGCGCTAATAGGAGCGGTAGCCATACTCGGCTACAACCAAATAGTCAGCCTACTAGCCGATAACAAGATTTATAAGTCGGAACGGGATAAATACATAGATAAGTACCATTCCGCAGAGTCAGAAAAAGAATACTGTAAGCAGGCTCTTGCCGCCGTACTGAACAGACCTGTAATCGCCACACTGACTAACGAGCAGGCGGACAAACTAACTTATGCAATAGGAATGTATTTACAGAACACTCTAGTTCTTAAGAAAGAGTATACAAACTAGGAGACTTTATGTTACAGGGACTAAGCGAAGGAAGAATAGTTCATTATGTTTTGGCAGAACATGATTTATCAGCCCGTCATAAATATTCTGTGGGAAGGCATCGGCCAGCTATCGTGGTTAACTCTTGGCCCGACCTTGGAAGGGACGACGGATATTCAAATCTATTAGTTTTTCTTGACGGTTCAAATGATGAAGAAGATGTTGAGTATTCCGAGATTCTAGGATGCAACCATCCGCCCGTTTATTCATCACAGTTTCTGTTATGGGCTACCAGTCGTTCCATGAGCGAAAACAAAGAACCGGGAACATGGCACTGGCCGGAGAAGAATTAATACGTGACTAAAAGAAAAGAAACCTGTAGCGGGTGTGGTTCTAAATTTAATAGAGACCCTTGGCATAAGTTTTGCGATAGGTGTGCGGAGTCTCCTTTAAATCGTTCTCTAATAAAGGAACCTAGGTGTAGAAAAGGTCATTTATTAACCGAAGTAGGTATAACACCTCCCACAGATAATACTCATTGGCGGTGTAAACAATGCGAAACAGAAACTAATAAAAAAAGATGGGCGGACGAAACCAACAAACAAAAGATTAGAGAGGCTAGTAAAAGATATAGAGTTGTAAAAGAATATGGAATAACCCCTGAACAATGGATGTTAATACACGCTTCTCAGGGAGGAATTTGTGCAATATGTAAAAAACCGATACAGACCATATTTGATTTTAGTTTAAATCCAAAAGTTTCTAGGGCAGCGGTAGACCACGACCATAAAACAGGTTTGATACGAGGATTGGTTTGTCAGTTTCCTTGTAATTATATTCTTGGGCATTTACATGACAGTATAATGTTGTTTAGAGCGTGTGCAGATTATTTAGAAAATCCGCCCGCAAGCAAAGCTTTTGGAGAACCTGTATACACTTTACCCGGAAAAACAGGCACTAAGAAAAGAGCCAAGTTGCTTAAGAAACAAAGAGAGTCCGCAAAGCGGATGGAGAAGATTTTTAATGAACACTAAAAATTATAGATTGTTAAAATACACTGAATCGCATAGCGCCAGCGGCGTGGAAGGCACGATCGGAAAGCTAGCCGATTTTAAGAATGTAATAGATTTACAAATTATAGACGGCTTCACTAAACTTCGCGGAGAGAACGGTGCGGCTATAGGGTTTGTAAAATTAGATTCAAATACTTGGTTAGAGGAAGTTTTAGAGGAAGTTTCCTAATGTCTAAACCAGTGAAACGTAAGTGCCCGAGTTGTGGCAAAACTAAGTCTTTCAGAAGCGACCAGAAATCGTGCGGTTGCAAACCGCCAGTTGCTAAAGCCGGTATTTCGCCACAGCAACAGGTCGAACTTGAACTAGAAAAACTTAAATTAAAGAAAGAAGAAAAATCTCAAAAGTCCGCGCATCTGCAAGAAAAAGTAATCCTGCTCGAAAAAGAACTAGATATACTAACTGATTTTAAATCGCGGACTCCACAGATATTCGAGATTCAGCCAAAAGTAAACAAGGGTACCAGCGAGTCTGTTTGTTTTATGATTGCTTCTGACTGGCATATTGAGGAACCCGTGTATCCGGGCGCGGTAGGCTACAAGAACGAGTTTAATCTAGAAATAGGTAAGCAGAGAGTAACCAGTTTCTTTCAAGGCGGGATTCGGCTATTCGATATAATGCGCCGGGATACCAATATTAAAACAATCGTTCTCGGTCTAATAGGAGATTTCATATCCGGCAGCATCCACGAAGACCTAGCGGAGAGCAATCTCTTGCCTCCATCAGAAGCTATATTCCACGCGCAGAACTTAATTATAAGCGGCGTGAAATACATGCTGACTAACACCCCGCCGGACACTCAGCTTATTCTAGTTTGTCATGGCGGCAACCACGGCAGAATGACTAAGGAGCAGCGCCACGCGACAGAAACAGGAAACAGTCTAGAACAATTTATGTATTATAATATACAAGAGTATTTCGCCAACGAATCTAGAATAGTGTTTCAAGTGGCCGAAGGATACCACAGCTACTTAAAGCTATTCGACGGAAAGTACGTGGTACGGTTTCACCACGGCCACGATATTAAGTATGGCGGGGGCGTAGGAGGAATTTTCATACCGACTAACAAAGCGATTGCACAGTGGAATAAAGCCACGCCAGTAAATTTGGACGTATTTGGCCACTACCATACACTTATAGATGCGGGGAATTTTGTTGCAAACGGAGCGTTAATTGGCTACAACAGTTTTGCGGTGGCGATCAAAGCAGACTTTGAAAAACCACAACAAGCGTTTTTCTTAGTCAACAAGAAATATAACGCAAAGTCAATGTTTACGCCGATATTTCTATAATGGGCAAAACATTTGCAATAATACAAATTGTAGTTTCTTTACTGGCTTCTTTCGGGTATATGTGGAATTGTGATTACCGACGCATGATATACTGGCTGGCGGCTTCTGTACTAACAGCTTCGGTGACATTTTAAAGGGGAGTATGACTAAAACAAACTTAGATAACGTAATGGCGCAAATTGAGAAGCAACACGGAGCCGGAAGTATTGTTCGGCTTGGCGACCACAGAGTAGTTGAAGTTCAAGTTGTGTCTACAGGATGCGCTAGTCTGGACGAGGCTACAGACGTGGGAGGGTATCCGCGTGGGCGAGTCATAGAAATATACGGTCCTGAGTCCGGTGGAAAAACAACTATGGCTTTGCAGGCAATATCTCAGATTCAAAAAGCAGGCGGTCAAGCTGCGTTTATAGATGCAGAGCACAGTTTGAGCGTAGAGTATGCAAAAAGACTCGGAGTAGATGTAGATAATTTATTAGTCAGCCAGCCGGATAGTGGTGAGCAAGCGTTAGAAATTGCAGAAAGTCTGATTCGTTCCGGCGACGTAAGTATAGTAGTTGTTGATTCAGTAGCCGCGTTGGTCCCCAAAGCCGAGTTAGAAGGCGACATGGGCGACCCTCAAATGGGGTTACAAGCCAGACTTATGTCTCAGGCTCTACGCAAACTAACTGGAGTTGTAGCCAAAAGCAATACGATTTTAATATTCATTAACCAAATCCGAGATAAGATAGGAGTTATGTTTGGAAGTCCTGAAACGACTACTGGAGGCCGCGCTCTTAAGTTTTACGCTAGTATGCGCCTTGACGTTAGGCGTATTAGTGCTATTAAAGAAGGTGATAAAGTAGTCGGTGCTAGAACACGAATTAAGATAGTTAAGAACAAAGTTGGTAGGCCATTCCGCGAGTGTGAAGTAGACCTAATATATGGTGAAGGTATTAGCGCCGGGAATGACCTTATTGACACAGCTATAAATCGTGGTATAATAGTCAAGTCTGGCTCTTGGTTAACTTGGGGAGAAACCCGATTCCATGGTAAGGATGAAGCTAAAGCTTTCTTTAAACTAAACGAAGACTCTTTAACCAATCTAACAACGGAGGTACGAAGTGGCAACTCGGGACAGGGAAAATCTGCGAAAGTTTAGTACGGGTGCAACTAGAGATACAGATAGCACTAAGTTTGATTATGAAGGGGCTATATCTCCGCTAGTTACACATAGATACGCAGAATATATGCACAAGCACCGTCATATGAAAGATGGTAGTTTGCGCCCAAGTGATAACTGGACAAAAGGTATTCCAAGAAGAGAATATATGAAATCTTTGTACCGGCATCTAATGGACGTATGGCTTATAATGAGAGGGTATAAAAAAGTTGCAAGAACGCAGGATTTGGAAGAAGCTCTTTGTGCGTGCATATTTAATGCTAGTGGCTTATTGCACGAGTTGTTAATAGGGCGAGACTCTAGATGAAAACTCCACAACACGTTTTAGATAAAAATAAATTGTATCGTGTAAGAAATGCAGAAGCTATCAAATACCACAAAAGTAACGCTAGACTTCGCAGATTTGGATTAGAGCCAGAAGACTTAACCAGAATGTTAGAAGAACAAGAATACAAATGTAGAATATGTGGTTCCGGCCCTCTGCTTAGAAACGGTTTACAAGCTTTATCCGCCAATCTAGATCATTGTCACCAATGTGGAGAAGTTCGATCTTTACTTTGTAAAAGATGTAATACTATGGTTGGTTTTATAGAATCTAGAGAGGATTTATTTTTTAAAGCTTTTGATTATTATGTAGACCATTTTGGTTCCGAATCACACCCCAAAATTACAAACGAGGAGCGAAAAAATGGACGTGGCAGCACAGCAGCAGAGTCCGCAAAGCGGACAGAACCAGCAAGACGTAACAACCGAAGTTAGATATGGAGTTTTAGGAAAAACACATAACACTAATTTATTTAGGGATTTATTAGATATAACTAGGTCGCTTCGTATTAAAACAGGATTGTCCGGTTTTACTGGTGTGTATGAAGATATTGCAAACGATATAGAAACTCGTGCACAATTCGGCGAAAAGAAATACGGCACCCGCCTATTGACAAATAACGGCAGAGATGTTATACTGGACTTGTATCAAGAACTTCTAGACGCTCTAATGTATTCTAAGCAGGCCGAACTGGAGGGTAAGCTGTGACCGAGTATGTGGTAGGTTTCATGTTTAGTGAGAACGACCAGCATGTAGTATTGATTCGCAAGAACAAACCTCAGTGGCAAGCCGGTAAGTTAAACGGAGTCGGCGGTCATATTGAAGGTGAAGAGTATCCTTTAAACGCGATGATACGAGAGTTCGAAGAGGAAACCGGAGTAACCCACAGAGAGTGGGAGTGGTTTGCACAACTTAAAGGTAGCGATGCGAATGTGTTTGTTTATCGAGCTTTCTCACCAAAATTTGTAAACGTTAAAACAACCACAGACGAAGAAGTAAATTATTATTTTGTGGATACTTTGAGAGTGGAAACAACAGTACCAAATCTTAAGTGGCTTATCCCACTGGCTTTGCAAAAGGGAACCAAATTTGTAGAGGCAAGTTTTTGAAACTTGTAGTCGCGGGAACATATGAAGAGTTCTTAGACTGGTGTAGAGACAACAATACCTCGCCCGGAAGAGAGACGAGGTATGTAAGTAAGTATGAGGATTTTGTAGGTTGGGATAAACCCGCTGAACTTGTGCTCACGGCAAATTATGACGATAACCCAGTTTATGAAAACGGTGAGATTTGGAAATTCTTGCTACAATACGCAGATGATAGAAAATGGACTATAATAGAGGAGTATAAAAATGAAAACTTGTACTGATACGGAACACAACTTCTTTGCTTTGGATTTAACTGACCGACCTGTTGGCCCAATCCCGGCGGGTAATATTTCTCCTAAGTATGTGTTATGTTGTCAGAAATGTGGAAAAACTGTCTTCCCCTTCACAGAAAAAGCCGCCGCTAACTAAAGATTGGCAACCTTAATTAAAGCGTTCTTAGATAAACAAAATCTAGTTTCGTTTTCGATTCTGTCTATAAGTACGGAGTCGCCGCTTCGTACTTGGCCGCTAGACACTAAATTCGAAAGAGGATACACAATGTGTTGGTGAATCGCTCTTTTAAGGTGTCTAGCTCCGTATTTTATGTCTACGCCTTCTTTAAGTAAAAACTCCTTCGTGCTTGGGGTTAGGTTGAATGCGAATCTCGTATATTCATTTTCTAGTAGACGTTCCTGAATGTTTTCTAGTTCTATGTCAAGAATTTGTTGCAACTGAGTTTTACCCAAAGAATTAAACACTACTATTTTATCAAGTCTGTTTATAAACTCTGGTGAGAACTTAATCCGCATTGCGGACAGCGCGGCGTTCTCAAGGTCATCATGGGTAGTATCCGAAGTATGAAATCCTAGTCCAGAATCCGCAGCCAACTTCGTAATATCCCTCCCTCCTAGATTCGAAGTCAAAAATATCATTGTGTTGCTTAAATCCACTCTAGAGTTGTCGCCTAGTGTTAGAGTAGCTTTGTCCAAAATGCCTAGTAATAGCTGCCACAGAGCGTCTGAGGACTTCTCTATTTCGTCAAAAAGAAGTATACTAAGTGGATTGTCTTTTGTGCAGTATTCAGTTAGGCGTTTCTCATTTAAGAACGAACCTGTTTCTCTGTGGCCTAAGTATCCGGGCGGCGAACCGATAATCTTGGCTATTTCATGGCTGTGTTGAAATTCCGCGCAATTAACTTTTATTATGGCTTTCTCAGTACCGAACAGTATTTTAGCTAAGACTTCGCACAACGCCGTCTTACCCACGCCGGTAGGACCTAGAAAAAGAAAACTCCCCACAGGTCTTCCGGGGGAGTTCATTTTAGCTTTATACATCTGGTATATATCCGCGAGCGCAGTTATGGCATCGTCTTGTCCCACAATGTGATTTTTGAGTCTGTATTCAAATTCATCAAGTTCAACACTACGAATGCTGGCATCGAGATATATGGGAGTTGGTTTGGGCACCTACAGCCTGCTTCGACTTCTAGATTTAACATTTAACTTACCACGTTTGTATTTCCGGTATGGCGCGTTTAATTCTTCTGTAAACCGGGTCGTTTAGTTTTTCTTTAGGACTAAAATCTTTTGCAGCTTTCTTTACATAGCTTTGAGCTTTTTTGTGCATTAATTTAGCCAAAGCGATTTTTTCATCTCCTGTGGCTTGGTCCCAAACCGTGAAGAAATCTTTCATTGGAAGTTTGTCGGCACGAATGTATAACTTTGCCATTTCCGGGTCCATGCCTTTTGTTAATGCTTCATTCTTTTTAATATCTGCACCTTCAGTGGGAGACAGGTCGCCGGATTCAACTAGGTCGTGAACGGTTGTATCCGTGGCGAGTCCCGCGCGTATATCGTCTTCTAGATTTAGTTTGGCTTGGTGCTTTGCTAACTGAGCGGGGTCCACTGGACCTGTTTCAGAACGATCTGAAGCTAGCTGAGCGGCTGTTTGCTGAGCCTGTGTTTTATACACGGAAGCCGTTCCGCCAGCAGACTTGTAAATTTGGTCCGTTGTATTAAATCCTTGTTCGCCGCCAACCTGCGCGATTTGCTGGACCGGAATAGGAAGGCTCCCTTCACCTATATCCACGGCTGTTTGGAACGGAGTCTGTCGGCGGCCAGCGTAGTCTCTTCCGCTATAAACGGTACTAGCAATCTTAGTTAGAGGGCTAACGCGGCCACGTAAGAAATCCGCCGGAGCAGAAACCATATGAAAAATATCCGTAGGCAAAGTTCTTACTGAGTAGATTTTTTCTTTACCGTCTTTGTCTTTTAGGGCTACACCAAACGGAGCTTCAAGATGCGGTTGCCCGCTAGTTAGTAAATTCAGCACGCGACTGGACGCCCACAACCCGGCGGTTAGTTTAACCATATCCATTCGGGCAATATTGCCTTGAGGACCGCCTTTAATTGCTCTTACGGCTTGGCGAGCTTCTGATTCTAGCCAGTCCGGAGCTAACGCACCCAGTCTAAAGAAATCCTGTAGTCCAGCCGAACGTCCAAGCTGTTTGTAGTTTAAACCGCCAAATCTTTCATTCGCGTCCTCAGCAGCCAGTCTAGCAGCCGCGCGGTCTTGAGTATACCCCTTCATATCTGGGCGTTGTTTAATAAGTTTATCCAAAGTTTCTGGATTAGAAAGAGAGTTGTTGTAGTCTTCAAATAAATGATGGAACGCTCGTACTTTCAGTCCGGGGATATACTTGTCAAAAAGAAAACTTTGTAGAGACGCCTGAACATCTCTTACCAAAGGAATCTTAGATATGATTTTACTTTGGCCGGAAGCTACGTTACCTTCTTGGTAGTCTTGTACGCTTGCACGGTCTTTTCCTACTGTTAGACTTTCTCTTATTCCATTGAGAAGATTTTTAGCTTGCGGACTGCCGTCGTCCAAACTGTATTTTTCAACTCCCCACGGACTCACGCCCGTCATTATTGCTCGAAGCCCTTCTTGGGCGATGTGGAAAGGACTCAACGCAAGCTGGAGGTGTTTTAGTTCTCCACCTGCTTTTAACAAACTCGATACAATAGGAATGTTTTTAATAGAAGATTTTTGTTCACCGATTAGTTTTTCTAAGTAATCGTGAGCGTCGGGATGAACCATAATATCCGATTTTACAAACACGGGTTTGCCGCCAGAATCAGTGGCAACGTGTGTCCAGTCTCTTAGGTCCGGTGAAGTACTTTGTCTGTAGTCGCGGGTACTCCAAGCATAACTCTGCGGCTTACCTTCTTTCAAAGGAAGCTTGACTAGTTTTCCTTCATCGAGTAAGCTGTCAAAAGTTCCGGCGGTTTTAAGTCCTTGAACAGTCGCGTCCGCAACGCGGATATTTCTAAGAGTTCGCGGATTAACCATAACAGAAGGAGGAAGAACCTTTCCATCTTTATCTACGGAATCTTCTAGGAGTTCGCCCGCCCCTGAGTGAGCAAGCAAAGGCCGCCCATCCGCCGCGCGAACACCAAACAAACTCTTTTTAAAATCGCGTCCGGCGATAGCTTCGCCTATCTTACTTATATAGTTGGCTGCAATGGGTACGGGGTCGGTAACAGCAAGTTTCTTACCATATATCTGACCTTCGAAAGCGTTGTCAAAAATACGGTTTCTCGCCATGGTAGCGTTAGTATGAAAACCAGAAGCATCGTGGGCTAATAGATTAGCAGCCGGATTATCGGCGTCTTTGCCCCACAAGTGCGTAATATAGTCTTGGACTGTTTTAGTGATTACGCTGTTGTCTTTTGCTTTCTCTCCCCACTCGTTAAAAACATCTCTGGCCTGTTTAGACAATCCATAAACCGCCGGATTATCTGTCGGCGTAGCCAAAATAGCTTTCTTGTACGCTCCCATTAAGTTGTCTATTTCTTTGGGAGTATATTCGTCTTTGATGTGTTGTTCCGCCGTTATGTCGTTATAATGCTGAATGTCTTTGTCCAGTACGCCCGAAGTCTCAACCTGAGTTTCAGGAATTTTAAAATCACGGAGTTTTTGTTGAATCGCGGTCTTGACGTTATCGGGGGTAAAGTCTTCTTGTTTTAAAGCTACGGTCTTGCCGGGGAAACGCGGGTCTTCAAACATGTGTACGCCAGAACCCGGAGTGAGTTCGCCCTTGTAATCTAGTCCGCGCTGAGCGAGGATTCTTTGTGGAGTTTCGTCAACCGGGATTTTATCTTCTGGCCGACCGGCAGAATCAGCTATGTAGTTGTATCTGTCCGTAAGTTTAGCTTTAGTTTCTGGCGAGTCGTCTCCACCGGCTTCCATATGATACATGGTAGCTTCGCGGTCTTGTGGAGATAGGGTTTTAAATTGTTTATGCCAAGCTTCGCCTAAGTCAGACGCAATCTTATGGTAGGTAGCCACGTCACCTTGGTACTTACCATACTTCGTTCTCAGAAGCATGTTTTCAAAAGTAGGCGCGACTTTGGCACCTATTTTAGTGGCAAAGTTCTTAACGTAGTCTCCGGCGTCCTTACCGAGTACTTTTCCGGTAACTTCTCCAAGCGTGCCGCTATCCCCGGCCAACTGGTGTCTGCCAAGTTCGGCAAAAGTAGCACCGGCGAGTACGTGTGTGGCTAGACGTTCGGCTGTAGAGTAATCGCCGTCTTTAAGGGCGTCTAGGACACTGGGACTCTCTCGAATGGCTTGGTAGGCGGCCTGACCTGTAAACCCGGCATCAGTGAGTGCCTTAAGTCCACGGACGGCCAAGGGAAGCTCTTCTGCGGCGATACCGAGCGTTTTAAGCAACGCACCGCCGCCTAGGGTGCCTACAGTCAATCCTATGCTTAAAGGGCTTGTAAGGCCGCTAGCAACGTCTTCTGCCCCGCCGGTAAACCCACCTTGGTTAGAACTGTTAAAATTCACCGTAGGAGCGTTGGCCCAATCCCATGCTTTCTCGTACCACGCTTTACCGGCTTCTGGGTCAGTTTGTTGTGTCGGCGCGCCGACATTTGGTTGTCCGCTTTGCGGACTGTCAAGCGTGAATCCAGAAGGCGGTTTTATAGTAGATGTAGGCTTGTCTAAAACAAACCCTGTAGGCGGAGTTATACTAGGTGCTGACGCAGCAGCCGTCGCGGTTGGAGAATCAAGCACAAATCCCGCTGGAGGCGATATGGTTTGGTCAGCCATTTATTATTTAGCTCCTACTACCGTCCATGTTTTTCCACCGTCTGTAGAAAACGATTTCTCTTTGCTTTGCGGATTAGTTGCAGTTATGGCTCCGGGCGGAATGCTGGCTACGGCTGAATCTTTAACTATAGATATACCGTGTTTGGCAAGTTCGTCTTTATATGCTTGTGGGGCCATTCCTCTGACTTTGGCGTTTCGGCGAGCTACACTAGCGGGAATTTCAGCTACACCAGTTGGTATCGCGCTTCCGGGTTCGTTTGTTTCGGAAGTAACCGCATCACTTTTATCTAATACGTTTTTTATGAATTTTCCAACTCCGCTTGGTTTCTTTGTACTTCCAGCTTCGGGAAGGTCTCCGAAATCGGGGTCTTTTTCAGGAGCACCCGGTACGGTAGGTTGTGTACCAGTGGGACTTCCGGCGGGAGCGGGCGAACCTTTAGGACGCAAATAAGGATTCATTTGCTGAGTGATAGTACGCATGTCGTCTTCAGAGTTTTTTAGTTTACCTTGAAGTTCTACAACTCTGGGGTCGGTAGATTCTACCCCAGAAGTAGTTAAGTCTTTTATTTGATCCCGAGCGTTAGTACTTTCTAGAGTAGCTTGTTCATACGCTGTTCTCAAGGCGTCTGATTTTTCTTTCATAACTTCCGTATCAAAAGTTCTGCGAGATTCGGCTTGTTTTTGGCCGAGAGAAGTAAGGTCATTAAAACTAACTGTATAGTTATGGTCTTTATCTAAAGTATTTCCATACACATCTGGAAAGTTCTTCATTAGCTGTGAGCCAGTTAGTTGAATTGGAGTCTTAGCCGAAGTTTGTGGAACGTAGTATAAAGTGTGCGTAGTACGGTCTTCTAGATTAACGTGATTACCTTTTTCGTCAATCCAACCCTTAGTTGGATCGTTAGTTAGTCCGGTAGTGTCTACATGAGTTATAAGCATTCGTGCGTTATTTGCCGGAGCGTTTAAAGAACCGGGGTCGCCAACATATGCACTGGAAAGGTCTTTACCATTGCCCATCGTGTCATTATTTTTAACAGGGGCCATAACCCCGCCAGCTTCGGCGATCCACTTAGACATTTCTTGGTTTTGCTGGTTTACCGCGTCAACGTGGTCTTGGCTACGAATGTTAAAATCAGCGTCCGCACGAATATTTTCTACATTCCAGTGTTCGGTAGTAGCTTTAAATTCTTGCTGTCTTTGTGATTCGGCTTGGTCTTCACGAGTCGCTTGGCGTTTCTGCAAATCAAGTTGCTGATTTTTATAGTTATTTTCTTGGATTTGCTGCGAACGCTGGTCCATTCGTTCTTGTTGTTGCTGATCGTTTTGTCGTACTGCGGCAGAACCGGCGTTTGCGCCTTTAAATCCATTCTCTGTGCCCGCACCAGACACACCCCCCAGAATTGCTCCAGCTAAGATATGTCGGAATAAATCTCCCGGCTTATTGGGAACGGTCGATTCTTCTCCAGTTTTAGGGTCCATTACTGTTTGGTTGCCCAATAGGAACTGCGCGATTTTACCAATCCCGGCGGCTCTAGCTATGTGCGATGGGATTGCTTGAGTTGAAGACCCCTGAGTATTAGTAGGCAGGGTTTGCGGAGTCACCTGCATAGGGTCTTGCTGCACGTTTCCGTTAGGAGAAGGCGTAGTTGGTTGGTCCCCAGTTGGAGTTGGAGACTGAATATTCGAACCGCCATCGGCGGTGCTTAGAACAGCGGGGTCTAGTTCGGCCATTAGTTTTCTCCTACGCCCGCAACAAACGCGGTGTCAGACTTATGTTTTTTCAAATATTCAATCATAGATTTTAAAATCTCTGAGTTGTCTTTTACGCTTCCCAAGGAGGTATTACAAGCACTACAAAGAAGTTCACGAACTTTACCCGTATTATGGTCGTGGTCAACATGAAGTTTTGTTTGTAAACCACAAATAGCGCAACATTCTTTTTGGTCAGCAACCATTTTTATATACTGTTCTTTAGTCAATCCATACATTCTTTCGACGTGGTTGAAAAAAACTTTTCGGGCGTTAGTATCATAATGTTCTTTTCTACAAAGTTTGCACCATTTTTGTAGTCTATCAGCCTCTACCGAACTTTTCGCAAAAAAAGATGAGGGTTTAATTTTGCCGCATTTACGACAAATTTTCTCAGATACTAGAATAAAATCTTTGGGAACCTGATTCTGTTCCAATACACATTTCTTACACGCCCACTTTAAACCGTCTAGACTTTTTTTAAACTTATAAAAGTCTTCTCTATTTTTTAAAAGACCACATCTAGTACACTTTTTCATTTGTTTCCTCGTCTTCTATAAAGTAAGACAGTGGAGTTTGTTTGCAGAAGTCGGGGTCTCTTAAAGCGCGTCTAACGAAAGAAACCACATTATCCGCAGCAACAGTAGACTTTAACCCATATACTCTAAGTAAGTTTTCTACGGTATCAGTGGGGATTATTCCCGCTCTAGACTTGCCAGTAATCTTTAAGTTTAAGTCATACGTAGCAGACTTATAGCCATTAAGAAAGCTACTGAATATTCTGCGACCTTGTTCGTCACACTCATGTTTGCCTATTTTAGCAAAGCTAGTTAACATTAACGGATTCCGTAATCTATACGAATCCGATTCTGGGTCCATGCATCCGTTGAGCCGCCCAATCGCATCTAGTAAAGCTTCTATTTTTTTCATTTCATGTCCTTAGTTTCCTACAGGATTAAGTTTCATTATAGTTTCTTACCTATCGCGGCACCAGCTACAGAACTAACTCCACCCAACGCTCCGCCTAATATACCCATCCAACTATCGTTTGCCTTTTGTATAGCTTGAGCAGAATCAGAAGCATTGCTTCCAGCGGTGTTTGCACTACTTGAAAATGCTGCCGGATTCAAAATCTGAGCGTTGCCGGAAAGCGCGGCAGCGGCGTTCTGGAAGTTAACATTGCCTTGTTGGTAGCCAGCAGTAGTAATATTGTTCTGATCGGTCGCGGCAGCTTCAGAATTACTAGTCAAGAGTTGCGCTTTAAGTTGCTGCGCTGCGCCGGAAGGCAGGAACATGTTTCCGCCACCTTCAGAAGCTAGTTGGTCGCCAAGAGCAAGTTGAGCGTTCTTATTGGCTTGAGCAAAACTGTCAGAAGAACCTGTTCGCAAAGCCGTGTCTTCCGCCGGGGTGTAACCATATTGTCCCTGTCCGGCTTGTAGAATAGGTTCAAACGCCGTGGACAGACTCTTGGTAATCGCCGACTGTGCCCCGAACTGTTGGGCATAGTCCTGCTGCATAGTAGTATAGAACGCGGCCTGACTTTTCTCCAAGTCTTTTTCTTCTTGGGTAGCTTTGTTAAGAGGTTTCGCCGACAGCCAAAGAATTTTGCTGGTCTTGAACTTGTTCATTTTGTCCTTCGATATTAGATATTCGGAGTCTGAAAAGTCGGTAGGGAACTTCTTCGAAACACTTGGAAGCATAAACTATGGTGTCCTCGTTCGTTCCAAGAAAGTAAATCTCTCCGGAACCTTCCCGATAGGCTTTGCTCACAGCTTCTTGGGTAATCTCACACATGGCAGAAGCAATCTCCATTTCAGAGGCTTCTGGATTTATTGCTAGTGCTTCTATAAATAGCGGTTTCTGAACAGGAGCATACAGAACTATTTTGTTCTTTTTAAACGCCGCGTAGTTCATGGTGGATGGATACAACGCGACTTTTGGATCGAATGCAGGATTCTCTTTAGACCACTCTATAAATTTTGGTGCGTCAGTTTCGCGGACAGGTCTAACGAATGTTAGTTTCATAAAGTTTAAAATCTCCTTAGCGGCTTTAACTACTTTTTCGCCCGCTATTTTTTAAAGAATAAGACTTGGATTATCAAAAACAAAACTGAAATCCCGGCGGAAACGACTGCCGCGATTACGGTGTATTTACCTTGTGAGTTGTTCTTAAAGTCTCGGAGGTCGGCTACCTCTTTCGCAAGCGCATTATGACGAGCTTCATATACATCTTTGTTTACGGTCGTTCGTTGGAACATCGCGAGTCTTTCGTTTTCGTGGTTTAAACCCTCAAGTCTTCGTGCGATTTCAGCAGTCTGTAAGATGACCGCCTTCTCACTTGCCGCCGCCTGTAGGGTTAGCGCCTTCTCCATATTGTTGAATCGTTCGTTGGTCAGTTTTTCGAGCGAAGTAATCTGCAACTCGAAAAATTCTTCACGGGAAGCTTGGGTTGATTTTGGCATTACTTCACCAAAATGACGCGAAGAGAATTATATATGTACTGGAAGTAAAACCCTATTACTACTCCTTCCAGAGATATTACTGCACAAACCCCGGCAAGCCACCTGCGGTCTAGTTTACGAGATATTTCTAATCCACTAACTTTTTGTAGTAAAGCATTTTGAATCTTGTCGTCTTTATCTTCGTGCTCTTTAATTGACTTTTCTATGTTTTGAATAGTACCCGGCTGTCCGTTTCCGAACAAACGATTATGCAAATCATCTACTTTTTGTTCTGTACGAGTAGCAACTTCATTTTGTTTTTGAAGTATGTTTAGTAGATTGTCGTCCATAAAACACCTTAAATCCTTATTTAGTGTTGGCTTGAAGGGCAAGATTTTGGGTAAGTGCGCGAATACCTAGGAAACCCCGAACAAACGTAGGGCTGGCCGGAAATAAGCGGTTTATATCAAAATCATACATATATTGTATGGGGACAATTCCTCTGTTGGGTGCAATATTTCCTATTGGAGAAAGCGTACTTAAACTGTTGTTTCCGGGGCTGTTGTGTTGCACTACCCCACTAACAGGTTGTCCAACACGTTCTCCAATACGTTCTCCGACAGATGCGCTAACTCTACTTGCTATAGTGGGCATTATTTAAGGTCCTTATTCCTCGTAATGCAGAGCACCAAATATACTTAAAGTTAAAAGTTCATTTTTTGCGTCTTCGGACGGATAAGATAGTTTCATTTGTAGGTGTCTGCAAATAACTGGATTTTGGCCCTGTTCTAAATAAAATCTTCTGGCGAGAACAGAAGTACTGGGAGAAAGCATTGGAGGGTCGTTTACGGAAATCGGAAGGTTTTCAAAATTTCCGGCGATTTCATCTATTCTAACTGAAACAGAAGGAACAGTTCCCACGGCTTTAGACTCAGTAGTTATACTTGCTACTCTAGCAAGTTGTCCGGGTTGAGCGAGTATGAAACTGCCGATTTCAAAAAAAGCACTGTAGGTTTCTGTGTCGTCAGTAAAAGTATTAATGTCGCGCATTAGTACTTCGCCGTCGTTTTGCCCTAGAAGAAGTTTATGTACTCCTAGAGATATTTCAATAGCATTCAAAGCAGTAAGTCCGCCAACTATGGCCGCTTTTGGACTCCACGCAGGACCGCCTTCGGGAGGTTGGTTCCAGTTACACCGATACCAACTTGCGGAACCATCACTAATATACACAGCTTTATCCTGTGTTCCCGCAATCAAACTGGCTACATAAGTATTCGCGGGGTCGTAGTTATCACTTAAAATATCCCCTATCGCGTAACCTAATTCATTCATCCCTGTTTCAGTAACGTTTAAAAACTGACGGTCTGAAGTATACATAAATATGTTACTGCCTTGCGTAGCAACCGCGTTATAATTTAACGCTCCTATTCCCTCTTGATATGGTAGAGAATAGAAAGTTGCAGTAGTAGTGCCGGGAATAAGATATAGGTTGTCAGTACTAATTACAAGAAGTCCCGTAGAAATTGCTATAAGTCTTTTGACTGGTTCTGGGAAAACGAATACGTTAGCTGGCGGGAAAGCCTCGTTGCCATTGCCTACTAGAGTGTCCGGTCCGCCAGAATAATACACATTGTTATCTACTACGCCCCATATTCTGTTTAAATGATAAGTCATTTCTATCATTCCGGCGGGTGGCGGATCGTTGCTGTCCGCTTGCGGAGCAAGAATAAGACCGTTTAAAGCTGAATCGGCAATAGAATCATTAAAAGTCCACGCGCTTGTGGAAGGATTGGGAATATCTGTTAGAAACTGAAAAGTCGCCCCACCCTGTGCAGTTCTATATATTTCAACGGTGTCTACTTGAGGGTCGGGACTTCTGGCCCCCTGAACGGCTATATAAGAGTTTGCGGCTTTTATAATAGATGTACTTACCGGAGATGCAGTACTTACGTGTCCGGAAACTGAGTTTTTATAACTGTATACATAGAAATATGGCGCGGTTCCGGCAGTTGATGCAGAAGGAAGTCCTTGATTTCTCCACAGTAAACCAACACCGTCTAACGTATATTGTCCTAGTATAGTTGCCCAAGTAGGATGTGTTGCTCCAGATAGGCCGGGAGACGATACTATTTCAGTAGCTCCGTTAGAGTCAGAAATTATTTGAACGGTAGTAACTAGATTGTTTGCTCCTATACTTACCCAAAGCTGAGTAGCAGATTGGTTAGTCCAAATCACGGCTCCATCATCAGTAATAAAACCAATTCCCGCCTGCCAGTCTGGGGTCGAACCTCCCGAAATACCGGGAGTTGTACAGATAAAGAAATCATCGTAGTACACAGTATAAGAGTCTTGAAAAGGGTTTCCATCTTCGTCATAGTTTGTAAAATCAACCTCGACAGAATAAGTAGTTCGAACAACATCCCCGGTAGAATAAGTGTGTCCCGCTTGCCAATCAGCAGTTCCTTGGTTAGTCCAAACTGCCGTGTTGTCAGTTGTGGTTCCGCCAACCGTTACGTTCCATGTTGGATGTACGGCCCCCACTTGTCCGCCAGTAGTGAGTAACTGTAGATTGTTATTAGTATCAACAATGAGTAGCGATGGCGAGTAATAGGTACTTGCTACCCAAACAGGATAAAGTGGCGCGGCTGTGTTGTTTGCGACCGACGGAGCGACAAGTGGTGTGGCGATTCCCCAGTTTCTAGTGCTTCCTGAACCCATCCAAGCGAGTTGGTCTACTCCATTACCCATGTACAAAGTATCGCCAACGCCTTGAAAATACGTCTGCCCGGCTCCGAAAGATTTAGTATAAATACTTGTCTTAGCTGTAGGAGTTATATAGTACGTTTCCACACCCGTGTCAGCCATTACTTTCACTCCGTTCGTAATACTATGAAAGGAGTAAAAAGCCATGATGGGAGTAGACAGGGTTTGGTTTGTATAGTGAATTAGCCCCGGTCGGCGAATAAGCGTACCGTAGTTGGTTAGTTCTATGTTTTCGCCGTCAATAAGCATATCAGGACGTCCGCCGAGATATTTAGTCTCGTAGCGAGTATCTGGTCCGTTAAACGGACTGCGCTGAGTGAACAGTCCGCTAAAGAACTTCTGACAACTCAAAGGCACGAATCGTACCGTAGATTCTGGCTGGCTGCCTTCAAGAGCTAATAGAGATGGGTCGGGCATTAGAATGATGCCGCCTTCCACGTAATTATATCGCCACTAACCGTCGTTCCCGAAATAGTGCAAGTCGTTGTATTGCTTCCCGTCTGATTTATCACGTCGGCTGGTGTCGTCAGGTCGTGCGCGTCACACGTCCACCCGTTCGCCGCAGTCGTGCCCGGTGTAATCGTAACCGTGCAGGTTCCGGTCGTGCCGAGAATCAGGAGCAAGGAAAGGGCCGCGACTCGTAGGGTGTCCATCAGTTGATCGTGTAGATCACGTGCACAACGAAAAACTTAGCGGTGCCGCCGGCCGTGCCGCTCACCAGCTCCAGGTAGTCGCCAGCGGATAGGCTGGTGTTTTGCAGTGTGTTGGTGCAGGTGGTGGCGCCGTCGATCCCGGTGGTGCCGCCCGTATTCGTGCAGGCGATCCCGCCCGAGGCAGCCGTGGCCAGAGCCGCGGAAACTACATTAGCGATCGTCCCGGCGTGGTTTCGGCCCACGATCACGTTTGGCGTGCCGGCGTCGGCGTTCACGTCCATCTCCACGATCGTGGCGGCGGCGGGAATGTAGCAGATGCGCGACTGTGGTCCGAGCTGCGCGTTGGCGAGCGCGCTGGCGCTGGTGTCGCCCACCGGAATGTCGCAGGTTTGCCGCGTGTTCACCACGGCCATATCCGCGCTGGTGACGGCGCTTACAGTCGCCGCCGATATGTGGCTGGCCGCAGCAGCAAGATGCAAAAGCCCGGCGCTGGCGTTTTCACCTGCAGGAGCACTCCATCCGAATCCCGTTGTGATGGTGACTGGAGCAAAGAATGAAAAGCCGTTGGCGAGCAGCGACGGCGCTGAGCCGTTGCCCAGCTGAAGCACACCGGCGCCGCTGCCCGTTGCTGTCAACGACGTGGCCACAAGGGGCTCAGTGCAGGTGATCGTGGTCGCGGTGGTAACGCTATCGTCGCAGGCGGAGTTGGCGCTGATCGTGGTGGCGCTGCCAGCCTTTGGAATAAAGCCCGTGGTAAGTCCCGAGATGTTGTGCGTGATCTGCTGCGGGCCTGCCCACATTTCCCCTACCGCTGCTGTACTTGGATAAGAACGCAGCGTTGCCGCCAAGTTCACGACTTCGTTGTCCGTGGCAAGAGGGTCGTTATAAGGAATATGAAGGAACATCATGCTGCTTTGGTCTACGATCCGCCCGCGAATATTGTCAACTAGCTCGTACCACAGCGCCGTAGGCGTGCTGCTTGTCGTCGTGGCAATCTTTCTCACTGCTAAGACCCACTCGTAATTACTGTCCCCTTGACCGGTGGCGACGATGTTAAGATTAGGCACGGCGGCATAAGTAACTGTATCGCCACCCCAACTCAAATCATTTATCGCTATCGCATCGGGACTAGTCCCTCTGTTCCCAAGGGCGTGCGGGTTTATGTTAATAGCCCGCTCGGCCACTACTATGTAGTCTCCGACGTGAACACTAGTTAAAGCGACACTAGAAAAATTCCATTGCAGAGGCGTGCCGCCAGCACTCGTGCAGGACACGCCGTTCATCCCGCCCTGGTGGTCCGCATAAAGGGCAGGTGTTGCCCCGACGTTGGTGCAATTTGTTTCTAGGGTAGCTACAGACGTGTTAAAGAGGTTTGGATACCGAACGAATATGGGAGTTGATTCCCCGGCGTCGGGCGGCACGCCGTACAGATGCCCTCTGAACATCCCGTATTGAGACTGCGTGAGCGGATTCTTTTGGTTAAGCGTATCTGGATAGCCGACTTGGCCGGGACCGAATACGTCAATTCCACTTCCAATACGCAGACCACCAGCGAACGCAACGGCGCTAGGGTCTATCACAGCCGTGTTCCCGACCCCGGCGTTATCGGCCAGCCTTATCTGATCCACCGTCGCCATCAATATACTGCCACCATGCGAATCGTATGCAAATGCCGGTGCGGTCACCGCAAAGTCTCCTTCTACGATATAGCCTTGGAACACCATCCCGTCTCCGTTGCCGCCATCGTTCCACCAACGCCATCCGCCATAGTGCCCCTCGCCTCCGACGACGGAGATGTATCCCTGCGTAAAATCCCCCATCGCGCCGAAATCATCAATATCTCCTCCGAAGTTGCGGTCTACGATTGCGGCTCCGCGTTCGCTTGTGGCGTTCGGTAATCCGGTCTGTAGGTAGGTAAACGATGTGCTCGTTGGCGTTCCGGTGATGACAAACGTACCGTCGAAAGTCGGATCATCGGCGTCTTCGATCAATACTCTATCCGGGAACGGATAGGTGGTCGCACCGGAAGTGGATGAGAATGCGTGCGGAGCGGTCGTCGTAACCGTGACAATACCAGACGCTCTCGATAATCCCATATTGGTCGTGGATACTATTGTCGCCGGGATGTTGTATGCCTGCCAGCCACACTCGAAGAAGTGAATCCAGAACGAATTTGCTCCCACAGCGAACGCGGAGCCATGTGCAAGCGTTCCATTCGCCTGTACGTTCCTGAATGTCTCGGTAACGGAACCGCAAGAATTGGCTCGGGTATAGTCGGAGCAGATACCGACAAGAACTTGGCCACCTGTAACGATGTCCTGAAACTCCTGCGGCTCCGACATACTGCTCGTCTGGATGCTCACTCCGTCGGCCGTGGTGCCAACCATCGAGCAGGCTGGTTCCAGTCCTTGATTGTGACTTCCGCAGCCTACGCCACTAAAGCCAAAGGTCTGCCCCGTAGAGTTCATCCATCCGGCAGGAGGATTGGTGGAATTAAAGGCTGGGTCACCACTCGTCATCATTCGCAAACCATAAGCAGTGCTGCTAGCCCACGCGTGGGTGCCCTCAGCGAAATAAACATGACCATAGCCGGTCGTGCGCGTTGTGCAATTACCGAGGTACAGCGAGCACGCCGCGGCCTCCATTGCAAACTTAGCAGTCGCCCAACTCTTGCCGTCATTTGCGTCATTTCCAAAAGGAGAGGCGTATTGCACCGACCATGCGTCATCGGTGTGGTGGCTCACTAGTATCCACTTCGTCCCGTTGTACTGGAACGTGAACGTCGAAATCTGGAGCGGACTAATAATTAGGAGCGGCTGCTGGTTGAACGAGGTAGGCCACACAAACACGCGGTTCCTGCCACCCGTCGAGTCCTCTTTGATTTGGAATGTTACCTGCCACCCCGCCACAGGAGAGCCACTTGTCGTCGAAGAACTTACATCCCCCGCTACCGTCATAGACAGAACGTCATTTCCCGTTAACGGGTACACCGGCGTAGCCGAATAACTCACCGTCGAAAAAGTAGGGACACCGCCCGCTCCGGCACTCGAATTCACCTTGATCTGGCCTGGTGTTCCAGTGTCGATTGTCGTGTTCGTTCCTGCAACCAACTGACGAGAATTAGGAAGATTGGTTTCACTACCAGTAGTTATAAAAGTCGGAGTCGCTAACGCCATAGGTTCCCATGTATTCGCAGGACCGCAGCTAAACATAAGATATGGAGAATCGGTTTGGGCAAACACGTCTGTAGGATCGCAAGTCGCGGGGCGATTCGCTAGAGTGTTCTCCATAATTCGCCCAGTCTTAGAAGTCTGAGCAAGGATTGGAGAGGACAAACCAAACACTAGTAAAGTGTATAATAGAAGTTTTTTCATTATATTCCTATATTGAGTATTGTAAACTCATAAGTCTTGGTTGCAACAGGAAGGTCTTCGAAAGTCGCGGTATACCCAGTCGTAGTACTAACTACTTTTAAATCAGACCAACTACCAGTACCAGAAGTCTTCTGTCCAGTGATTAGCGGAGCGTTTGTAAAAGGACCGTCCACAAACGTCAATGCAAAAGTTGGTGAAACCGACGGGGTTGTTCCACAAGTAATAGTAAGTCTATGGCCGCCATCAAATCCAGTAACCGCTTTAGTAACTCCGGCTCCCCAACCAACTAAAGTAAACTGACTTGCATTAGTCGCTAGAGGAGTTCCAGATACTACGAGTCTTCCGCTAACGCCTCCACTGGAAGATAAGAAAAGATCGGGTCGGCTATCTACGAGGGATCGTATTCCAGTACCGTCAGTTGTTGCTGTAGCTATTTGATATACGTCCGAAGGAAACCCAGTAGTATTGACTGAAATAAACCCAGATAATATATTAAAGTATACATAGTTTACAGAATTCGCGGTAAGATTAACTACGGTAGTTGGAACTAAAACTAGTGTGGAAGAATTAATATAAACACTTCCGCCGCTTACAGTAATAGTGAATCCATTACCGACTATCGCCGGACTGAGTACGTTCTGGGGATTTAGTTGCATTAATTCAAACCTCTGTATATCGCAGCAATTTCGTTAAGTAGTTTCGCCCGCAAAACCAAGTTTTTCACGTTTTCGGTAAGTTCTTCGTTGGTGATTAAAGCAAAATCTTTGTCAAGGTTCATACTAAGTTTGACCGCATCCGGCGAATAATATAATGCTTTTACATCTAAAGCGTCTACTATAAATTGTGCTTGTGCGCTGCCTTGCGCGGCGAACTGACGTACTCTAATATTGGCTTCCTGTCGTACTGCTAACGGAGCCATAGGATTAGTAATAACCGAACACCACTTTTCGCACTCGTCTACAGGAACAAAAGGTTCGTCCGGTTTGCGGACAACCACACTGTGAAACTCGCCGAGAGCCGAAACCAATCCTTCAATAGTTTGGCTACAGTAATGGGTTCCTTCGTGGTCAATTCGCCACATGTGTTCTCTGTGATATGGAAACGTTTCGCGCCCACCTATTAATATTTTATCCAAGATATTCCAGCCTTATTCTTAGAGCATACTGTGGACTTCCGGTGCTACCGGAAACAGTTGTTAAATAATTTATATTTTGAGAACTGCTAGAATACACTAATGCGCTTCCGCTGAGTACGCTTGTAATATCTACCGCACTTAAACTAACAGCGGCAGTAGTATATGTTTTAGAAGACGCATCATCCCAAACAAGAGTGAGCGTAAGTGTTCCGCCAGTTCCAGCAGTAGTTGTATAAGCGTAGTAGGAAATTCTATATAAACCAGACCCGGATGAAGGAGTAGCATACAAAAGAGTACTTCCTATAGTAGCTGTTTGACCAGTTAGATTAACGGGAGTGAATGTTGCCGGTGGACACGGTATATTTAAACCGTTCCACGTAAGAGTTTCTGGAGTGTTTAAACCTGTTTTAGCTAAAGTAAGGTTTGCTCCGTTTGCGGCATTTCTCCACAACACCCCGTCCGCGCTGGCGAGTCGTAAGAACCCAACAGTAGCCGGGTTAGCAGTCGCCGAAAGAACAGCCAAAAATGTTTGTGGAACCGGCCAGCTATTAGTACTTCCTAAAGCCGTAGCTCCTAGTTGAAGTGTTCCAATGTCTCCAGTTCCAGTTATTCCAGAACCAAAGGTTTGAAGACCTGAGAAGCTTTGAGCTAAATTAAGTTCGGCGACTGTTCCAGTGTTGTCTGGAAAAGTAACTGTTCTGTCAGCAGTAGCCGTGGAAACAAAAGTGGTTTTATGAGTGAGGCTGCTTTTAATACTTAAGTTACTGTCTACTATTAAATCGAACCCGGTTATCTCTTGGGTTGCAGTAGGATTCAATAGAACGGGTGCGACAAACGCAACATTCTCAGTTGTGGGGACCGCGTTGTTTATATTTATTGGACTGGAACCCGTTAAAGAAAGTTCTTGAGGACCGTACACTAGTCCGCCGCCGGGAGCTATTACGCTGGTTATGTATACAGTTCCATCAGGGCTTAACTCGTCGTTTGCCCATATAATCACCCCTGCTGGAATCTGTCCGTAAGAATTAAGTTGTATTGTTTTAATTCTAGATGCAATTTGCGAAGTTCCGGTTACTACTGCATCGGAAGAAAGTTGTAGATTAAGTATAGCGTTTGCCGCTGGAGTCGCGTCGGGATAGCTCCAAGTTCCAGTGATCGTTTTAGTCATTTAAACTGCCGCCACTTTAAGTTTGTTTGCTTTTAAATATTCTATAATCTTTTCTAATCGTATAATACTTTCATCGCATTGACCAATTGTAAGATTGCAAGGATGACACAAGATTCCACGCACTTCGTCAGTTATGTGGTCGTGGTCAACATGCCAACCAGTGATGCCGGGGTATTTGGCTCGGCTTTCAGTAGAGCCGCAAACCTTACACTTCTCCCCTTGTTCCTTGAACATGCGAAGTTTATCTTCTAAAGTTATGCCATATTTTTTCTTTAGATCATAGTTTCTATATTTGTCGGGGTCCCATTTTCGACCTTCGCGTTGTCGTAGTTTGTGAGGTTCTGGATTATTTTTGTACTCGTCGTGCATAGCAGCCAAAATCTCAGTTTTATTCTCTTGATACCAATTTTTCTTATCTAACGTATTCTTTTCTTTATTATCTATTCGCCACTGTTTGCTTGCTTCTTTACCACATGTTTTACACGTTCCGTTAAGACCATCATAGTTTCTTTGGTCTCTCCAGAAGTTAGAAGTTTCTTGTTCCTTTTCACATCTAGAACATTTTTTTAAGTTCATAAATTCTACCATCCCGAAAAATAGGGCCAAGCGGGGCCAGCGGGTAGCCCGTTACGCCATGTACTATCGCCCATAATACTTTGACTTGGATAGAATACGTTGTCTTCAGTCTCTCTGTCTGCCGAACGTAAAGCAGTATATATATTTTCCTCCCACATCGCGTATGCGTCTTTAAACTGTGGCGAACCAGAGTGTCCATAACACATCGCCAAAAATCCTTGACGAAACAAGTATAAATATTCGTCCGGAAGAGGGGTTAAGAGGTTTTGTAGACTTGTAAGAATGGGTGGTTTCTTTTGATAGACTGGACAAATACTCCATACGATTCCAGAAGTCGCGGGCATAGGAGCTAATCGAATCGCAGCGCCGTTAGGGTCGGCTACGGTCCAAGTAACCGTGTTGTCCACTACTGTTGTACCAGCAGCCGCGCTAGCCGCAGCAGCGGGTTGCGAACCGCCACTTGTACCGTTTGTAGTAACGAAAAGTATGTTGCCGTTAACATCTATAAATTGTTGTATAGGAGAAGTAGGGGTTTGTACTTGGTTAAATCCGTTCGGATACAAAGTATTCGCTTGCCACGTTCCCATTATAGCTATGCTGTTAGGAACCCACGATAAATTAAAAGGCGTACCTTGAAAATAGGTTCTAGCTAAGTCAGATACAGCTTCCATGGCAAACACTGGATTAGTATTGCCCGGAGTTGCTGTAGCTGGATTATTTATATCTATGCGCCATCCTTGTTCAATCCAAGCTAAGTTAGTGACATTCGTAACATAGTCTTGCTGCAATGCGACCGTTAGGAATGGCGCAAGATTTGCTCGATTCCACTTCCAATTAAAGTTCTGGGCAATTATTTTTTGAAGAACATCATTGGCAATAGTCAAGGCGGGCTGCTGGGTGTATCCTCCGGCTCCGAGAATAGGAGTGATAGTTGGATAGGCGCGCATTTGGTTGACAATATCTTGAAGAGCAAAGGTGGACGCCATTTTATGCTCCCACTCCAATTTCACTATGTTTTATTAAAAACTCGGTAGCCGCTTGAAGTCTTGTAATATCATCTGGGGTTTTTTCGATACCGCATTTAGTACATGTTTTAGCCATTGAAGAAGCCTCTCCCAGCCTGAGCAGAACTAGAAGTACCTGTAGCGTTCTGCGCTTCTCTTTGAGTATTCAACCTGTCGCCTAAGAAGATGTTAACTTGCGAATCGGTAAGTCCGGCATTCGCGGCTATAACCTGACGTACAAACATCTGCATACTTAGTGCGAATCTCGCGTCGTTTCTATATTCGTAGGTCTTAGCTAAGAAACCTTGATTATAAAGATAGGATAGGTAGTCCGGGATCGGCGACCACGTATCTGTAGTTGCTTGGAACAGACTCGAACTTCTTTGAAACGTAATCGTTATCTTATAAGCTTTGTCTGGAGGCGGGGATATTCTAAAAGTTATGTTGCCCTCAGTATCATCTAATCTAGTTGCGATTCGAACGGGCTGATTATTTACCGTTTCTTCGGACAGGTCTAGCCAAACTTCTAGTTGTTGTGTTTGACCATTTACTAAAATAGTAGCTTGTTCCAGCCAGCCTAAGTTAGCTTGCTGTAGTGTATAATCTTGTTGACCTATAGTAGTGGTTATATAGTTTACTTGTCTGTTCCATCTCCAAGAAAAAGGAGGCGCTAAAATAAAGTTACGAACCCAGTCGGCTATGGAAAAAGCAGGTTCGTTTGCATTGCCGCCAATGCCGACCAGCGGAACTTGGCCGACACAGGCGGAAGCATAGTTTATAGTTCTTGCTAAAGTATTATTAGAAGATGGCATCTAACCTGCTTGTCCGTTTTGCGGACGAGTTTACCGTGCGGCCATGACTTCGGCTGGACGCATGAACATACGAATACCAGCAGAAGACATTTTGTTTCCTGATTTCTTACGCATCCATTCTAGGTAATCTGGGTCGTTTTGGCGGAACACGCGAATACAGTTTGTACAGATTCCAATAACCTCGCCGGTATCCAAACGATGCTGAACAATAGCTGTCATAGGTCCGGAAACGTCGCTTAGAGCGTTACTACCCTGCATGTGAGGGCACGTAGCTTTGCTAGCTTCTAGGTCTTCCTCTAGACGCTTGCGCTGCTCCCGCATACTCTTACGCATTGTTTCTTCGTTCTCTAGTTGCTGCGGACTGACATACGGTTTCTTAGATTCGATAAGAGCGTCTGCAATCATCTTGGCAAGACTCTGCATCTTATCGTCGGATTGGTCTTTAATTTGTCCAACTATTTTTTCAAGGTCGCCAATAGTCATTTCCACTTTGGCGGACTTGTCAGACTTTGTTTTTACTTCTTCTTCGTTTCCTAGTAGTTCTTTTGTCATATATTCTCCTGATATGGTTTAATCCGAAACCACTAACGGATGATTTAAAACTTTTTAAAACTTGGATGCTTCTCTGTTTCTCCAACGATACAAGTCTCTATTAAAAGGAATGCTTGCTGGCCCAACCGCTTCACCAAACTCTTGTCTGCATTGTTCTTCTGTGATTACACTGGCCTTGATTAGTCTTAGAAGAACTGTTCGGTATCCTCTACGTTCTTCTTTAATTGGTATGTCGCGCTTATCAAACTCAATAATAGAGTACTCACTGAGCATTCCTGTAGGCATATAGCAGAGATATTCGAAATCCCTTTCGCCCTTGGGTGCTCTGCCAAGCAGTTTAAATATACTTAGGTCTCCAAGAATGTTTCCTTCGGTAATGTAAATCTTAGTTCCGTTAGGCCCGACCATGTTATATAGTTTTTGTAGAAACTTACTGTGGTGAAGTTCTTTGCCTACTCGCGGGCGAGAGTCCATGAAATCGAGTTGGTCACGACCCCATCGTTGTGCCCTAGTAGCTTCAGAACTATAATTAAGTTCTTCTAATCTATTAACATGTTCTCTTGTGGATAGTCTCGGTGCCGCCAAACATTCTTCGCACTGGATGTTTTTACCGCTAATTGTGGATGTGTCGTTACGAAAACGATTAAGCAGGAGTATTCTACGACAGCTAAAACACTCCTGCGTATCGTGATCGTAAGGTGTTGCTTCTACTGGGATTGGTTCAGAATACATGATTCCTCACTGTATCTATTTTTTACAGTTCGTTATAGTTCGCTGATTGAGAACTCTTTGACTGCTACGACTCCGCCAACAGCGTTGCCCCAAGTAGCTGAAGCACAGAAGTTCAATCCAGTTAAAGCGATTGTACTTCCGGCGCTCGCCAAAGTCTTCCAAGTGCTATAAACTGTTCCAGATGTTCCGGGTAGACTAAACCAGTACTGACCTGTTACAGCTTGGGAAGTGCTATCCCACATCAACTGTGCTTCCATAATGAAATGTTTAGCAGTTGTAGTTGTAGCTTGAGCAACCGTAGCCGTAGTACCAATAGCAGTACCGGATTTAGTTGTACCCAAGTATAGAATAACAGCTAGAGTGTTTCCAGCATCAGACGCGGGCGTTGCCAAACCTGTTATGCGAACCAAGAAAGGGCGACTTTCAAAAGCCGTGGCTGTATGAGAAGGGCGACTAGCTCCCGTCGGTAGTCCATAGTAACGGCCAGTGCTTCCAATCAAAGCTGCGTTAACGCTCGGATTTTGAGGACTAGCTGAACCTGCTATAGCGGTTCCTAGAGGAATACTTAAAACAGCTACCGCTGTGGTAGTACCAGTAGTCTTCTGAAATTCTGTTTCTGTTGTAGCCGCTAGAGTTTGTGATGGAATCTGGTTATCTCCGGTTCCACCGCTCAAACTAGTAAATGTATTTGCATTTGCCATGATTTTTTATTCCTTTTTGTTTCGTATTAAAACGTGGTAAGCTTTTCCCCGTTAAGCGGGAGGATTTCTTAAAACTTTAAAAAATTTTTTAACTAATCGAATCTGCGGTGTTTGAAGTTTCTTCTTTAGGTTTAAAAATAGGTTCTGCGTGAAACTCGCCGTTCTCAACGCATACTGCAATAACTCCTCCGGGTTTTACTAAACACGAAACATTATCTCCATTTATAGCCGTTCCTATTTCGTGTATGACACTGGAATGAACTACTAGTAAAATTGGAGAACCTTTGGCGTTACCTATTTCCATTGCTTCCTGAAGTGCTGGGCGAACACGATTTCTAAACTCATTAAGACTTTCGCCATCTGGAATACTCTCGTCCGGGTGTTTAATATAGTAGTCTAGTTCTTCACGAGTTTGAGCGTCCTTGGGTTTACCTGTAAACATGCCAACATCTAGAGGATGTAAGGCGTCTGTTAGAACCGGAGTGTGGTCTTGTTCTGAGCATATTATTCTTGCGGTATGCGCGGAACGTTCTTTGTCTGAAGCTATAACTCCGGACATTTCTATTGGTTTAAACAGGAAGGCGAGTTTGTGTGCGTCTCGTATGCCGTCTTTATCAAGAGGAACGTTTATCTTTCCGCGAAAGCAATTTTGCTGATTTAAAGTAGTCGTACCGTGCCGCGCGGCGTACAAGACAATAGTTTTCATTATTCCTCTAACTTAAAACTGTCTTGAAGAAGACTTTCGGTAGTTACACTTGCTCGCAGTCCGCCTTCCGGACTAGGTGCGGGAACAAACTTTTCGGGAGAAGGTTCGAGTTTTTCGTCTTTACCCTGTGCGCGATTATTCTTAATTGTCCAAACAAGATCAACTATGTCTGGATGGTTTGCTTGTTTGTAGCCACCGTCTATAAGTAACTCAGCCGCGCGAATACGAACCGCAGTCATGGCGGATTCATTTCTAGCTAAGTCTAAAAGATTTTGCGGCGGTAAATGGTCAATCTGAGGTGTGCTCATTTTCTATCCTTTAAATAGCTAGCCGACGATATAGTATTCAATACTACCTGCTGAAGCAGAAGATGTAACAGTTAAAGCTGAAATACCTTTTACCGCATCCGGTTCTACGAAAAATATAAAACCTAGTGGCTGAAGAACTAATATGGTTGCTGTAGAGCCGCCGTTAGGAGTCCAAGTTACGGTTATGGTTTGAGTGCTGGTGGAGATATTTTTTATGTATACAAATTGCGCGGGCGATGCCAACAGTCCCAAAGAGACTGGAGAAGTCCCTACCACCAGAGCATTCGCAAACTCAGTCACGGTTCCTGTGTACTGACCGTTTACGGCTTTGGGAACTTGTGGTGTACCGGGAGCAACGGTAGAGTCGTTACCTAAGATTTGACCTTGAAATGTTCCTGTTACAGACATGAGACTCCTTAATTACTTTAGTTACTTTTATTAATTACGCGAATTATGTATACTAGAGTTCCGGGTACTATGATGTTGACATTTCCAACAGCAGCCGTGATAACGTTTCCAGTGGTAAGTACTATCGCGTTACCACCTATGGATACGCTATGAACACCAGAAGTGATTAAGTTTCCGTTTACGGATACGTTTGCATTCCCGACGATTAACACTGTTCCGGATGCGGAAGTTAATAGGTTTCCGCTTACGGACACATTTGCATTGCCGGATATGGTTATGTTTCCGGCCTGCAACGCAAGAGAACTACCAGTAGTACTCACGTTCGCTGAACCGGAGATAGACGGCGTTCCTATGCTAAAAGACATAGAACTTCCGGTAACATTAACGGTTATATTTCCGCCAGTGCTTACAGTTACGGTTCCGGCAGAACAAGTTATAACGTTCCCGTTTACAGATATAGTGGCGCTACCTGTAATAGTAACAGTTCCTATAGCACCTGTAATTAGGTTTCCACTTAAAACTGCGGTTGCATTACCAGAAACAACTACAGTTCCGGCAGAACTAGTTATCACTACACCGGAAGGACTCACTGAGGAGTTTCCGGTTATAGACAGTGTTCCAATGCTTGCGGTAACGCTGTTTCCGCTTACTGATATGCTTACATTACTGGAAGCTGTAACGTTTCCAACAGAAAGCGTTAACGCGGAGCCGGAAGGAGATACATTCGCCGAACCTGTTTCAGTAGTGGTTCCAACCGAACCTGTTATAACACTTCCAGTTGGTGAAACATTCGCGGTTCCTGTTTTAGTAGGAGTGCCTATGGAAAAAGTAAGACTGTTGCCAATTGGAGTTACATTAGCTGTTCCGGTATTTGTAGTAGTGCCGATTGAAAAGGTAAGGCTGTTACCGCTTGACGTTACGTTCGCCGTTCCAGTTTTTGTTGGTGTACCGATTGAAAAAGTAAGGCTGCTTCCAGAAGGAGATACGTTTGCAGTTCCGGTTTCAGTAACAGTGCCAATAGAACCAGTCATACTAGAACCCGTTACAGAAACGGTTATATTAGTTCCGCCATTGGAACTAAGTGTATAAAACGTGGATGGACTGGACTGGTTGTTGTATGTGGTAGTAATCCAGTCGGCGGAACGGACGACGTTTGAAATTCGCACTTCATCCATGCTGCCGTTGTAATAAAGGCTGGAAGACGTGCCGTCAAAAGAACCGAGATAAAGGTTTGAGGCAGTGTATGCTGCTGTTCTGGCCCCGGCTGTGCCGCCGCCCGAAGTTGCATCCGCATAAATAGTTGCTGTTGTACCGTCCCACGTTCCTACGACGTAGTGCCAGTTCCCATCCCAGACGTTTCCCCCGTTAGGAGATTTCGTTAGAGAACTTCCATCCGATACGTAGAAATATATGGAAGTGGAAGAGAAACTAGTGTACATCGCATAGCTGGCGATACCACCGACGGCATACAACTTGCTTAAAATGTAAGAACCGGGAGAGGAACTGTTTACCCACAGCTCAACCGTAATATTCGTTGGTTGGAGAGATGCTGCGTCAGGTGCTCGCAAATCGCTGCTGCTGGTCGCCATGCCACCGTCAAGTTTTCCGGCGACAGCGGACGGTGATCCGTCCTGTCCTGAAAGGTTGTTTGCGTTACTAGTCGAATCCTTACCAGACAGTGTTGTTCCATCAGAAAGATGGGCAACGAACTTAAAACCGCTGTTCCAAGCCGAGCCGACCGAACCGCCTTGGAATGTGGTAACTGCCGCATTTCCGGCACCCAAATAAATTAACGTGTCTGCCGTGTGAGACAGAGTTGCTATAAGTATGTGGGCTTCAATTTTACCCGTCGTTGCATCATAGAATGCAACTTCGTAACTAAGTATGGTTGTTAAAGCAGAATCAGATGTAAAGATTAAATCTGTAGGAACAACCAGACCATTAACTGTGGCGGTATTGACAACGTTACCGCCATTCGCAACAGTAGCTAACGCCGCGTAAGTCCCGTAGAATGTCAGCGGGTAATTCGTTTGGTCGGTGTTCGGGACCTTGGTGTGGTCTATGGTTATTTTTTGCGAGTAAGCGTAGGCCACTCTAAACCTTTATGCTAATTGTATAATCGCGTTGCTTGCCGTTTGCGCCGGAAAGGTAATTGTAAACGTTCCAGCGGTAGAGGTTTTATCAGCGCCGAAGTCAAGGACTACAACCGCTGGTTGTCCGCCAAGGGAAGCATTATAAATAAGTGCTCCGCGAGCGGTGATAGTAGCTGAAGTCCAAGCGATAGTAGCGAATAAGCAACACGCCGTGTCAGTGGATAGCACTGGTGTGGTACTTACCAGCGCCATCGCGTTTCCGACAAGGTTGCCTTGTGGTCCGATTCCGCCGGTAACGTATGTGCCGGACGAACCGACTTCGTTAGAAGACGTATACGCTGTAGTAGATTTTGAAAGAGTCGCCGAAGACGTATACATAGCTATCGCAAACACATCTTGCGTGGCGTATATAGTACCCATGGCACCGGAGTTAGCTCCGTTAGGGTTCGTCACAGTAAGCGTGGTACTGGTGGATGCGACACAAAGAAACGTTCCGTTGTTTGCTGCCGTGGCGAATCCAGTAAACGTAATAGTCATGCCGACATATCCGTTAGTCGCGGCGTTTGTCATGGTTCCAGTGTACACAGTAGTAGCGGTGCCACCTGGACCCAACGTACCGGATGCCGCAGCTACGGACGAGACTGTGTTGGTTCCGGTCAACACAGAAAAGTTGTGAGACGCGGTTAGTAGTTGTGTTTTAAAAGAATTCGCAATGGCTTGAGTGATACTCATTAAAGTTTACCGTCCTTGATACCCATGATAATACCTTCGTCTACTTCTATATTCACGTCGCGGCGAACTACGTCGCCCGCAGAATCTCTATAAACTGTTGTTATGCTTCTTCCGCACGGAATCTTGTCCACGATAATTTCTTTTGTTTCAGTGCCTACCAAGGCGTACATTTCGTCAGACATTTTTATTCTCTGTCCGTTTTGCGGACTAAACTGCTGCCGTCGCCGCTGAGCCAATCCTGCGAAGTTCTTGTTCTTCCAACCAACTTACTAATAACTTAAATTCTTTTAAATATCCGTCTCGTTTTAGAGAGTTTGCTCTAAACGACATAACAGCCACGTTGCCTTTTACGTATCCCAGTTCTGGTAGAATTCTATCTATATTGGCGATTTTCAAGTAGTATAAGTCTTCGATCTTGTCCTTGATTCATGGCAGTAAGTTGAACAATTGCTTCACGAACAAGGCTAAGATCTTTTTCCTGTTGAACTAATTGATCATCACGCTTTAAATTAATTACAAGTTGCGCTGCTTTAAATTCTTCTTGAATTTTCATTCGCCAATTCATATCTCTCCAAGCAAGTAATCCAAATACCAAAAGTCCTATAAGCTCAAGAAGATTACCAAGAGTAACAGTACCGTCAAAGTGTGGTAGCATTTTCTCTCTCTCTCCAGCTTTAATTGTATTACTAGGGGGAATCTTTCGATTCCCCCTGTTGTGTGAACTACTGTACGGTGACGGTTAAGTTTGTCGGTGCCGTGTGTTGTGGCAACGGTGCAGGTGGCGTCGGGGGATCTGGTGTCGGATCTGATGGAATTGCAGCGGACACATTAGTTGACATGTTACTTTCGCTCCCTGTTGCACTGGCTGCGGTACTAACAGCGTAAATATATGTTGTTCCAGCAACAACAGCATGATCAATGTATGAGGGTGTAGCAACAGTGGCAATCTTTACGCCGTTACGATAGATGTTGTAGCCAGCATCAGCATCTGGACTTACTGACCAATTTAACGTGGCGCTATGCGTCGGAGTTGGCGTAGGAGTAGGAGTTGGAGTGGGTGTCGGCGTAGGAGCGGGAACACCGGCAACCGTGACGGTCAGCGTAGCTGTAGTGTTATCTGATCCGGTCAAGGTGAAAACTGTCGTTTGTTTAACGGAAAGTTGTCCGGTAGTCTTTACGAGCGGCTCCAAGCCTCCTTGCAAGCCTTGGTCGCTGGTCAGACTTAAACTAACAACACCTGAGACATCCCATGACAGCGCAACGGTTCCTCCGCCTGCTGGAAGGGATATTGGATTTGCGGTAAATAAGTTTACGACCATTGGTCCTCCTACTGGTTTTGGTGGAATAGGTACTGGAATCGGAATCGGACTTGGCGTTGGTACAGGCTGTCCAGGTATTGGAGCCCAACCACCACTTAGAGCGGTTCCTGCTAGCAACACAAACGTGAGAAGTTTTGGAGCGGTATGCGGAACGTTAGCTGCTCCGGTGAAAGCCTTGCGTACAAGTCCAGTAGCAGGTACGATAAGAGTAGCAGCAGCAGAGCTCCATACACCAGTTTGTATTGCCGGTCCATAGAAGTTCTGAGCATCTCTAAGTTCGTACTTGTCACCATCATGTAGATCGGTAATTCCGCTAAAGTCCACTGGAACCGTTGGTAAGGAGTCTGGGTTTAATATTGTAATGTGAATACGCCCTAGCATTCTTGTACTTGGATTTATCCTGACAACTAGTTGTGGCTTGGCATTGAATGTGGAGTTCGCATCTACTCCGGTTGCTGCACGCCAAGGAACTATGTCGGTATATCCCTGATTGGTATCGGTGGCTGGTGCCCCGTTGTTGTCTATATGGCCACTGGCGAGGCGAAGTGTTCCAGCACCGTACTCGTTGTTGTCCATAAGCCAGTTCTTTGTGCTCTGTGGAGGATTCGATGGAGTGTAAGTCCAGACGTTCAACTGGCTGTCGGTATTGCGTGAGAAGATGTGGTTGCGCTGGAAGTTGGCATAGTCCCAGTTACGCAGATCAACCGAAGGGCCAACGATGTAGTTGTCCAGAACTTCAACATCGTGGTTCTCAACATCCCACGGCCAGCCAAAATCTACCGCGCCGGAACCATATATATCTGATACGAAGAAGGTATTTTCATTGACGCGAATACCCTTTGGCCGGTTCTGACCAATCATAAACTGAATGCTGGCCCCACCGACCTTGGCTCCACCATCGAACACGGTGTTCTTGAAGAAGTTGATGTTTTCTGTCAACGCTGCCGTACCAAACTCCTGTACGGTAATGTCGTAGGATACACCGATGATATTGTTCTCAAATGTTTTTGTTGAACCATTTGAACCATCGTTCTCAATGTATAGGTTATGACCATGACCACGATCCGGCTCAAGCCAGCCGAAGTCGAGAATAATATTTCCGTACGCTCCAGAGTCCTTAGCACCTTGTTGGAAAATCCAATTCGCTAAGTCATGAACGTAACAATGGATGAAAACAACGCCTGGACCACCGACTTGTAGTTCTGGAATGCCACCGGAGCGGTTACCGTTGGAGGAGAATATCTCAAGGTCCCAAAACTCCACATACTGAACGTTACCGCGATTGTTTCCTACTCTATTAACGTCATCGAAGATTAAAATATCGCCGCCATTTTGCATATCGAGCGAAGCCCGTTCGCCGGGGTAAGATCGGACGTAGATAGGATTGCCGGGCACGCCTATCAATACAGGCCACCACGTATAATTACCGGGACTTAGATAAACTCCGCCGCGAATATATAGCGTATCACCGGGCTGGATAACATGACCTTTACTATTGAACGCGGTTGTGATATCCCAAGGGCTGTCTATTGCTCCAGAGCCTATTGCTACTCCATTCGGTGCAACATAATAATCCATTTTATACTCCTTTTTATACTCCAACTCCCATCATTTTCATTAATGGAACGAGTTGGAATCGGGAGTGGATTCGGGCCACTCCCTTTTCCTTTGTATTCCAATTCTTTAGGAACTGGAAGTTTGTGATTGCAGTCGGCGAAGCACCATTGTTGATCCCGGCCTAAGGGTGTTCGTATAACGGGTATTCTTAATTGTTATCGCTTGATAGCGAGAGTAGTCATTTCTGCTACTCTCTGCATGTCGCCATGCAGAACGGACTATATCATCATCCTTAAAATAAGGAGCAAGGCGTGTAGTCTCTACGGGTTCCGCTTTCGCGGCCTTCCCTCGGTATTGACTCAAAGAGTGTTTCACCGATATAGCCTTGTGTTCGATGCAGATTACTCTGCAAAGCTACTATAATTAATAGCTTACCCATCCACCAATCTGCCTTGCTGGGTCGGAAACTGAACCCGACATTGGCGCTTCTTGTATCATTAATTTATAGTTCTTCTCGCCAGTCTCAGGATTCTTACCCAAGAACACGGAGAAAATAGCATCGTCAGCGAAGATATACGTATTGTAGTATGTCTGGCTGGAGATGGTTGCGGTTGGAGCGGTTGTGGTCTGCTTAACAGCTTTGTTATTACGGCCAGTAGTTAACTACATCTAATCTATGTGCCGTTGCCGCCAGTGTCACCACTGACGTTCTCTTACAGTCACCTGTAAGGTCGGACTCTATCTTCAGTGCATCTTTTTCAAAGGCACTGTCTAACGTATTAGCCTCTACGGGTTCCGTCCGTTTTGCGGACAGTCTTCCCTCGGTATTTTCTTGAACTTGCTTCATCCACTTTGCTACATTCTCTAAGTCTTTGGCAGTTCCGTTGTTCTTAATTCGATTGGCTTTGTACGAGATAACAACTACATTTCCCGGTACATAACCTAACGCTGGAATAAATCTGTCAAGGGTTGGAGAAGCATCGTGTAGTTTTCCGACTCCTATTTCCAACTTAATGCCGGTTGCAGGGCAAAACTCTGGAATTTCAAAATCGTTGTGGGTTATTGTACAATCTAAACCTTTTTCTTTGGCGCGGTGTTTGGCAAAATTAACAAGACGAACTTTGGGATGATTTCTCTTCCAGTCCGCTTGTTTCTTATAGCGACACTTTGCACAAGTAGATAGATTTGGCCGACCTTCTCGGCCTTTATCCATTTCACTTGGTTGTTTTGGTTGATTGCACTTTTTGCAAATAATCAAGGTCTTCACCGATATAGTTAGATTTTAATTCGGCTTAAGCAGCTTTTGTTAACCGAACACCCGCGAACTCAATGGTATCCTCGTTGGAAACAGGAGCAAATAGCTTACCGACTGTGCTCTCGTTACGTTTTAGAATATCACTTAGTCCGTTGCTGGAGGTATCATTCAAAACCAAGGTGTTTTGGAAGTGCTTTTTAAAGTCACTGTAGCTAAACTGTTGCTACCGCCGATTTCACAATCGGGTCGCTCTTTTGGTCTCCCAAAAGTTCAGACTCTATCTTCAATCCGTTTTGCGGATTGTTCAGCGTATTAGTCGTTACGGGTTTACCTTTTCGATTTAATTCTTTCATTCTACCTACCATCAATTCCCGATATTCGGGATTATTTTCTTGAACATGGTCTAGGTATTCCAAAACTAAATCAGCTTGTTTAGATTTAGTCTTAAGAAACGGCTTTATAGCCGCGATGAACAGTCTTACGTTTCTATTCGTTATCATCCAAATGTGCTGGTCTTTCCAAGCACCTTTCATTTGGCGAAAATAAAAAGAACCGCCGAAATTTTTATGAAGCCATTCAGGAACAAGTTTGTCTGTCATGCTAACAGATACTCGGCAACCGTATCTTTTATATGGTTCGCCTTTTCTATTATAGCCGACTCCGCGAAGTATTAGTATACTACCTTCACCGTCTATAATTCCTGCTGCATACGCCAAATCTGTTAATGAATGTTCCAATGGTATCTTCCCTCGGTATTGTCTCTGTTGAGAGTTCCACCGATATAGCTGAATTTAAGTTTCACGACATTTTGAAGTTTATCGTGAACGACGTAGGGCATTAGTCGTCGTTTATATCATCCACCCCTAATTATGCTGCTATTTTATGGATGATTCCGCCCATGTAGCCATCCTTAGTTAGAGGACGGGCGTTCACGCCAGCTAGTTGCTGGGCCGCAGTACGGATGTTATTTGCAGTTAGGTATGAACCCGCTGCTAGTTGGATGTTTACGCTGCCGTCAACACCTGTCGCGCTATCAGCGGTTAGCTGTACTAGTGAGTTTAGTGTTAGGGCTAGGCGGTAGTTCAACTCGTCTGATAGGTTCTGGAGCAACGACGGATCGTCAATCGCTACGTCCATAGCTAGGTCTGAAGAGTTGATGAAGTCCGCGTACTGACCGATAGTCGCCACGATTTTTGTGGTGCTTTCGGAGATAGGACTTCCTACGGTACCTTCTGCGGCTTGGTTGGTATTAGCAGCCAAGAGAGCATAAGTATAAAACTGGATTTGGTTACCACTTCGCAGCGGCAACGGTTTTTGCTTCGTCATTGACATGAAAGGAGTTTGAGCTTTCAAGTTTGGAATGCTTGACCGTTCATAGTGAATAGCAACTAGGTTCGGTAGCGAGCCAGAGGTCAAAATCGAAGCCGGGGAGTAACTCATTTGGTTATTCTCGGTTCGTTTAGATTATATCTAGCGCCGAGCGGATTGAGCACGCAGTCGTTTAGTCTGATTCATCAAATCAGAAATTTCTGCGTCACTCAAACTATCAAGCTCTTCGTCTGAGGGCGCTTTGCTGGATGGTTCGATTGCGGGTACCGTAGTATCCGTTCCTCGAAGTCCAAAAGCCGCTCTCGATCTACGAACAGTTCGAACAATCCGTTCATCTGTCGCAGGCACTTCTTGTACCGTTGCGGGTGCCGCCGGAATCGCCGGAGGCTCCACAATTTCTTCTGTAGGGGCTGGAACTTCCCTACGTTGTCGTCTGGGAGCAGTTTCTAGTTCTCCCGCTTCTGATAATTCATCAAAAGCTTCCGACAAATTCTCTTTGGTGAATACACCAATCTTGGAAAGATGTTCCATAAGAGCTTCTAGCTTTTCATCTACTAGTAAAGCCTTGGCATCTTTATCGCCCTTAACTCTGGCGATGTATCCAACCAACTCATAAAAGTTATTGTCTGTTTTGTAATAAGTTGGGTTATCAAGCAAAAATTCTTTAGCTTCTGTTTCAGCATTTAGTTTGTTCGCGGCGTTTTGGCCGTTCTGAACGAAACTTGAAAGCTGCGCCAGCGATAGACCTGTTTTCTTTTGGAACCAAGTCTCCATAGCTAAGTCGGGGTTGCTTGCCAGTTGTGTTTTAATTTCGAACACTTCATCGGCAGTAAGAGCTTTACTAACCGGCGGTGCTGGAACCGCTCGCGACTCGTCCGCAATACGGACAGTCTTTAGTTCTTTGTTCTGCTTGTTTATAATCTTAGTCGCGTTTAACTTAGCCGGAAGAAGCTGGCGTAGAAGTTCGCTCTCGGTCTTGCCGTAAAAAACTTCTAGACTCTTGCCGTTGCCGGGGTCTAGTGTAGCTTTAAGACCTTTTGGCGTTTTCTCTATTGTAACTCTGGAACCATCCGGATAATCAATAACTTCTGGTTTATCGGTTACCAAAATTTCCGGAGCGGGTGGAACTACAATCTTCGGACCATCCGCTGCTACCACTTCTTCTGCGGTAGGGGCAAACTCTGGTTCTTCGTCTGCCAAGTCTACCAAAGCGTGCATAAGGTCTGACTTATCTTTTCGAGTGTCTAGCGGTGCAAAATCATCATCAATCCAAGGGTCTACTGGTACTGGTATCTGTTCAGTCATACATTCTCCTGCTCCAATCCGGGAGCACGGTTTACTTTACTGTTCGAACGGTACATCTGCTGGTTTTCTAATCTGCTGTTTAATAACATCCGGAGTTGTTTTAGAAGCTTCGATTCTATTGTTTACGTCTTCTAAGAATCTAAGAAAAACTCCGTTTAAAGCAAACGCAACTGCATGAGACGCGGCGACTTCTTCTTTATTTTTAGGATCGGTTTTCATACAACGCTGTACTTCTGCTTCTGCATATCCTTGCAGCATTGATATGATAACTTCCCATCCCGGAAAAGCTACTAATTGTGACAACGCTTTTCCGTCCTGCCACATCTGTATTTCTAAAACTTCGTTACTGTCAAGCGGAGCCTGACGTATGCTTTCTATTCTACTAATGAAATCTTCCGAACTCATGTTAGCCATGTAAGCCTTTCGCGCTTAGTTTATTGCTCGCCCTGAACCGCAGCGATTTGAATGTCGGCAGAAACACAGTTTAATAGTTGATGAACTTCTGCTATGGATAAACTTTCTTGGTCATTCCACTTTGCCTTATGCCACTCGTTTACTCTGTCTACGGCTACGAGTCGCATAGCTTCCACGCCAGCTTCAAAATGGCTTGCTGTAAGAGGAGTCATTAAGGTTGTACGTCGCCGAAACCTTGATTTCCGGGCTGTCCTTCCGTTTCAAAGTTAGTGGCCGATCTTTCTATAGTTTGTCTAGCTACTTCGTTTTGTGCTCTTTCAAGATTGCTTTCGCCAGCTTGTTTCAAGAAAGTGTTCCCGGCTCTAGCTACGTTGTTGTCTTCGTTAAGAACTCGCTTGTTCTTAAACTTCTGGTCTTCTAGTTTCTGCTTACCTTGATTTTGCATCGCAGCTATCGCACCCGGAGTCTGAGACATAAATCTCTGTTGGTCTTCTGGAGTCATGTCTACAATTACATCTCGGAAGTTCTTCCAATCCGAAACTTCCCAAAGCATACGAAGGATTTCATCGTTCTTGATTTTCTTACCTTCAGTACCAAGACTCTGAATAATCGCAGGACTTGTAATGTACTGGATAAGAATTGGCAGAGCTTGAGCCATGTTTCTACGAGACTGTAGTCTGGCAGCCGCAGAAATATTAAACTTAACTCTAGCATTAAGTATGTCTAGTAAGTCGCCTTTATAAGCAGACTGAAGTTCTTGGTCAAGAAGATACTTAAGAGTGGACAGCGGCATCAACGCGCTATTCATATCTGTGGCCGCGTACAAGAATGGAATTATAACTTGGTCTGCGATTTTCTCAACGAAGTCTTGGATTCTGGAACCAGTACCGCTAGCCATCAGGTTCGCACCGGAAGCAGTTCGAGTTATGGAACTTCTTCCACCACCACTCAGGCTTCCTTGTGTAATAAGCTCGTTAGCTCCTGATATGCTTTCTGCGCGAGCTTGAGACATTTGAATTGCAGCACCTACTTCGGGAATGCTGTCAAGCCGTTTGAGAGGGGTAAAATCTCCCTGCTCCTCAATATCAATAATACGTCCGGGGGCAATTCGGATACTTTGCGTTGGAGCATTCTTACCTCGCACGCGCGTGTACACGCCGTTTAGATTTAGAGATAGGTTGTTCAGCCAAGCGTTAGTAACACCTTGCTGGATGCGTTGTTCTGAACCAATAGTTTTAGCTAGTCCCAAAGACCAGAAACTCTCAGGAACATCCCACCATCCGACGGACAAGAAAGGAATAACTCCATAAGGATTGTTGTCATTACATATAACGAGTTTCTTCTGTAGAACGACAATGTATTTATTGTTATCCCAACGCTCTAGGACTTCTAGTGGCTGAGCAAAAGGGTCAATCGTAGTACTCTCGTAGCGCGGTTCTGCACGAGCATCCCAAAGAGGATTCCGTACCGTAACTTCGGCAGTCGCGCGTTCGGCCATTTCTACTGGTGGTAAGAAAAGCTCAAGTAGTTCTTCCCTAGAAGGTATCGTAAAACCGGGACGGTCACGAAGTTTATCCAGACCATCCCAAGTTAAATACATACGATGAACTACATATCCAGCTTTACGAATGTCGGGAACGTTAAGTCCGGGGTCAACTAGTAGGTGCCGTAGATTAACAATGTGTTCAAAAGTAGGTCGGTCTATATATTCTTCGGTTAAGACTTCTTCTATTTCTTCGTCGTTGTCTTGTATTTGAACGTCTGGTAGAACCCCGACTTTTACGGTCGGCGTCATTGTTTTTCTACGATAGGTTTTGCGTTCTCTAGTAGAAGTTTCCCATCCCCATTTCCATATACCAGTACCGAATAACACCGCATTAATCGCACCGAGTCTTAGTTCTCGTTTAAAATCAATATCGCCAATCTGATAGGCTAGGATTTCTTCAACAGCTTTTGCGGCCAAGTCAGAAGTCCCGGGACGCTTCTGAATCATAAATGGCGGATCGTCATAGAACAAACCATTCATAATCTGAGGGACTAGAGAGTTTACCGAAGTCGCCACAGTGAAGAACGGCACGTTGGCCTGTTCAGTCTGTGTTCCTTCCCAATACTTAGACATGTATGGAGACTGATACAATACTGCTGCCTGCGGCCAAGCCATAACCCATTGCTTTGTTAGTTCAAAATTCTCTGCTCTTTGTGCATCCTGAACTACGATTTTTAAAGCGCTGGCATCATCCCATTCTCCGGTTGTCAGAACACGTCGGGCCGCGACAGGGTCCACGCCGTCGGTTTGTGGAGATTTTATTGGTTGTTCTAGCAGAGCCATTATTTTTTAGAACCTCTGTGGTAGTATCGTTCGCTTGGAACAAACAGAACGATGACAGTGCGCCAGCCATCTTCGATGCAAATTTTGAGAAGTCTGCCCCACATACACTTTATCGTTGGCGGTGTTTACAATCAAATAGACCGTTATCATACTATCCTATTAAACCAGCACCAAGTATGTTTTCTAAACCGGGCATTTGACTTTCTGTAGCCACGTCGTCTTCCATCGGGGGTGTTAGCGGTTGATGAATCCAACCCATGCCTATTCTTCCAAAACAATCCGCGCTTTCAAATAAAATGTTATAGGCTGCGTCTTCACGACTTAGAGTTGGGATTTCATTCTTTTCAATCATTTGTTGAAGACGTGGAGCGTATCGGGGTTGCTGAGAAATTACATCTGGAATATCGTCGTGATGATGGTTGCTTAAGCACAACTCGAACTCTTTGTACAAGACTTCCAGATACGGTAAATGAGAAACAAAAAATAAACGATCGTTAACAAGCCAAGGATGCAAAGCTGACATACGTATTCTTTTAGCGTCTTTTTGCCCATCTGGAGCAAACCAGTCAATCCCGGCGCATACCGCCATTACATCGGGGGAGCCGTTCTTTCTTGCGTGGTCAATAATCGCGGGTTCTAAGAACCTAGAACCGGAACAATCCTCAATACCTACTACTTGTGGTCGCCATTTCTCGGCTAGTTTTACAACGGCTTCTGCCAAGTCGTTAGCTTTAAATCTGTCTCTGATAAGGTCTATAATAAACATCTGACCTTTATCGTTGTATATGGCTACACAAGCTGTACTATAATCTCTTCCTTTTTGTTTGCTAAACGCGAAATCCCATGTTATAGAAATAGGACCACTTAACGGAAGAGCGGTGAAAGGTACCGTATGGCGTAGTAAAAGCGGACGGTCAAAAGTAGTGAAAGTCTTTTGACGCGGTGTATTATTAATCTGGCCTTCAAAAGACACTTCATCTATCCGCCACTCTTTCATAAGACGCGGATAACTTAAGTATTCTGGAAATAAAAGGTCGCAGCCTTCTTCTCCAGCTTCTACATAGGTCTTCTCTTCGAATCCCGGTTTAAGGACTACACCTTTACCTATTAGGATTCTAAAACCGTTGTCTTGATTATCTATTATTTCTTGGCAAGGACTGAGCTTAGTAGATACTACGTTGCCTACGTTCTTCTCTATTGCTTCTCCGTATAAGTCCATGTCGTCGTAACGAGTACCGATTATATCCAGATACCCGAACAACATAAGCATCTTACGGTTTAAGTGGAACTGTTTTATAGTTTTTCTAAGCTGTAGTTCGTTTTCTGAGTTTATGTTTGAAACTACGTCGTCCACCTTCATTACTTCAAAGTGGAACCCTGACAACGTAGACTCTATACTAGACGCCATGACTGTTGGTTCTTTGCGGTCGAACGTTCTTTGTGGGGAATAGAACTGATAGGCGTTGTCTAGTTTATTCTCGTCAACGCAAAACTTAGAGAAAAAAAGATTCATAAAACTGGGATTGTTTTGTTTTATGACAAAGTGTGTTTTAAGACCGTCCAAGAACCCTACAGCAAGAGGCTTGGAAGCCGTCATAAATAAAATCGTTATGTTAGGAAAGTTAAGTATCCATTGAGCGGCGTCGGCTACGTCTATAATACTTTTAAAACTACCGCGAGGATAAAGAAGCAAACGGTCTTTACGCCAATCTTGCTCGCCGATTGGTTTGGAGTCGTCCTTTTTAACGAACAAATCACATACTGGGCGATGTACACGGTCTACTACTAGATCATTTTTCTTCTCTTCGAATCCTATGAAATACTTAAAGAAGAAGTAAAGATCGGCTTTAGCTCGTCTGCGAACTTCTATACCCAAGTCAGATTGTTCTATGTCATCTAGAGACGAGGGTTTATGCTTTTGAAGTTCTCTTAACTCACACATCCGATTATAAAGGTCTTCATCGGGTAGGTTTATTAGAGGATTAAGCATCTACTGGTTTTTCGTTAACCCGTCCATAACTAACTACAATCTTCAACGGAGTCACAACGAAAAGACCTGCTCCACACTTTGCCGCACAATAATATATTGGAGAGCCGTCATCCGCTTTATCGGTTGTTTTCTTTAAATCTAGATGTTGGCATTCCATTTATTTAACTCTTTTCAGTCGTGGATTGTTTCTCTTAGCGGACTTGGACGCCTTGCGAGTGCTAGCCGCAAGGATGGCTCCGGCGGCTTTCTTACCATACTTCTTTGCTAGCCGACCTTGAACGGAGCGAAAACCCGGATGAACTTTTTTACCTTTTCCTAACATGTGACTTGCGCTCATATTAACACCCACTCATTCTCGTCCATCTGAAGAATACACACATTGTTTCATACCTTTTAACAAGTTAAGCTCCCGCTCCGGCGTCTTCTGGCGATGGTGCGGCTTCAGGAGGCTCCGGGGACATGTGGTCTTGGACATGCTGAGCAAGGCTTTGAACGTCGGGTAGTACGTGTTCTTCGCTAGGATTACCTTCTTGCGAAGGGTCTTCGGGTTGTTCCATATCGTGCTTAGCAATATACCCGCCGCTGTCCGCTTTGCGGATATGCATTTCGTGAACTTTTTTACCCTTGGACTTACTGGAGTGTTTTGGTTTAGTTCCTAGAACTGCTTTTGCGTCGTGTGAGTCAGTCATATATTCCTCTATTAGTGATTAAGTGCTGTGCCACCTAAAACGAATTTTCCACCAGAAACCGCTCCGCCCGGAGTTGCTGCAACACCAGCACCCGTCAACGTCACAAGATCGGGACTTGTACTAGCATCTGTTGTAACGGTTATATTTGCACTATAGCTAGTAACTGCGGTTGGACTGAAACTGACAGTAAAGGTGCAAGAAGCACTCGCGGCAAGAGTTGTACTACACCCGTTAGTCAAACTAAATTTTGTTGTGTCAGAGCCACCTTTAGCGATTGAAGATATATTTAGTGTTACTGAGCCATTGTTTGTTAACGTCACCGTGCTGGTCCCGGTGGTTGTACCTGTCGTTACGTTACCAAAACTAATACTAGTTGGCGATAAATCCGCCGTTGGGCTACCACCAGCAGAAAACTGATATGCCCCAACGGTCCAAGCAGTTGAACCACCCGGACGGGAAACCCCAATAATATCAGAACACAAAGGAACTAGATCGCCGCTGCACAACGACGTAAGATTTAATCCTCCCGTATTCCCGGCGAACCCTGTGGATACAACACCAGTAGTGTTGTTTAGGTTTGCCCACGGGGAGCCAAGTTGTGCCTGTGCGTGAGCATCTGGAGACGGAGAGCAAGCTTGCCAATCAGCCAAGCTGCTTACGCGACAACCCGATGTAAACTCCCATATGGGGTTACCAGTTGCGGAGTTTGCATAGAAGTTGTAGTCAATCTTAGTATATGTCGCGGGCGTATCAATGTCTCGGATTACCTGACCTCCACCCTGAAGAATATTATTTTCAAAAGTCAGCCCTGTCGCGGTCTGCACGCCATTCGTGCTAACACCGAATAGATAGGATGTCCCATTCACGCCGAGGAAAGTGTTGTTAAAGACCAAATGCCCGTTGCCCGCAAAGTCGCCTATCCAGCCGTCTCCGGGATTTGTGTTGTCCGTCGTGTGAAAGATGTTATTGAACGCGATTAGCTTGCCTGTGCTCGTCGTCCAATTGCTAATATTTCCTTCTAAGAAAACGCCGGACGTGATGCCCGTATTCCATGAGCCATCCATCAGATTGTTGTAGACGTAGAGTGTGAGAATACCGCCGCCAGAACCGTTGAAACAATGGATGCCGTTAATGTGGGCATTCAACGCCCAAACACCGGGGTCAGTAACGTGGTTATCGTCAAACCACACCTTCTGTACCAAGGAACTATCACCCGCACAACCCAGCGACCAACCGATTTTCTGAAAGTAGTTGTTGTTGATATGGAAAGTGTTCGCGGTCGTGTAGTGGGCAAAATCTACGCCTTCGCCCGCATTTATAACTCTGTTGTTATGAAAACTATTCCCGTCCCCGCTAAACTGAGATGCTACAACCTGCGTGTTATCTTTAATAGCTCCTGAGAGGTCGCTTACATAGGCGTTTAGTAGATTCCAGTTATCCACTTCGCAGTTCGTACAACCAATCGCGTGAATTAGTGTCGTGTCTTGCTGATTCGCTAATGAATCACCATTAGCAGTATCTTGAATAGTAGGATCGCAAACAGTTACCGCTTCAACCGAGTTGTGAATTTGACCACAAGGTGTTCCACTGGTTATATGGATATAAGAGAGTCCATCAATGTTGATTCCGCCGCCACCATGAGAAAAATAAGGAGACTGGATGACCGTGTTGTTTTCGCCGTAGATGGTGAGAACGTTACCCATCGTACCGGAGGCGGTCGGTTCAATTCCGGTAACCCCACCGCTAAATGTGAAGGTGCCGCAAAGTTTGTATGTATTGCCAGCCGTCCAAGTCACGGAGGCGAGGGCGGTTGTAGTTTGCGTGCCGTCTGCACCGCAACTTGTCGAACCGCCAGACTGAGAGACGTACACGGTAGCAGCACTGGCCGATTGTGCCAAGAACAGGAACGCTACAAGTACTAAAAGGTTTTTTAGTATACGCATAGGTGAACCGAGTCGTATTTGCCGCTCGAAATAGTTGCTGCTGGAACTGATGGATTCGCACTACTTAAGTTGTAGGCAGCCTCACCAAAATCTCCGTCTGCTCCTATGCCTGTCCACGGCGAGTTTATACTGGATGTACTCCCGGCTGGAAGTTCATAAAACGTACAAAACTCTTGTGCATAAGTCGTTGAAAGAGACGGCGTGGTAACTGACGTTACGCTACTAGCTGTTCCGCCGGAGTTTGAAATATCGTAAGTAGCCCCTGTCGTATTTGGTGTTACGTCCACAGCCGAAAATACAGTAGCATTTGAGCCGCCGCCGGGACAGGTCAAAATTATTTGTTTATCTGCATTGGACGGCGCATCAAGCAAAACTGATGCAAAAACAAATGTCTGGCTGCCAACGGCAGAACCTAAAGAAGCTGTTTTCACGCTATAGGAGTTCCCGGCATTATCCACAACGGTCGGCGTACCAGTGTTCGCACAACCGCCAAGTGCTATTACAACATCGTGCAAAGCTGGGTTAAGTGTTAAAGTTACGGTCGCGCCACTAGCCGTTCCCGTAGTTTTCTGACTTTGTGAGAATGTGTATGTAAGAGGGTCGTTACCGCCTCCGCCGCCAGATGCTCTACGTCTTGCAATTATAACGTGTTGTGAAAACACTGGCGAACTTAGAATGATACTAATAAGAATAATTAGTAATGGTTTCATTAGTATGTATACTCTACAATCACGGCAATACTGGTTCCAGTAAGCGTACCACTCATGGCTGGAGTAATTCCAGTACCCGTTGTCCAACTTGCATTTGATACTGTTCCACTAGAACTATAAGCTAGACTAGAACCACAGGTAAGCGCACCACTTAATATGGTCGTTCCTGTCCCCGCTGCACCAAATGTAGGATTCACCGTAGTAGTATTGGTTCCGTTATCGCTACGACACTTAACCGCTGTTATGGTTCGTGTTACACCAGAGTCGTTATAACAGGAGTTATTAGATATGGCGTCGTCTCCAGAAGTAAGAGCAAAAGATGTACCGCTTCCACCCCATAGTTCCGTACAAGAATCTTTGGAGTATTGAGCAGCAAGTTGTGTAGCGGTTACGGTGTTGTTGGTCATATCTGCGCCGACAACGGCACTGATAGACAAAGTATCTACGTTGGAAGAATTAGAAGCGTGAACTATTCCGGTTGCGGACGCTCCCCATAGAACAGCTTCATACGCCGTAACTGCTGCCGGGCATGTTAGTGTGGCTGTGTTAGCACCACCGACGCCGGGAAGAGTTCCTTGCGTACATTGGAAGTATCCTGCTCCGCTTGCGGACGAAGAAAAACTAGGAGCTACGATTGCTTCAGTAGATGTAATAGTAGAAGCTGTGGTTACTCCGTCGTCTACGGCGGAATTTCCTACAGTAGTCGAACTGGCAAACTTAGGAATATATCCAGTGGTTCCCGATACACCGCTTGCCGCGCAAGCAGCGCCGGTAGTTCCAATAGATATATTGGTTCCACTTACCACCCACTTAGGACAATCGTTATTTGCTACGGTTACGGAAACAGGTTTAGTAGCTACCAGAGAATCCGCACCATTAGCAAATACATGGTACATCTTGCCCGGACCTGTATCGAATCCAAAACATCCTTCTGCCGCGCAAGTAAAACTCGAACCCACGGTTGTTTTAAACAAACTACCGCCAGACATATCTAATACACCGCTGGCTCCTGCCGTAATTGTGTGAGTCGCAAAAAGGAAGTCTGATCCCATACTGGCGGAAGTCTTGTTAGCTCCGGCGGCTACCAGAATAGAAGTGTTGGTAAAGTTAGATGCCGCTGTGACGCCATTGGTAACAGTATCAGCGTTTCCTGTTAAGGTCGCGGTAATAGTTCCAGCGGAAAAGTTTCCACTAGAATCTCTTTGTACAATGTTAGATGCTGTGTTTGTTGACGCATACGCGGGACCAGTAGCTAGAGTTTTATTAGCTCCACCGGCAATCACTAGTTGAGCGTTTGTAAAGTTAGAAGCCGCAGTCACACCGTTAGTAACTGTAGAAGCGTTACCAGAAAGAGTAGCAGTAATGGTTCCCGCTGAAAAATTACCCGAACCGTCTCTTTGAACTAGAGCCGAAGTGGTGTTAGCGGTCGCTACGGCCAACCCGTCCTTTAGAAGAAGACTATTAGCTCCGTTCCACTGAGGAACAAAAGCATCGGTGTTTGTAACTGGGCCACTCACGTTTCCCGAACCTGCTGGAGTACTGCAATTAGAAGCTCCTGTAGAAGTAATACCTGTTGCAAACTGTCCGCTAGTACACTGTGTAAGAGAACCGGATAGAGTTGCAGAAGAACCAGTAGTGTTTTGGTTTAGTGTTGGGAAGTCTCCGGCAACTGCTATACTAAGAACACCAGTTGTAGTTGTATTCTTTACTATACCCGTACCCAAAGCACCTAAGAATTGCGGTCCCGATAACCCAGAATCCGTTGTACCTTGAACTATAAATTTGTTTGAGAACGCGACATTGGCCGAACCGTCTGTAGAATTACCAGCTAGGTTGCGAGCAGTTGTCCACTTAGCCGCCGAGGTAGCAGCAATGGTGCCTGTTCCGGTTACGGACAGCGTTGAGCCGTTTCCAACCACTAAAGCTTGCCCGCCGTTAGTACCAGCAGTTAGAGTACTAAAAGCCGCAGAACCAGCGGCACCCGGACCAACTGCTAACCACACACCGCCATTACAAGAATAGAAATCTCCGGTTGTTGAATCTACAGCGGTTTGTGCAGCAGAACAACTTCCGGTAGGCGCTCCAGCGAATGTTATGCTTCCGCCCGGAGTTGCTGTATATCCGGTCCAAGTTACGTTAATGGTTCCACCACCAGTAAGCGTGGTTACGTTCATACGTACATAGTTAGCAATAGAGCCTGTGATTACAGACTGACCGTTGCTAGTACAGGTTTGTCCAGCGATAGCCCCGCCAGCACTCCAAGTTATGCCGTCAGCAGAAGTATCCAGAGCTACGGTACAAGTGCTAACAGTTCCGGTTTTAACCCACGTAAGCTGGTGAAAAGCTATTGCTGTTCCTGCATTGTTGATAGCTATGTCAGCGCCAGTTGCACTAAAAGTATTTGCCCGAATACCGGACTGTGCTGAAGCGGTTCCGGTTATGACAAACCCCAGAATAATCGTCCCTAAGAGAGTAAGAAGTTTTTTCATCTAGCGATACCAAATAAGTAGAATACCAGAATTAAGAGTAGTAACTTTAAAATCTCGCCACGCCGGGAGAGTGTCGCCTAAATCAAAAGGTACGTCTGCGTTAGCTTGACCACAAGACCCTTCTAAAAGAACAGCAGAGCTTGCCGGGTCAACTATTACAAACTTGTCGCCCGCTGATACGGGAGCTTGCCATTCTACGTAACTAACGTTAAAACCCCACTGAGTTCCAACGTTAAGAGTCTGCAATGCCCTCCATCCGGAAGCCATTGTTGAATCTAAGTAAATTGGTTTTGTATTATAGTTGTTCGCCACTTAATTTTCCTTTACTAAATGTTTATACTTCATTTCATTGCACGATGGCCTGCAAGTTAGCGGGAGGACTAAGTGTTGCTCCTCCGTAGGTAAGTTGATGAAGTGCTGTGCCAAGTGCCTGCCGAGCGGCCATAAGTCCGGTGCCGGAACTGTCGTTATAACTTTGGTCTTCTGGACCGGACGAGGAGCTATTAACAAAAGAAAAACTTTGTGCGGATGCAGAGGTGGCTGCAAACATAAGAAACAAAAACAAAACTGTGAGTCTTTTCATCGGTCTCCTAATGGAGTGGGGACGTACCAATACCCGGAGTCTAGTAAGGTGCCATCTATGACACTGTAGATTGTCTTTAGGAAGTTGTTCCTTACCGGGTATTGGAAAACTTCCCTTACTAGACGCACTACCTAAGTTTTTGGATCAGTTGGTGAAGGTATGGCTTGTATATCTGCAATTTTCTGACTAGTCATGTCGCTCGCAGCTTTTGCATCCGCGAGAGCGGCTTGGAGTACTGGGTCTGGTGCTCCATGTAGTTGCAGGAACTCTCCCATGCGGTATAGGCCCATCAGAACAAAGTTAATAAGTATTAACTTCCAGACCATAGGACCGGGAATGCCAAGAACAGCACCACCAGTTCCCGTAGTGAGAGCCGCAGCACCACCGCTTAGAAATGACCGCAGGATTCCAATGAACCATGTCGGCCAGTCATAAGTTTTAGCGTTTGATACTATTTTCATCTATTTCCACGCAGGACCTAAATGTTGTATTTTTAAGTCACAGTTTAGTAATGAACTTACGATTCCCTCGTAGGGCATCCAGAAACTTCCCGCTTGCCCCCACGAACTACCCCAAGAGTTTCTTACAAGAAACGCTCCAGTTGAATGGGTGTTTGGACATTTAACAGAATTGTCAAACCTGTATATTAAGATTTCATGCCCGCCTAAAACATTTTCTTTGTGACTGGGTATTGGCATCAAACCATTAGAACCAATGTTTTCAAAACTTTGGTATACATTCATTCCCAATCGAATGCGATAACCGGAGAAAATGCAGTTCTGCACATCTTGAACGGTGTGCAGAGAGTGATATGCTCCAGACTTAAACTCTTTCGCAGCTTGTATCTGTGCCGTGAAAGGCATCTTTTGAAAGTCAGAAGTAATGTAAGGGTCTTCGGATTCCAGACAAGCTCCGTATCGCTGGAATACCTGACAAGTTGTTTCGCCAGTGCTTCCAGCATCGCCTTCATCTAAAGAGCCGTCTAGTAGACGAGAATAGTAGTATACAAACAACGGAGAGAGAATCGGTTGCTTGTTTTCATACTGTCGGGCGATAGCTTCGCGGTCTACAGTAGAAGCAAACGCAGTACACGCTCCTAGGTCTTTTTGGTCCTTGACCGGAGGCATGAACTCGTCTAATCCGAATACGGTTGGAAGAGTTACTTGTTTTAGGTTCGGAACCGAAGAGATTCCGAACATTCTGTGGTCGGCTGGTTTACGTATGTAGCCAAACCTGTGCCCATTGACTAGAGGAAGTTCTGGCATTATTTAAGAATCCCGGCAGTAGCTACACGAGCTAGCTTACTGTGGATATGAAGTTGGTGGGTACGAGTATACTTATCCACCGCTTTGTTGCCTGTAGGAGCGGTTAGGATTTTATTATAGGATGCAACTAAAGTATCTGCGTCTAACTTACTTGACAGAGTTGCGGCTGGTGTGGGAGAAGGAATTATCGCTTCTGCTATACTCACGCTTGTTTGAATAAGTCCAATTAAGGCGGCAATTTTAAGCTGTGTGTTATGATCGCTAACCTGTGCGGCAGAGAATATAACTCCTAGGTCGCTATTAAGAACAACGAACGCCGCATTAATATCGTTCTTAATGCCGGGCTGAGCCGCCGAGGAAGCAGACGTATAGTCAGAATATAGTTTTTCCGTTGCGGCAACGTCCGCAGAAACTTTAGTAGAAAGAGCGGTGTTAGCCGGATGGCCTGTAAATATGGTTACAATCTGAAGAACGTTAAGAACCGCCGGAGCTACTTGATCCAGTACAGTAAAGAATTGTGCTGTGGAACAACCATACGTAACTAGTGATAAACTAAGTACGCAGGCCAGAAGTGCTTTAGGTAAAATTTTCATGTATCCTCTTTTTAATATACAACAACTTGTTTAGTAACCGCACCATATAAAATTTGTGGAGTCATTTCCCACGTAGGAAGGTTTGGATTAAGTAACGCTGGGGCGGTTCCGTTAGCCCATGCCAAACGATTACTGTATCCGGCCAAACAAGAACACACGGCTTCTTCCGGGTCGTATCCACCGGGATGCCAACCTACTGCGAGCGATGCTATATCTTTCCAATCGTACTTGCGACCGTTAAAAAATAAAGCTTCCTTATATGAAGCTTCGATACCTTCGAAAGTGTATAGTTCTTCCCAATCAGGTTTAATATAGTTATAAGGGCGATGCGTCACGCCACCTTGTAACCGAGCACCGAAAGTAATCATCGTAGAAGTATCTAGGTATTCTACGTGCGAAACTTGTCCATCTGTTCTAACTTGAATAGCTTTTGATACAAAAGAACGGCTGGATATAAAACGAAGGAGTATCATTTGTCTTTGGGATTGTTCTTATCCCATTCAGTTTGGGTTAATCGGCGAATCTTTAGCTTCTTACTTTTATAGTGGCTACCTAATCGGCGGTTTGATTCGGGTTTGACTTTATCTTTAGTCATAATAGGTACCGTTAGGGAGCATCTCAAAATCTGAAGGTGCTCCCCTCGGATGTTGACCTATGCTTCTAGTGAGAGTTCGGTTAGGGTTGCAGTATTCGCGGCGTTTCCGCTTGAGAACGTGAACGAGACTAGGAAGCTTAGACCCGTGATTGCGGCGATTCCTGTCTGAGCGTTAGTAAAGGTTGTGCCGGTTTTGACTGTCGTGCCGACAATACCGTTATACCATCCGTTATACTTGGTGGATACGGAATCCCATACGCCGTGAGCTTCTATAATCCAGTTACCGCTCGCGGTGACGGCAGAGAACGTAGTCATGGCTGAGATAGCTGAATCTGAGCTTAGGGTTAGGGATGTGCCTACATATAGACACGGAGTTACGTTTGATGTGGTACCCGTTGTATACTTACCTGTTGCTCGAACGGTAAAGGGAACTCCGTCGTAAAGAGCATTCGCAGGCATAGCACAAACAGCCACGCCGGAACCGGGGTTATACCCAGCAGCGAAACTGAATGCTGTTTCTACAGTGGTTATAGCGTTTGTTAGGACCGCGATCTGGTTTCCAAAAATACGATTAATATTACTAGGATTTGCCATTTGATTCCTTATTTTTATTTTTTTGATTTAATGTTTTACTTCTGATAGCTGAGATAACCGAGGGTCCGTTTTGCGGACACGTCTAACTCAATCTTATAGTTCTAAATTTTTCCGTTACGCGGATTGGGTATTAACCACAACTTCCAATATTGTTTAAAAGCTTTTCTAGATAGGTATGTTCCGGGTATATACTTTTTCTTCATAAACTTCTTCATAAACTTTGACGAGCTTTTAACTCGTCGAGGCGACTCTCGTAGGAACCGTCGTTCCAGCATCGCGTACTCCCGAGATTACTTAGTCCTTGTCTGGATGGCTATGACGATAGTTCCAGTAGTTCTTTTGTTCTTTGTTGTTTTGTTTTCTGTATTCAATATATGGCCGGTGTCTGGATTCTAGATAGCCGCGATAATCGCGGTCTTCTCTATCATCCCAGTCATGGTAGTCTTTATGGTTTCTATCAAACACCCTAAATTGAATACCAACTTGAGGAACAGGAGATGCGTTAACTAGAGGCATTCCTACTACGAACGACATTGCAAATAACACTGTGGAGCCTATTACTTTTTTAAAACTATTCATTTACTCTTTCATTTTTTACTTGTGAAACAAATACAAACTCGGCGGTTTTATCCGCTAAGGCGGTCAAGGTAGCGATGCCCGGACTGCGGTACAAACTTTTTGATGTGGGGCTGAACCTCAGACTTGAACTGAGAACCGTCGCATTACAGGTGCGCTGCTCTACATTGGAGCTAGTCCAGCTAAAGGCTGGCCCAGTAGGACTTGAACCTACATCGTACTCCTTAACAGGGAGGCGTATTGCCAATTATACGACAGGCCATTAGAAATGGAGCGGACTAAGGGAATCGAACCCTTTCCTATAGTTTGGAAGACTATGGCGCTGCCAATACACCAAGCCCGCTTAAATGGCATAGGAAGAGTGAATCGAACACCCGCTGACTGATTTGTAGGCAGCCAGACTACCACTATCTTATTCCTATGTGGAAATTAATATCTGTATGGACCGGGACCGCCGCGATACGGATAACCGGGATACGCTCCAAAACCGGGAGCGGGAGAAACCAATCCAAAGAAACTCAAAACATAGTATAATAGAATAAGTCCGATTATACAATTAAAAACTAGTTTGAATTTACCGTCCATGGGTACAAGGTTGTTTACAAGATACACTAGTACGCCGCATACGACTACTAAGAATAATAATCCAATCATTATAGTCTCCCTGTCAAAAGGAGTATAACGATAACTAGCAGAACTACTCCACCGATTCCACCACCACCTGCAAGACCCCAAGTACTATATCCAAAACCACCACCGCATAACAATAACACTAAAAGTAATATAAGTAACATAAATAATATCTTTTCTCCCGGCCACACAGGACGGATTGTACGTCAAGCTTCTAGAACAAACGTGGGTTCTTTAAAAACTGTTTAAAACTGTTTAAAACTGTTTAAAACTGTTTAAAACTGTTTAAAACTGTTTAAAACTGGTCGGGGCAGCAGGACTTAAACCTGCACCGCCTTGGTTCCAAACCAAGTGCTCTGTCTTAAGCTACGCCCCGGATTCGGGGGTGCTGGATCGTTCTGGTTTGTGTTTTCCATTTTTCTTTACCTTAACCGGCGGGGTAGAATCCCACGGCCAGTTTGAATTACCATAATAAATATAAGGGTCTTTAAAATTACAACTCAATAACTGCTTCTTCATTTCCTGAATATCTTTAACAGTTAGATGTGATGGAGTTTTTGGCGGCAACGTAGCTGTGTGTCTGCGAACCAACTCGTCGTGAATTTCTTTTCTGTTCGCCGAGACTTGACAAACCGCCGGAGTAGCCTCTTCTGGTTCTTTACTAAAACCCATCGGAGTAGGAATATAAAAATATATTAGATTTATACTTGGAATCTTTTTACCCGTTAAATCTTTTCCACAAGCCATTTTAAAACCACTTCTTAACTGCCTAATAGGAATGTCTTTAAGTTTGTTCTCAATCATAGAGTCTGAATTAAACTTATATGACTTGTATTTAGGCGGATTAGTCATGGTATACTTAAAGTTGTACTTGATATATTCGCCTACATCACTCACAGGATTGCTACTTTCCAATCGCCAATCTCAGTACCGAACTTGTGGGTAATTTCATTAAGCATATATTCGGCGGAACAACGATTCGCATAACAAGTAGCTTCGGATTTGTCAAACGTGCCTATAACACCAGTCCCTTCAACCATTTCGTCCGTTTTGCGGACAAAGTACGCGGGAACCTTGCAGTCTGTCCTAACTAATATATAGCTCACTAAAGGAGTATACCACAGATATTAGGATTTGTCAAGTTTAGCCTACCAACTATAAACCACACTCAAGACATTTTGTGAACTTTAGGTTTAACTTATATATACCAGCTTCATTCGGACGTATGTGTTGCTCATATATAAACTTGGTGTACTGACCGTCTGGGTCAGCGACTCCGGGACTGACCAAGAGTTTAACATGGCCGCAGGAATAATGTACTTCTATACTCATGGGTACTTTATATTTGTTTACCATGAATAAAGGAACCTAGTTGAAAAGGGACCCAAGTAAAATTTATATTTTAAATCGTTTTTTCTGCTAGGTGAGAGTGGCTATGAGGCTCATCCCCCTAGGGTTGGGTCCGCCGGGTGTCTCAAGAAAATAAGGGGACCCAAATCGCAACTATAACAAAACAAAAGACTTAAAACACAATAGAATCAATACTATATGCTACTATTAGATTAGTTTAGAGTATAGGACTCATTAATATGTATTGAAAACAAAGGAGTTATCACTCTACTTTGTTGCAGTTTGCAGTAAACTTGTCAATTAGAGGCGATTTTAGAACGTTGCACGTGTCTGGTAATACCTGCCATACTGGAAAACACATCAAATATCAATAACTTACAGGAAACCGTATCATCTTGCCTATTAGAACGTCCTAGAACGATTGCAATATCACGTCTATACGTCTATGTATCCTGTTCAGTAGGCGAATCCGTACGTTTTAGCAGGTCGGCGAGTCTAGCATCTATACTGCTATCTATACTGCTATCGGCCAGTACTGGCGCGGGATTTGATGCTGTCGGCGAATCTGGGACAGTAGGCGAGGTGACTACATTAGATGTAGCACTCTCGGAGCGTAACAGCATCGCAAGCTTACATGCTTCTAGTTTGACGGTATTGCTCTTAGCCGTCTCCGCGATGCCAGTCAGTACTTGAATAAGGCGTTTCTTGATTGGCGTGCTCTTGCCCGGAGGTACTGCTATACCCTCTTGTGAACGTCCTAGGCTACGTTTGGACGCCATACAATCCAATATGAACGATTATCAGGGACAGGGTAGGCATAGGTGATGGCAGTTTGTTGGTGCTTTGTCCGCTTTGCGGACAGAAGAATTGGACCTTGCAAGTCTATTTATCGTTTGATGTGGGCGCGATGCCACTAGGACAGACGTATTGAGGGATAAGGTCCGCGCGGAAAAACAAGGTCCTACATCTATAGACACACTGAATACCCTAGTTTGCCCTAATTAGGCGAATAAAAAGCGTATATATCGTTAATAAGATTTAACACTGTCTTAACACGATTATACTTGCATTTTAGTTTTTAGCCTGTATTATCTCACTAGTTTTAAATTCTCGGATGAAAGGAAACAAAAGCATGGCGATAATGCAATCCCGTTTCACTGGTAGCAAGTGTAAGAAGTGCGGCGCTACCATCCAAGCCGGTCAATATATCTCATGGGCGCGCCGTGGCGCAAACGCGGGAACATACCACGTAGATTGCTCGAATCCTAACAATCGTCCGGCGGACGCGATTCCGCCGACACCCGTTCAGACACCCGCAAACGTAGACGCGCCCGTCCGCAATACGGATAACCCGGCTTATAAGGCGTATCTCGCCGATGAACCCAGCGAACCTATTAGCGAACCAACACCCGCGTCCGCATCTAAGGACGTTCTGGGTTCAGTACTCGCAGAGGCTATCAAACCATTTTTCACTACCACGATTAACAGGGAGCAATTGCGCGAGGCTATTGCCGATGGGACTAAGGGGTTCGCTACTCAGGATATGCTCGCCGATATGGCCGCTACTCTTGAGAAGATCGCCCTACAATCCCGTACACTCAGTATCGAGGTCAAATCCGCTGAGACCGTCCGCCGGATTGACGGAGCGCATGAGAGTATGCCGGAATTGCTTTACATCCTCTCTAAGCGCCATCACGCCTACCTGTACGGTGGGCCGGGTAGCGGAAAAACCTATGCCGCGAAACAGTGTAGCGAAGCACTCGGATTGGACTACGGGTACATATCCCTTAACCCGCAAACCCCTGATAGTCGCCTATTGGGTTTCATGGATGCGAACGGGAATTACCGCGAAACCGTTTTCTATAACCTTTATAAGAACGGAGGAGTTTTTTGCATAGACGAGGTAGATAATGCCTCGCCCAGCCTATTGACTACCCTCAATTCCGCTCTTGAAAACGGCCATGCGGCTTTCCCTTGTGGCATGATCGAACGTCACAAGGATTTTGTCCTAGTCGCGACTGGCAATACTTGCGGTCGTGGCGCGAATCCCATGTTTCCAGAGCGGAGACCATTCGACGCGGCTTTTGCGGAGAGGTTCACGTTCCTAAACTGGGAATATGACACTAACCTAGAAACCGCGATTGTTCGCGCTATCAATCCGGCGGACGTGGCAAACGATTGGCTCAATTGGATTCGCAAGGTCCGCGCGGATTGCAAAACACGTTTCCCGCGCGTGATCGTTTCCCCGCGTGCAAGCTTTAAGGGCGCGGAATACCTCAAGGATAGTGGATGGCCTGTCGCACACATCGCGGAGAACGTCCTGTTCAAAGGTCTTGACGTGGACACGGTTAAGGCTATCTTGTCGGCGAATCCATTGCCTAGCGTTAAGGCGTCCAAGGTAGGGGTATAATGCGCGAAACAATCAATGCCATCAAACGTGAAACCGTATTCGACTCATGGCATGAGTTTATAGAATACTGCGATAAGGCACCGTCACCACGTGCTTTAGACTCCCTGTCCTCTCATACGGGACAGGGACACGCGGGTAGCGGAACGTCAAGCTTCGCGGACGCGGTTTCCCTTGCGTATACCGGATGGACGGACGGCGCATCCCGCATCAAAACTATAACTTCACCTATCTTTGACAAGGTATCACAATTAATCGAACGTCAAGATATGGTATTTGACGTTGAGGGTATCGGAATTGACGTTGCGCGGTATCTTGACGGTGAGCCAGAATGCTGGCAAAAATGGGAAACCCGGATTGTGGACGGTCCGGGTACCCGTATAATCCGCCTAGGGTATAACCTTGGAGCGTACCACGCGGTTTCAGAGGAGCATATCATCGGCAAGGGCGCGGTAGCTTGCGCCCTTGTCGAATTACTAGAATACGCTGGAAACCGCGTCGAAGTGTACGGTCTCAAAAATAACACGTCCGGCGGATGTTCTGATCGTACTAGCGTACTCCTCAAGAGTGCGGACCAGAACCTTGACGTTCCTCGCCTTGCATACGCCTTGTCGCATCCTAGCATGGCGCGCAGACTCCTGTTTAGCGTCCTAGAGCGTATGCCTAACAATTGGAATAACTTCGCCTACGGCTACGGCAAACCAGATACGCTTCCCGTAGGAGACCAACACACCTATGACATATACATCCCGCCGACTAACAAAGACACCATTGGCAGTTTGCCGGATTGGAATAGCGGGACTGCCGCACAAAAGTGGATTATAACGCAATTGCAAGCGCAAGGTGTGACGCTACAGGGTTCCTAGTCGCATGGCCTAGTCTTTCCACGTGAGAGGCTAGGACAGGCTGCTATGGCCTAACAGGACGGTCCGCAAACCGGACGGAAAGAAGGATAACATGCGAAAGGTACACTTCGAGGTAGGCTACAGGATACACCCGGCAACCCGCGATGCGGAGTTTACAACCCCGTATTACACCCTAGGGAATTGGGACACCCTAGGTGAAGCGCAATTAGCTTGCCATCGCCTAATGCTAGATTGCCCTACATTGGAAGTACGTATTCTCGAATGTAGGCTGTGAAAAGTATTGCTAGGACGCTAGAATTAACTTGACAGTCTAGCGTCCAATGGAGTACTTTTATCATCAGAAATAACGTACTCCCCGCGATTGCCTACGCGGAAAGGAAAGGGAGAAAAATGAAGCAAACAATAGGACGTGTGCTGCACTCGGATGGAACAGTTAGTATTGTTCTTCCGGCGAACGGCAAGAAATTCGAACTCGCGGAATTGCAGAAGATTGTCGGCGGACTGATCGAGCATGTTTTTCTTAAGCCGGGAAACGGACGTGGTACGGCTTGGATTAACGAGGAGGGTAAGTTTAGCGGATTGCCCGTGAATCCCGCCGCGACACGAATCGTAAACCTTTTTGACGGTGACTATATCGTGGGCGATATGGTAATCGTGGAAAAGTCGTGTCTCTCTTGCGCGATGCTAAAAGCATACGGTAAAGATTAGTTACTAGTTTGGCGTGCTCGCCTATCTTGCGGGATGGGCGAGACAGGCTAAACATAAGAATACATTGGTGTTACGGGCTTTCTATTTCGTATGCCGCCTAATTGCCTAGGCGCAACAAAGGAGAAAAATGATTAACATACAATTAGTATTTCTCGCGGTTGGAATCTTTGTACTGATCGTTGGGGTTTTAATCGCGGCCAGTATCATTGAGTCCTAGTATTGTCCCGGCAGATTCTAAGGAGTCTGCCGCACAGAGTACTAGCAAAAAATACAAAAAATACTTGAAAATACTTCTTGACAAGGTTTAAAGTTTAAAGTATTCTTTTAAAAGAGGGGGAAACATGACAGACCCGATCAAAACTAATTGCCCTTGCAGTACGGAAGGAAGTTACGGCGCTCACTCTAACGACAATTCCTATGTCGTTAACTTGGGTGTTTTGAGTCCGTTTGTATGCTGTGCAAATCACGCCGGGCTGTACGCGAAATCCAAAACCACAAAAGTAACCCTAAATCCCGAGACACACAAAGCTAATTACGGCGGGAATTGCCCTTGCATGGGCGCTGAGCATGGCGCTACGCTTACACATTTCATGCACCACACAGAGGGCGACGAAGGATTTTTTGCTTGCGACGTTCACGCGCATTTGTATCAGCCTAAGAATTTTCTATGGATTGAAAAACTAGTTTGGCCGCTTGACGCTATGACCAAACTTCCAGTTGGCGAGGCTGTCCCGGCGGAAAAACCTGAAAACTTCAAATACCTCTGCCAGTGTGGTGTGTATTGGCTGGACGGCAAAGAGTATACCTATGGCGAGAGTACTAAAAGACCGACGCCGAAAACCCTCCGCGATTTTATAGATATTCACGGCAAAACCGAAATTTCCAAAATCAATCAAGCTACTGGGGAAGTGACTAAGCTGGATAGTCCCGCGATTGAAAAGTATAAAGCCGCGTATAAAGCGTATGATTTTTCGCCAGTTTTAAAAATGAAAGAAGATCGCCCGAAAATCACGGCGCGAACACAAAAAGCACGCGGATTGCAAGCTCTTGAGAGTTACTTAAATATGTCCAATATCGGCACGCTTGGTTTCGGATTGCATGACGCGAAAACTTGCAAGCCATCAAAACTAATAGACAAGTTTGTGCGGCCTTGCCCCATGCGGCCACGACACGGTTTTGTGGATTCTCGCGTTATCCGTAATGCGGACGAAGCCGCCGAAATTATCCGGCAGACTCTTGAAGCAGACGCGGAAGCCGAATTAGTTACCATGGAAAGAATTGAAGCCGAGTATTCCGGTATCTGGACAACTGGACACTTGGCGATTGGCACAGGAACAGACGGTGCGACCGCTGGTACCTCCGCGCTGACAATTCCGGTTATCGGCGACATGAGTAATTCTAAACTAAACAAAGAAGCCGGAATAAATAATGCCCCGTATATGGAATTGCTTTGGAAATCAGAAACACACTGCGGGGCACCTACGGACTTTCAAAGCTATGCCGTACAGTTGCGCGACGGTCCTGAGTTGCCCCAATCGAGTCAAGATTACATTCCGGCAGAAATTATAGTTTCTAACGTAATTCTGGCGGAAGGTGACTTGCTCGAATGGGAAACAAAAATGAAAAACGTGCCGCCGGGCACAATAGTCCATCACCCGAACGGTAGCCTTGCCAGCCATTATGCGATTCACGCGGTTTTAAACAATATCCCAGTTTGCATAACGTGGGCACCTAAGATTGGCGAGACTGTCCGCCCGACGACACAAGGTGAGACTAAGCCTAGCATCGAACTAATGCGTGCGGGATTCGTTATCGGTTGCAAAATGGAGATCCCGTACAACGAAGCTGCATATTTTATGCTGGCGGGATGCCATCATATTTCGCAATGGCGCGGAAAGCACGATATTTTACTAGGCGCGGCGATGGGCTGCGCGTGGCGTCTCACGATTGCGGCAGGACTCGGGGAGTCCCGGCACGCAAAAGGCGCTCGCAATTCACGGAGAATCAGCCGCGAAAGCATTTATGACAAAGCGTGGGCAAAAGTCGAAGCCTTGCCCGTTCGTAAGAAGTTTTCTAAAGCCATTGATGCGTTTTTGGACGCCGATCTGTGGCGCGAGGGTTTCGGCGGGAAGAGTTGGTTTAAGTTTGTCCGGTTTGGCGTGCTTATGTATAATTCGTTAGTGGACAAAAACCCAGACGGTGCGCTTGAGTTTTTGAACCAACTGGTACATTCCGAGCACAACAACGGCTGGGCATTTAACAAGTTTATCATGGGCAGCGAACTGGACAAAGTTGCCGAGTGCCCCGTATACGGTGCGGTACGCTGCGCTCCGCATATCTACAGGGTTTTAAATGCTACCGCTGACACAATCAAGCGTGCTGGTATGACATACCGCCGCAGGGCAAAACTTCTCTTGCCTAAGTTTGTCGAGGAACCGACCGCGCTAAAAGTAACTAAAGCGCAAGTTTGCATCAAAGACGGAGGCCCGGAGTTTGGCGGACTGAAAGTTAAAGTTTTCCACGTCCAATACAAAACGGGTTTGGGTACTTCCGAGTACAAAACGTGGAAAAACCAACCCGTTACTTGGAGTTATAAAACTTTGGAACGCGCGGAAAGCGCAATGAAAGACGATCCGCATACGGACGAGTTGCCGAGTTTCCGCAAGGGAAGCGAAACCAAGTATCACAAGCTTTCTAAGAAACAGGCCGGGTATTACACTGGCGGGTATAGCACAGACTATGTTTGTTTGATGCCAAAAGAAGTTATGCCAGAAACGGAAGCCGCGCCACGATCCAAAAAACGAGTAGCAAAACGAGTAGCAAAACCCGAAACGGTGAGGGACGCCGTACTTTCTTGTGGAAAATCTTTAAAGGGTGTGGTATGCTTGACAAAGCACCTAGTAAAAAATGCCATGATGAACCCTACACCAAAAGGCTACATGCACACTTGCGAAGTAGGCCACAACTGGGACGTGTGCGGACAAACTACACCAAAGTTTAAAACTCTGTGCCTTGAGTGTGCTGACAAAGCCGGATGGACCCCGCGTCACCCGATACAAACCGCGCAAGAAATCGCCGTGTGGGGTGATCTTTAAATGAGTAAGCGAAACCGCAAGAACCGAAACAAGAAAGGAAATATGAATCCGCGAACTATACACCCGATCAAGCCGCGCGTACAGTACACTCCGCGAACCTTGTGGAATTGTACCTCTGTCGAAGATGCCAAACTTAAATACGGCTTACAGCCATGGCAGGCCACCATGACGTTTGAGCAATTGGAAGTCTCTTGCCCCGACGTGGTAGAGGATTTAAAATGGGAGATTAATAACCCGGAGGAAGCCGCCAAAAGCTATATGGATTTGAAACAGGACGCAATGGAAGCGGAAGCCGCTCTCAAGGGCACCTCTAGTGACCCCGACGCTGTGGACGAAACCATTAGGCCGGAAGATAGATACCTAGACAAAGACTTCGCACAGGCTAATGCCGCCGCACTTACGAATCTCCCGCCAAAGCAATGTGTATTCGGTGCGGCCACGAGTAAGCGGTGCGAGAAAATGGCGGACGGCGCAAGCTCTTTTTGTAAAGAGCATGGGATTTTCTATAGCAGTACGCCGGGAAAACCCGCTTCTCAGTACGGGAGCTACCCTCCGCAAAGCGGACAAGGCGGACAAGCCTCCGCGCGTTGGTGGGATGAAAAAAAGACCGGACAGGGGCAATTATACAGTGCGTGTTTTCACAAACCTGTAGAAGTAATAGACGGTAAGACTTGGAAGGTATTTGCCGGGACTCGAATTGATTGCTTGAGTCAACTGCGCGGATTCGATCTGATTATAAACCTAACCGGACTCAAAACTATGCCGAACCATGACGTGCCTTTTGAGTGGTTTAACAAGTATAAGACTCACAAGGCTACGGAGATTAAGTTAGATTGGCCGGACATGGATTCTCCTGTACTTGACCCGGAGTTTTGGAAAGACCTTGTTAAACATATGGCCGAGAAGAAATCTAAAGCTTTAGTTTTCTGTATCGGCGGACACGGCAGGACAGGCACCGCGATTGCGTGTATCCTAGTCGCTACCGGATGGAAAGCACAAAAAGCGATTGACTGGATTCGTACAAACTATTGCAGCCAAGCCATCGAAACGGTTACGCAAGAAAACTATATTGAGGAAGTAGATTATGAATTAAACAACCGCCGACCGCGCAAGAAGCACGAGCGCCTATGCGAACATTGCAAGAAACCGCTAATCCCAAGTGAGCATACTTTGTGCCAACGCATAGATTGCATAGACTCGCGGATTAAGCCGGGATCGAAGCCGGAGCCTAGGTTGCCAGATTTGGCGAACTGTGAGACTTGCGGAGAGCCTAAGACCCTAACCGACGACGACCCGAGAGTTTGTAACAAGTGTGACCGCGCGGCTTGGACAGAGGAACCAAAACTCCATGACGACGGACCCATGGCAGGAACCTTTTGTACCGATTGCGGAGAACCACTAGAATATCGCTTGACAAGTTTGTGCGAACAGTGTACAAAAGAAATCGCAATGGAAAAAGAAGAAATCGCAATGGAAAGAGAGGAAACATGCTCTGCCCGATCTGCCATAAACTAGTTGTAAACGGCTTGTGTGAGGGGTGTCTAGGCGACCTAGCAGACAATATGAGTGATGAAAACCTGCTGGATGCTTTGGGACCCCAAACTTTGTCAGAAATGCGCCGTATGCGCGAGTTTGTAGAAATGGAGTTGTCACAGTGACTCTCACCTATGTCCGCAATACGGACGGAAGCTTTAGCAAGTCTGGCGAGGTTAAAACGCGTAGAGTGTACGTCCGCGTACTTAAAAACGACGTGTGGTCTGTGCCTATGGCCCCGCTGAATCGCGTTGGGCTGGTAGCACAGATCGAAGCCGAACTCCTCAAAGGTGCCGCCGCGAAACTAACCGGCGATGCCTACGAACTCACAGAGATTCAATCGGAAATGACAGAAGAAACTAAAGAGAAACTAAAGAATATAGGTAAAGAATTGGAGGAAGAAGCGTGAGCGAAACTTACGAACAAAGTTGTCAAGACTACGTGAAAACCGCCGAAGAAATCCTAGAGTATTTACCCCGGCTGACTCCTGCACAGGTTGCACACGAAGCGGCTATCCGGCTTGATTGGGAGCTATTCGGCGAGATTGAGTTGGAGCGGGTAGCCACGATTGAGAAGTTTATTCTAAAAGCCGTGAATTACGCCGTCCGTTTTGCGGACAAAATCGAAACGCCATACGAAGAAGAAACGGGAACCGTCTGGCCGACCGAACTAGGGTGTGGAGGGTAACATGATAGTGTTTAAAATCTTAGAATACTGGGTTATCGCGTCACTCGCGGTTGGAGCTATACTTTGTATTCGCGGACTGCGGAGGTAAAATGCAAATCTGGAAATTCCCGATCAACGGCGAAAAACTATGGACTAAAAGGAGTTTAAAATGAGTAGCGACCGCGAACTAGAAAAATACTATCTACAAGAAAGTCTCGAATGGGCGTTAAGTAAAATAGAATTTCCACTTGTACCAGACCGCGAATACAAAACGATGGCGACAGGATGCCCCGGCTGCCGCGTATTGTGGGTACGAGATATGGTACATGCGGAGGATTGCCAATATATCGCGGCTAAGGAACTATGCTAGACACCCCATCTGGCATCTTAGCTAGGCCGACGCCTAGTATCTGGCCGTTAGGGTATACGGGACGTTGCACAACTATAATTAAATGCGCCATAGCTTGAGTAACTTCGGCAGGGTTTAGATTTCCTAAACCTTGTTCCAATTTTATAATTTTTCCAGTGACAAGTTCGCCAAGACCGAGGGAGAGATATACGATGTTCCCTTCTTCAACAGCGTTTCCATTACAATCCTTGAACTGCATAATTGTTCTCCTTTGTGCAAATATAGCAATGCGCTTAAAAGTATACGACTGTCATCTTTAAAGAAGCCGAGGCCAAAATTGCAACGAACGCATAACAAGCCGCGAACACATTTACCACAAGATGTATTACCGGGACAGCATGCGTGGTCGTGGTCAACGTGCCACTGGTTGTTTATGCCGCCCGGAACAGAAGTCCTACAAATACCACACATGTTCCCTTGTCGAGTAAGCCGTGCGGAAAAGTCCTCCGCGCTTACGCGGTGCTTCCGCAGCCTAGCTCCGTCAGATTGTTTTTTCCTAATGCACTTAGTACAAGCATACGTAAGCATTAAAACACCACGTCTTTTTTCATAACGAAACGCGGTTGGCTCTAAATACTTTTCACACGCTGAGCACCACTTTTTACCGTCTCGCCACTTTTCAAAGGCGGTAGAACAACACTCGCGGCATCGCGGACGAAGCCCGCTAGTTTGGCTATTAGATTTAAAAAAGTCTTTAATTGGCTTTAGTTTCTTACAGTTACAACATGTTTTCTTACCGTTTATAACGGGGATTCTACGATATGACAAGTTTTATTCGTTTTCCTCTCTGTTAGGTCGGCGGGTTGCCTTAGCGCCTGCACCACATTCAGGACATACCCAGCATCCTAGGCTGTGCGTGTCTAAGCAATTCGGCTTAGTTAATTGGGTTTTACAGTCTTTGCAAAAGTATAAGAAAACAGGCTTACCGCGCGGACGAACGAACTTAGATTCTCTCATAAAGCAAGTATAGCACAGTTTTAAAATAATTGTAAAACCGCTTGACAAGGTTGCAGAAAGGGTGTATTATTCTAATATGAGTTTAATTGTCTTAGCACACAATATTACGGGAATCGACTCAAGTCGGCGTGTCCTGTAACAACGGCGCGGACCCTACCACACGTAAAGTAGGCGACATTCTTATTGTCGCGTGCGATTATTCCGCTGACTCGGCGGACAAAAGGAAGTACTAGGAGTTAAAATGGGATACTACACAAAGTATAGTTTACAAACAAGTTTGGGAAACAACGAGGCGTCCGAAGAAATCATTGCCGAACTCAGGGCAAAATATGACGAAGCGGAATACGCTTTGGATGAAACCGGAGCCAGTACTTATCAGGAAAGTAAGTGGTACGACCACGAGGAAAACTTTAGAGAATTTTCCAAACTCCATCCTAAAGTAGTTTTTACTCTGTCCGGCGAGGGCGAGGAATCCGGCGATATTTGGACGGAGTACTATTTAAACGGCAAGTGTCAAGTCGCCAAGGCTGAAATTAAAGTCGAGCCATTCGACAGTAAGAAACTAAAATGACGGCCAAAGAATACATAGAAAATATATGGGGCGGTAAGCACTACGTTACTGAGGAAACTGCGTTGCAAGATTTAATAGACTCTCATAGGCGACTCCGCAACGACAATGTGCGAATGGGAGAGATTTGGTGCAAGCTACCTAAGTGGAAGCAAAGGTTTTATGTTTGGCTTGGAGTTAGGCCGTGGTAAAACCGCTGAATTGGTTTCAACACGCACAGTACCTCCGAATTGTCCGCTTTACGGACGGCAAGCGGGAAGGGAGAATTACCAAAATTAGCCGAATTATTGGCTTGACTTTTGGGATTTTGTGTGGTATTATTCTGTATGTCGTGAGAGTAGCTTTCTGGCTTAGTTTTGTAGTAGGAGTAGTTATTTATGCGATAGCCGCCGCACTCGCGGACTACGCGCAAGGGGCTGACAATGGAAAACACTAATTTTCGTCTCGCTACGATTGCTTTGTGGCATTTGTTCACTAATCGCAAAGTAATCAAGCTTAACGATCCGACTATGGCGCTTATCGAGAAATACGCGCCCGACCAATTCAACCATCTTATGAAGCAGCCGCTACCCACGACCATGGAGGCAAAACCTTTCTAATGCTAAACCTAAATCTTAAATGTCCGTTCTGTAAAAACTGTTTTGGTATGTATGATGTTAACCCGGCGAGGATTACTATTCATTGTCCGGTTTGCGGACAGTACCAGTTTCTTTCGCAGACAGTAGAAAGTACCTACGGCGAAGTGGTAGGCCGCGAGTGTAAGAAAGTTTTCTTAGGGCTGGAAAGACTCGGCACACGCAAGGATTCGGACACTACAAGTATTATTGAACTGGCGGCAAAAAAGATAGAAACTATAATCGAGTTATTCAAGGAGGGAAAGTAATGTCTAAAACAGCAACGAAAGAAACGCCGATTAATCAGGAAGCTAAGAGCACGAAACCGCTCGACGTGAAAAACCTGTGTCTTAAGTTTTTCATTAAAACGAGCGATATTCTCGAAATCAAGGGCGGCACCAAGGAAGTTGCACTAATCCTTACTCAAACCGAAGCCAAAACACTCCTATCCGCTATCAGCGGGGCTGGAATAGTCGCGCTGGAAAGCAAACACTTTGAAATGATGGAGATTTTCCTTACGTTATTCGACAAGATTAAAAACCAACTGGAGGGACTGTCTTAATTTTGAAGTCTCTCACTCCTATAACCACTATTGCAAGTCGGCTAGGTATCTCGCGGTACGAGGTTGAGAAAAACCTTGCCTCCGCGATGAATAAAATTAATAGGTACTTAGCCGACCATCCCGAGAAGAAAGACCGTTTACGAGAACTTCTCGATTATCTAAGGGAGAACTAATTAAACTTCATCTGGACTTCGAAACCGCCAGTCTCTTAGACCTTTCCGAAGTAGGTCTGTACAACTACGCGAGGCATCCTAGTACTCGCGTACTTTTGTGTGCCTACGCATTTGGAGAAAACCCAGTACAGCTTTGGCAACCGCATCTTGGAGCAATTCCCGCCGAACTACTCGAAGCTATCCGCAATACGGACAATAAGTTATTAGCTTGGAACGCCGGGTTTGAGCGCGAAATATTCGACGTTCTGCTAGGAATTAAAACAGACTACTCGCGCTGGATTGACCCTTCTGTGTATTGCAAGCATATGAGTATGCCGGGAGCACTGGAAGATTGTGGCGAAATCTTAGGTCTACCCGCCGACCAAGCCAAACTAAAAGACGGCAAACGCCTGATTCGTTTGTTCTGTGGACCCGCTGGTATGGGCGGCGAGGAAACTCTGTTTGGTATATCCGAGCCTAATTTTAGGGACTGGAACACGGACCCGCGCGATTGGGAACTCTTTTGTGAATATTGCAAACAGGACGTAGTAGCCGAGCGGGAGATATTCAAGTTAGTTTTGCCCCTGCCGCCGACAGAACAAAAAGGTTGGGAGCTAGACCAGAAAATCAACGACACTGGTATGCCTACCGACATGCAACTTGTAGGGAACGCCTCTAAGATGGCTATTAGAAGCCGTGACGAGCTATTAGCGCGACAGAAAGCCGTTACTGGCCTAGAGAACCCTAATTCTACTAAACAACTCTTAGAATGGGCTAGAAACGAGAAATACCCTTTTAACCAGCTAGACAAAGATCACGTTGTTATGGCACTCAAGAATAAAGCTATTTCCGACAGTTGCCGCGAAGCTTTGAAACTCCGGCAACTTATTTCTAAGACTTCTGACAGCAAACTTATAACTATGGCACAAATGGTTTCGCCAGACGGCTTTCTTAGAAATCAGTTTAACTATGGTGGGGCGGCCAGAACTTTCAGGTGGAGTGGTCGAGATGTTCAAGTACAAAATTTATTCCGCCCGACTAAAGACGTGGCGAGTAAACTAGATTTAGCCATAGAACTTGTCCGTAATGCGGATTACGACGGCGTGATTAAGGCTTTTCCTGCTGCTCCCGGCGACCCTAACCGAATCCTAGAAGTAACTTCTAGCCTTAGCCGAAGCAGTTTTAAAACTCCTGAAGGCTGGCATTTTGTAGTGTGCGATTTAAACGCTATCGAACCACGAGTAATAGGTCAAGTCGCCGACTGCTCTGCCATGAAAAGAGTTTTTATTGACAAGCGGCCAGATGGTTCTAATATAGATTGCTATTTGGATTTTGGAGTTACTTTCTATCAGCGGCCATACGAAACCATTACTAAAGAAGAACGCCAACTTCTTAAGCCTGCATATCTTAGCGGCGGGTATGGTTCTGGCGGCGGCGATGAAGTAATTAACAAAAACGGCGACAAAGTTAAAACAGGCGTTTGGGGCTATGCCGAGCGTAACGGCGTAAACATGACTCGCGCGGAAGCCCATAAAGCCGTAGCCGTGTACCGCGAAAAATTCCATGAAATCCCTACTGCGTGGGCTGACCTAGATTATATCACGCATAAAGTAATCCGCGATAGAGTCGAGATGAAACTTAGGGACTTGACTTTTGATATGGTTGGGAATACAATGCGGATTAAGCTTCCTTCTGGAAGGTATTTGCACTACATAAACGCCAGACTGGAAGTACAGACCATCCAAGGTAAAAAAGGCCCCTACGAACGCGAAGCAATGGTTTACGATGGCCGGATGCTAAACGGCGGCTGGGGCAAAATCACAACGTGGGGTGGGAAGTTAATAGAAAATATCGTTCAAGCTATCGCGCGGGATATTTTGTTACATGGAATGTTCCTAGCCGACGAACTCGGATTTAAAATAGTAGGAATGTTCCACGACGAACTCGCATGTTTAGTCCGCAATACGGACAAGTGGACTCTTAGTTTAGATTGTCTCGCGGACTGCATGAGTACGTCGCCAGTATGGTATAATGGACCTTTGGCGGCTGAAGGGTATATCGGCGAAAACTATAGAAAGGCTTAAAATGACTCACAACAGAACGTGGCCCAACGCAACAACTGGAACTCCGTTCCTCCCCTACGGCGGCTACAAATGCCAAACTCACGGCAAATGTACAGTATACCGCGTAGGAAAGCACATGTTTATTCACGTTAAGACAATTATGCAGATGGTGGTATCCTGTCCGCCGCACGCCTTAACCCACAGCTATTCCGATTTGGGCGGCTACGAAAAATACTAAATACTTCTTGACAAACTTTGCGGAACGTAGTATTATTCGGTTGTGAACGCATCTTGGAAACGCGGCTTTGACACGGCTAAAGTTGCTTCGGAGCTATCCGTAGCTCCTAGGCGTGCGCGTAAGCTAGGGGCTGCGCTGTACGCGGGAAGCAATCTACTTAGTATAGGATTTAATACTTATTCGCAGTCGCATCCGGCGGCTGAACGCGGTTGTAATCTTCACGCGGAGCACAGAGCAATTCTTAGGCGACGGTGGCACGAAGACAAGGGTAATCTTATAATATACGTTTTTAGGCAGTTAGCGGATGGGACTATTGCGAACTCCACACCTTGCCCGCACTGTATGAAATTGCTTAAGGAAGCTGGTATTAGAACTGTACGCTTTACGGATAAATTTGGCCGACCTACGGAGGAAAAACTATGAGCGCAGACAACGGAATTTACATCGGAAATTTTAGTGATGGAGTCCGCGCGATTCACGCACAAGCAATAGACAATTTGTGGTATCCGAACGATGAAAACTCATTTTACATTTGGGAGTATTTTAAAGATTCGCCGATTTATCCAGACCTCGTAGCCGCCTATGCGTGGGCGGGTAAGCAAGGGGAAGAATTATTTGAGGAAGGCTTGCCCCTTGAATACGGAGTATCTTATCTGGCATTTAACAAACCTTTCGCCGAATACACAAAAGAAGCCTTGACAAGTCCTGAGTATAAGGAGTACAATACTAACGCTTAGGAGGATTTATGCGCTGCGAAGAGTGCGGGGAAACCCTAGCTGTTGCGGAACTCTGCGATATGTGTAATTGCTGTTATGATTGCTGTATGTGTTGGGATGAATCCGGCGGGGATGACGATTTTGTAGACGATTACGGTATGCTTTCAGAACAGGATTTTACATAATGTATAATTATTGGGATTGGCTTTCGGACAGCATTTTTTATAATATGGTTTTTGGCGTAATTGCCGCAGTTGTGTTTCTAGTCGGGTATGTAATTTGGGTTAAGTTGCAAGAGTGGTACGAGGGTGACTAATGAAATACGAAATCTCCAATCTAAGCAAAGCATTAGTAATGGCGGCGAAAGCGCACGCTGGACAGGTGGACAAGTCCGGCGAGCCGTACATCCTGCATCCTCTACGAGTAGCTTTTAACTATGGTTTAGTCGGCGACGAAATCGTGGTGGGATTGCTCCACGACGTTTTAGAAGATACGGACGTTAGTTCCGACGAAATATTACAAGAGTTTGGCGAAGAAATCATGCTGGCGGTAGAGTCTGTTAGTCGTGGTTACACTAATCCGCAAAGCGGACACATGGTATTTAAACCGCGCAACGACTATACCAAAGAAGTCTACGTTGATTTTATCCGCCGCGCGGGAAAGAACAGAATTGGTCGCAAAGTAAAAATCGCGGATTTAAAAGACAACTTAACTCCGGCGAGACTCGCGGCTTTACCAGAGTCCGAACAGGGAATATCTAAACGCTACGAAAACGCACTACGAATCTTAGAAAAAGGAGAATAAAAATGAACGCTACACAGATACGGTTGGCCGGAAAAGTGGGTAAACGCCTTAGAAAAAGCTAAAACTCCACTATCTAAAGCCAAAGTCGCATGTAAGTTCCTACGCGAAGTCGCCAACACAGACGGTAAGATTTTACACTTGACAGAGTAACCTAACTGTGGTAGTATGAACTGGGCTGGTGACACCGTAGGTCGCTCCGAAAGTGTCAGAGCGGTTGGTATGATCCAATCTCCTTGGGGACAGGATACCAAGCTGAGCGGGACGCCGCAGGCCCTTAACTTTTATGGAGGAAAAATGACTTTCTCGGAATATACTAACGAATGGCGCGAACTAATTCTCACGCTTAAAAAACCAGCTTCCAGAGCTACAATGGAAAGCCACATAAGAAAAGCATGTGAGACTTTTGGCAAGTTGCCATTAGATAGTATTTCCGAGAAAGACATTCAAATTCATTTAACCACGCTAAGTAAGGAGGTATCGGCCAAGTCAGTAAAAAACTACTGGGGTACGCTCCGGCTAGTGTTTAAACAAGCTGTAAAAGAAGGGCTGATTCCTAAGATTCCGTCGCCCGAACTACCCAAAACATCTAAGCAGCCTCAACCGTGGCTTACGGCACAGCAGTTAAAATTTCTACTAGTCGCCTGTCCGCCTGCGGACAAAGAATTGTGGTGGCTATTCGCGGAAACGGGTTTGCGAGCAGGGGAAGTGTTTGGACTTAGAATAGAAGATATTAATTTGGACGAAAAGTATATCTCCGTTAACCAATCTGTATATGGCGGACAAGGGCAAACGCCTAAAACGGCTAACGCGATACGAAGTATTAGTATTTCACAAGAGCTTGCAAACCTAATTCACCACTACGTGCAATATAATTCTAAGGGAGAACTAAATCCTATTCGAAGTACCGAAGGGTTTTTGTTTTGTTCTCGCGCGGGAACACCTTTGCGCCAGCCTAACGTACTTAAGTTTAAACTTTATCCTTTGCTCAAGACGTGTGGTATTGAACCGGGAGGCTTCCACATGTTCCGCCGAGGAAACGCAAGTATTATGGCGAGTTTAGGCGTGCCTGAAAAGCTTGCTGCGGACAGACTGGGCCACGGTTTGCCGGGACTTACTTTTGGGACTTACGCTCAGTCTGGACCTGTCCGTAATGCGGACAAGGAAGTCGCTGAAAAAATAGCGGCGGAACTTAAAAATCCATCTTCTACAGTAGCTATAGGAACGGGAAAGTTTTCTACATGAAATGCCCGACTTGTGATGGAACGGGCAAACAGAAACGCTCTATGCTTGTTGGTGATAAAATGACAACGTGGTACTCACCAGTTGCTAAATGTAATGTCTGTAAGGGAACTGGAATCACGGAGAAAATCGCGGAGGTTTTAAAATGAAACTAAATAAAGGTGCGGTAAGATTATTGGCAGAATTGTGCGATACGCCGGAAACGACAAGAAAAATTCTTAAAGTTAGTAAAAAAGAAGCCGAGAGACTGTTTAAAGCTGCTAAAAAGGCATTGAAATGAGACTTCTAGTATGCGGTGGGCGAGAGTATAATAACAAAAAACTGGTGTACGAAATTTTGGAAAAATTTAACGGAGTTGACGAAAGCGTCAACATAGAAGTTGTGATTCACGGAGGGGCAAAAGGTGCAGACTCCTTGGCTGGAATAGTGGCTGAAACTCTTTTCTTAGAAGTTCTTGTATATCCCGCCGACTGGACTAAACACGGTAAGTCCGCCGGACCTATTAGAAACGCTCAAATGCTAAAAGAAGGCAAACCAGATTTAGTATTGGCTTTTCCCGGCGGCAAAGGTACAGAAAACATGATTCTTCAAGCAGTAAAAGCCGGAGTACCTGTTTTATTGGTAAAAGACGAAGGAGAATTATGAAAATCACTGGATTGCTTTTAGGAGTTTTGTTTTTAGCTGGGTGCCCGGATAACGACAGTGTTAATTCGTTATCACAACACGTGTCACAAAACGTGACCTCCGTACCGGAGCCATCCACGCTATTACTACTTACGATTGGAATCGCGGTTGTAGGCGCGATCTATTTTTGGAAGCGGTAAACTAAAGAAAGCTCTTGACATTCCCCGGGTGGAGTAGTATAGTACACTAGTGACCGTAGTGTAACAGTAGCACTTAAGCCTGTGGCGCTTACAGTAACGGTGCAAATCCGTTCGGCCACCCCAAAAAGGAAAAAGTAATGGGAATTGGTTCTATGAAACAACTAAAACGCGCACAACTTGGTTTGTGTCGAGGCTGTGGTAAAAATCCGTGCGTCTGCAAACACAAAGGAAACCAATCCAAAGCAAACAGAAACGCATCCCCGCGACGTTTAAAACCGATTGGAGGCTAAAATTGCCTTTTTGCGATACACATCTGCACCGCTGGTACGACGATAAAATCGGCGGCTGTCCAGCTTGCGAACATAGAAACATCCAGCCGGACGATGCGCTTCTTATTCAATGGGAGAATTGCCGACACATAGACGCGCATACTAAAAACGCAACCGCGTCAAAATACATTCTTACTTGTTGGCACGGAGTAAAAGAGCGCGTAGAAATTCTGGAGAAACTAATGCGAGCTACGATTGTGGGGAAAAACCTATGACTAAGCGAAACCTAGCGGGGCTGCTAATTCTATGTTTTGGTATGACGTTTCTAAGCACAAAACTAATTTCGTCCGCCGGGGAAATCCATCTTCCCGCGCGATTGACGCCGCGTCCGCCTAAACTAAGTTATTCCGTATACCGGACAGCACCTATTCTAGTCGCCGGAGTGTTTGGCCGTTCGGCGGGATGCGACAACCTAGACACAAACTTAGTTATGGACACGGCTAACGCCGCATTAGACGAATCAGTAGACCCTGAAGTTATGGCGAGTATTATAGCGGTAGAAAGTGCGTGTAATCCTTACGCGGTTTCGGCTAAGGGAGCGGTTGGATTAGGGCAAATTAATGTTTCAGTTTGGCGCAAAACCTACGACTTTCAGGAACAAGTAAATTTATTTAATCCTCTTGACAATTTGAAAATAACTGCTAAAATACTATCAGGACTTATTAATCAGTATGGTGTCCGCGAAGCGGTAACTAGGTATCAGGGTTTGGGAATTGGCGGCGACCCGCAATACGTATCTAAGATTCTTAGTTTGGCTAGGAGGTAACATGACCGACTCAAATAAACCGCAGCCGCCAAGCCGGGAGATAGAGTACGTAACGGTTACAGATTCCATAGAGGCTTGCATTTCTACCAATGAAGTTGGTTCGCCTCGCGCTGTATCGGATGCCCGCGCTCAACTGGCGTACTTAGTGGATTCCATACATTCACTCACCACTGAATGCGCCGACCTCACCGCGCGGCTGGCTGAGGCGCAGCAGTTATTGAAGTATTATACTATAAATGGGAGTGTCCCAAGTGAGTAATTTTAACATGATTGAATCAGAAGGAAGTTATATAAAAGCTTGGAATCACGGCGTTCCTTTTGAAGAAGCCGCCATTAAACAATCACAAAACGTAGCAAAACTTCCGTTTGTAAAAGGAGTGGCGCTAATGCCCGACTGCCACTGGGGTAACGGATGCACTGTTGGTAGCGTGATTGCGCTAGAAGATGCAATTCCTCCTTCAATTGTTGGCGTGGATATTGGATGCGGTATGATGGCAGTTAGAATTGATATTGACCCGGAGTATGTGATTAACAAAGCGTCCGTAATGCGGACAGAAATAGAACGAGTAGTCCCGGCTGGCCGAACTAATAATGGCGGCGAAGGGGACAGGGGGGCGTGGCACAATGTGCCAGAACACATTGCAAGAGTGTACCACGAGGAAATATTTGGTAAGGCGGTGTTTTTGTGGGAACAGCATCCAGAATCTAAAAGTAAAAATGCAGAACGCCAACTTGGAACTCTTGGGACCGGGAACCATTTTATTGAAGTCAGTCTTGACGAACTTCGACGGGTGTGGGTGGTGTTACATTCAGGTAGCCGTGGCTTTGGTAATCGTATTGGGAGCTACTTCACTAACTTGGCTAAAAAGAAGTGTGAGAGGTATCATGTCGTACTTCCAGACCGCGAATTAGCGTTTATCCCGCGCGGGGAGAAGGAATTTGACGAGTATATAGATGCTTTAAAACTAGCCCAAAGATTCGCTTGGCTTAACCGCGAGATTATGATGAAGGCGGTACTTGGTGTTTTAAATTGTTCGCCAGAAGAAACCATACATTGTCATCATAACTATATGAACGAAGAAAAACACTTTGGTAAGAAGCTATTTATTACCCGCAAAGGCGCTATTCGTGCGAGACTTGGTGATATGGGAATTATTCCCGGCTCTATGGGAGCGCGTAGCTATATTGTGGAAGGTCTAGGGAATCCCGATAGCTTCTGTAGCTGTAGTCACGGCGCGGGGCGAACTATGTCGCGGACTCAAGCTAATAAAACTATAACTGTGGCGCAACACGCGGCTGCTACCGCTGGAATCGAGTGTGATAAATCCGCCGGAACAGTGGACGAATCGCCGTCAGCTTACAAGCCGATTGATGCTGTTATGGCCGCGCAGTCAGACCTAACCCGTCCAGTACACGAACTAAGACAAATTATTAACGTGAAAGGAATAAGCGAGCGACGATGAAAAAAGCTAAAACCGCGAAACTAGCTATATTCTTTGGAATTGCTTTGGCCGCCGCAGTAACAGTGGCTTTGAGCAATACGCCGACTTATATTATTTGCATTTTGTCGGCGGTTATGCTATTATCACTATATAGGATTTTTGAATTTAAGGAGTAACATGTATATAGAAGGTTTTAAAAACAATGAAGACGTAGCGAGTAATTACGCCGGGGAGCACTATGGAGACACTGGCCCAAAAGCAAAAGACTATCAGAAAATTCTAGACGAACTTAATGCTAGTATCGTACACGCGGCTTGGTATGGGTACGGGGGCTACGAAGGAAGTAGTTTTGTACTTTATACTAACGCGGACGGCAAACTTAAAGAAGTAAACGGAAGCCACTGTAGCTGTTTTGGTTTGGAAGGTCAGTGGAGGCCGGAAGACACTACTTGGGAATCTCTCGCGCATATTATAGAAAAGGGACAAAAGTTTACCGGCGACTATGACGGATACAAAGGAAAGAAAGATTTAAACAAAGCTATAATTCAATTAGTACAAGAAAAAGTCGGGCGAACTCTTGTCCGCAAAGCGGAGGCCCAATGAGCGCACCACACCAAGCAAGTGTGTTTGGAAGTTTGCTGGGTTCAGTAGGCGAGGGAGCCGCCGAACCAGTCAAGGCAAACCACCAAGTACCCGTCGTCCGCATTACGGACATTCTGCCGCATACAAACGCAGACACACTAGAAATTATTCGCACGCTCGGCTACCAAACCATTGTTAAAAAGGGAGATTTTAAAGTCGGCGATTTAGCCGTTTTTGTGCAGCCGGATTCGGTTGTGCCAGAAATTAAAACCTTTGAGTGGCTTTGGGGCGACGCGATTGGACCCATTCCAGTACGCCGACGCAGAATTAAAGCTAAGAAGCTGCGCGGAGAGTGGAGCGAAGGGTTGCTTCTACCGATTACTGATTTTCCAGAACTGACGCCAGATGTAATTAACGGACGTTACGACGTTGCCCCTTTGCTTGGAATTACTCACTACAACCCGCCGGAAGACGTAGAAACAGACGGTACTTCTGAACGCGGACCACAGTTATTCGTCCAATGGTTAGCCGCCGAGTTTACGGACTTGGCCGACTGCAACTTAAGGTAGTCTCGAATTTGTTCTTGGAGGCAGAAAAATGAAACAACTTGGTGAGGGTATAAAAGAGTTTGGTATACTGTTATTTCTGTCCGGCGGAATACTGTTTCTTTTTTGGGCTGGAACGGTGTTTTTCACGTCCGTATTGCGGACAATAGGTGGACTATGAAAATCTGCGGCAGCGAAGTCTTATTTAACTTTGGAAACACTCTAGTACACATTCCTACTGGACGAGTGTTTGTAGTGGCTAAAATCCGCATAATCAACGAGGAAATTATGTACGCCGGGACAGACGGCGGCTTAGTAGACCAGTCGGAACTAGCTCCTTACATTACTGCGACGAGCGCACGAGCATGAAAACGGCGATTTGGTTTATAGTTGGATGTATTATTATATTTTTGTTATTTAAGCTGTCACCCACACACCCGACTTTGGCTGTAGGTCTTGCTTGGGTTTTTGGTGGACTGAGCGCGCTAGTGAGACAAAAACTATGAACATAATTCAGCCGAGTTTTGACCTTATCCGTCCGCAAACCGCACAAGAAGGTGTTGAGCAGTTACGCTTTATCGAGCGTATGGCGCGAATAAGTCATAGAATGGAGGATAAACAAACAATTGATTCTTGGCAGAAGTTTATTCCAGCCGTAGTAATGGGACATGGGGATTGGTCAGTTGTGGAACACGCTTCTGCGACTGTAATATTTAGAATTGATAGAGGCTGTACCCACGAATTAGTTCGCCACAGACTTTTTAGTTTCACACAAGAAAGTACACGATTTGTTAACTACCAGAAAAAGGGTGAAATAGAAGTAATCGCGCCGGAGCTATCTAAGTGGACGGATTTTGATTGGGAGTCACCCATCGCACTTTCTTTAGACGCTTACGACAGGGCGCTGACAAACGGTTGGAGGCCGCAGGAGGCACGCTCTCTGCTACCTAACGCCTTAGCCAGTACCATAGCCGTGACTGGGAATTTGCGCTCATGGCGTTGGATTTTCTTGGCGCGAACTACGCAGGAGACGCATCCTGATTTTCGTCGCGTTATGATACCGTTGTTAAAAGTTTTTCAAGACCGCATACCTTTGTTGTATAATGATATTACGCCAATGGAAAAGCAATCAGTTTCTATGGCGAGGGTACACTAGTCCGCAAAACGGACAGAAAGAACAAATTGACTACTGAGCCTTTGATGACGCCGTACCAAGAATTTATTTACGTTAGCCGCTACTCCCGATGGAATAACGAGAAAAAACGCCGCGAGACTTGGCCTGAAACCGTAACTCGATATGTAGAGTATTTCAAGCCGCGAATACCTAAAGACCTAAGAGAGAAAACATCTAAAGAAATCTACGATGCTATTTACTACGGTGAAGTCATGCCTAGTATGCGTGCGTTTTGGTCTGCCGGACCCGCGTTAGACCGCGATAACGTCGCTGGATACAACTGTGCATATTTAGCTATAGACAATCCGCGAGCGTTTGACGAAGCGATGTATATTTCTATGTGTGGGACCGGAGTTGGTTTCTCCGTGGAACGACAGTATATTACTCATTTGCCCGTAATCGCTGAAGAATTTTTTGAATCAAACACAGTTATAAAAATTCAAGATAGTCGAATCGGCTGGGCGCGCGGATTTAAAGAACTAATCAGTCTTCTGTATGGCGGCATGATTCCTAAGTGGGATTTGAGTTTGCTACGTCCGGCGGGAGCCGTGCTTAAAACATTTGGTGGGCGAAGTTCTGGACCCGGACCACTGGACGAGTTATTCAGATTTACGGTTTATCTATTCAAAGAAGCCGCCGGGCGAAAACTCACAAGTATAGAATGTCACGATTTGCTCTGTAAGATTGCAAGTGTGGTGGTAGCTGGCGGAGTTCGGCGATCTGCTATGATTAGTCTAAGCAACCTATCTGACGACCGTATGCGGGACGCCAAGACTGGTAAGTGGTGGGACGACTACCAGCACCGCGAACTTGCTAACAATTCTGCTGTATTCACAGATAAGCCTGATATGGGTATATTCTTAAAGGAGTGGACAAGTCTTTATGAATCCAAAAGTGGAGAACGAGGAATCTTTAATAGAGAAGCTGCAAAACTACAGGCTGCAAAAAATGAACGCAGAGTCGTTGAAGACATTGAGTTCGGAACCAATCCTTGCGGAGAAATTTTACTCCGCAGTTGTCAGTTCTGCAATCTCTCTGAAGTAGTTATTAGAGAAGATGACGATTTAGAAAGTTTAAAGCGTAAAGTTCGAATCGCCGCGATTATCGGAACGCTGCAAAGTACGGTAACTGACTTTAGGTATCTGCGGCCAATCTGGAAGAAGAACTGCGAGGCTGAGCGACTACTAGGAGTTAGTCTTACCGGAATTATGGACAATCGTCTTACGGTCGGCGGCGATTTAAAAGATACCAGACCGGGAGGCAAACTAGCCGAAACTTTAGACGCTCTTAGAAAAGTCGCTATAACCACTAACAAGAAGTGGGCGGATAATTTAGGGATTAAACAGTCCGCCGCGATTACTTGTGTCAAACCTAGCGGAACCGTGAGTCAACTTATGGGGTGTAGCTCCGGCATACATCCTAGCTATAGCCGACACTATTTACGTGCGGTTAGGAACGCGTCCAAAGACCCTGTTAGTGAGCTTCTAAAGGCTTCTGGCGTTCCCAGTGAGCCGGGAGCATCCACAGCACAGAACGTAGACGTATTTTATTTCCCTGTCAAGGCCGCCGAATCGTCCGTAATACGGACAGAAATCACAGCTTTGCAACAGTTAGACCTTTATTTAGTGTACCGAGAACACTGGTGCGAACACAATCCAAGCTGTACGGTATATGTTCGCGGAAACGAGTGGCTAGATGTGGCGTCGTGGGTATACAGGAACTTTGATAAAATCGGCGGGATTAGTTTCCTCCCTTATTCAGACGATGGACATATATATAAGCAGGCTCCGTACTCAGAAATGTCAGAAGTTGAATATAATCAACGAGTTAAAGATATGCCGAAAATAGACTGGACAAAACTTCAAATGTATGAGACAATAGACAATACAAGCGGAAGTTTGGAACCAGCTTGCAGTTCAGGACAGTGTGACTTATGAAAACATCTTTAGAAGCATTTTTAATCGTAATTATAGTAATGAGTAGTATCGGCGGCCTACTGACAACTTCAAAACTCACTAATTATCACTATTCCGATTTGGATGCCGGGATAGGTTACGATGTAGTTTCTTTACTTTGTTCAATTGGCCTACTAGTGTGGGCTACTATTTTACTACATTTGAGCTAGACAGCACAGGCGTGCGGGTTGGCCTTATAAGCCAGCGAAAGCCCCGGACTGGGGCGACGGCGTGGCCCGATACCACGGTCTAGTACCAATTCGGGACGATGGCGGAATTAGACGCTGGCCGACAAAGCTGATTTACTGTGAGTTAAAATCTCACTCGTCCCACACCAACTGCGAGATGGAAAAATGGTATTTCGCCAGTCTCATAAGCTGGAGTTGCGGGTTCGATTCCCGCTCTCGCTACCAATTTTAGGAGTAAAACATGACGTGGGAAGAAAGCGATTTAATTCAGATAGGAGTAACAAATATGTTTTTTAGTCGAGCCAAAGCCCTAGAAGAAATAGAAAACAACGATAAAAAAATTGTAGGCGATCTATTATTAGCGTTTGGAAGACAACAAAATACTTGGGAATTATTTGCATTTCGCTTGAATGCTGGCAAAGTGTCGCGGCACACGATGGCGCGCCTTGCTAGTCTTGTTCAAGCATGTGCTGGCAAACGAACCACTTATGAGAAAGTCACAAATGGTAAGACTTGGTTTGATGCAGAGGCCCGATGACGAGACGAATCATTGTTGGGTTTTCTGGCGGGGTTACCTCCGCGTGGTGTGCCGGATGGGCGCTTAGAAACTACCCGCGAAATGAGATTGTCTTGCTTTTCCATGATACTAAGGCTGAGCATCCTGATACGTATCGATTCCTAACGGAGATGGCAGCGGCTCTCAATATGCCGATCATTGAACGATCTGACGGGCGAAGTTTGGATGAAGTGTTCGACGCCCATCACGCCATGGCCAGTAGCCGCATGGGATTCTGCTCGGAAGAATTGAAGGTCATTCCGGGTCGTAAGTTTATGGACGAACTGCGAGCATCGGGCGTCGATGAGATTATTCGCCTGTTCGGGTTCTCGGCACTCGAATGGCAACGCATACAACGGTACACGATGTACGCCGAGCAAGGCGGATGGGCGATTCGTTTCCCGATTGCGGAAGAAGGCATCACAAAGCAACAGTGTGCCGACTGGTGTCTTTCGCTCGGAGTGCGACCATCGGCAATGTATGCTTGGTCTGATCATGCCAATTGTGTTGGCTGCGTTAAGGGCGGCAAAGCGTATTGGTTGGCCGTAAAGGAAAATGCTCCGGAAATTTTCGAGCAGCGGAAACAGCAAGAGACGTTCTTTGGTCATCAGATGTTTACGGGCCACGTTTCCCTTACTGATCTTGAGAGAGACGGTCTCAAGCGCGAAGTAAAGCGGCGCGAGTCCATCGACATCGGTCCTTGCGAATGTGGAGGATAGTATGAAAACAGAGGGGATTTATATACTTAACAATTGAGGGGGACTTTAACGTGCTTAGAATCATAATCAGAACGGAGGATAGGGGAGCCGCAGCAAACGTGAATGGGGCGACGTGTGACACCTATTATACGACCTTTGATGTTGACTTGCCAGAAGTCGAAGCCTATCTTCTTGAACATAAAAGCAATGGGTACGTGAATAGGCACCTCATGGGAGTTCAACTTGAACCAATAAATCGTGTCGCAGGAAAAACAGAATATCCCAATTGTTAAGTATATAAATCCCAAATACTTTAAGACAGTTATCTAGCATTCTGGGCTTGGATATGAATTGGGATTGTAGTATCAGCGGAACTTATTATACATATCACGAACTAAAAACTACATTTGATTCACTACGAAACAGACTTGATATTTTGGAAGGAAAACCAAAAATCTGCAAGACTTGCGGACAAAAAATCAATAAAGTTAAACCTGTGGTACAATCGAAATAGGAGAAAATATGGAAACTGGAACAGGACAAGCGGCGGTACGAACAGATAATATGTATATTCAGCCGGACTTACTCAAGCAGGCACAAAATCAAACTCTACCAACAAAAAGACTAGTAACTAAGCTGTGCGAAATCATGGAAGTAATTGGCTACGTACCTAAGAACGGCTTTAATAAGTTTCACAACTATGCTTATGTCCGCGAGGCGGATATTGTTGATGCTTTGCGTAAAGAGCTAACCAAACGAAAGATTTTCGTATACCCATCAATTATAAGTCAAAACACCATTTCTAACGCTTCTGGCGACATTACTAACCTGATGGTCCGCTGGACTTTTGAAGACGCCGAGACTGGCGAAACAAGAGAGTGTATTATACCCGGTTCCGGCCAAGATAAGGGCGACAAAGGCGTATACAAAGCTATGACGGGAAGTTCTAAGTACTTCCTAATGAAAGCTTTCTTTGTACCGACTGGCGACGACCCGGAGGCAGAGGATGGAAAAAAATCCGAGGGAACCGTCCACACACCAAAAGACTTTTCACAACCAAAACTACTTCCTAAGACGACAGCGGCTCCCGTTCCTACTACAAACACTCCGTCCGTAAGCGGACAAACAAAATCTGAAACTCTGCCTGCAACGTACGCGAGCGGACTAAACAACGAACTACCTACTAAACAAGAGAAAACAGCTTTTATTAAACATCTTCGCCAATATATCAATGTAATCCTGCCGGAGAAGAACATTGAAGATGGCGCGGACAAACTACAACACTACGTTCTAGGATTTAACGGAGTCAGTGACACTAAGGCGCTTACTAAGGCCCAGTGGTTAACCACATTGGGGCGTCTGGACGAAGCTACTACCGAAGGAAGATTGGCTGAACTACTGGCCGGATAAAAATGCTTATAAACTGTTACACTTGTAAAACAGACAAAGAAGATACAGATTTTCCAAACACGAAGAAACTCAGTTTTAGATTTAGACGAGTTTGTAAGGAGTGTCAAAAGAAAACTTATGACGCTTAGCAATTCAATATTTAATAGGAGAGAAAGATATGTATAATAAATTCACAGGAGTAGGCCGTGCAGGAAGGGACCCGGAAACACGTTACACCGCCGGGGGTAAAGCAGTCGCCAACTTTTCCATCGCTTTAGACGAAAGCTATAAAGATGCTTCTGGCGAGTGGCAGAAGAAGACTTTATGGCTAAACGTCACGGCATGGGATAAGCTGGCCGAGATTGTACAGAAAAACGTAGTCAAGGGTAGCCTTGTACTTGTGGACGGAAGGTTGCAAATCCGCGAGTACGAGTCTAAGGGAGAGAAAAAGACTTCGGTAGAAATCGTGGCTAACACTGTACGCAGGCTAGAGAAGGCTGCGGCAGCTACGGCTTCGGAGGCAACTGAAGAAATCACAGACGAGGACAGCATACCGTTTTGATATTCATAGGAATATTAATTGGATTCCTTTTAGGATGGATTGGGTTTGGAGGAAGGAACGGAGACTTTAGATGTGGAAAGTGTTTAAACTGTCTAACTGCGGATAAACATCTTCCATGTTATTTATATGAACACCTATAACTTCTACAACAACGAAGTACTACTTAAGTTCGATCAGCGGAAACACGTCTACTCCCGGTTAATAGGCCGGGAGTGGATTCCGCAGAAGAACGTTTCTACTATTGTAAAAATTATAGATAAAAGCACTTTTCTTATTCCGTGGGCGGCTAAGAAGACTGTAGAGAAGGCCGCGCTACTGGCCGAAGATTATAAAGATTTTAATTGGCCGACCGGGGAAGAGTTTTATTTATTCAGTCCGCGAGAACTTAACGCTTTGCTTCTGTCCGCGAAGTCTGCACATAAAGATATTTTAGAAGACGCTGGAAACGTAGGTAAAATCGCGCACCAACACATTGAAGGTGCCATTATTTGCGCTATCCACAATACGGACGGGATTGTTGATTACGACTACCCATATCAAGAATACTTAGATGACCGCGCGTTAAACTGTATTATAGCTGCACTGGCGTGGATGAAATTCCATAACGTTCGCTGGAAGAGTACGGAGAAGAAAATATACAGCCGCCAGTACGGTTACGCCGGAACTATGGATGGACTGGCGCTGGTGGACTCGTGTCGAGATAAGAAATGCTGTTCTAGCAAGTTCGCCGACCGACTAAGTATTATTGATTGGAAATCGAGTAACGCTTTGCACCAAGAATATATTTTGCAAGTTTCCGCGTACAGACAAGCGTATTGTGAAGAATTTCAAAATGAAGCTGTGACTGGCGGATTCATCTTACGGCTAGGTAAAGAAGATGGCAAGTTCGAGCCGTGGGCACTGGACGAAACACTTTTTACCTTTGGTATGGAAGCTTTTAATAGTTGCTTATTATTAGGTTCGGCCATGGATATTTTAAACGAACATATGAAGTTTGTTAAAAAATCTAAAAAGCCTGTTAAAGTTAAGAAGGGAAAGAAATGAACAAGTGGGACCGAAGATTTATAGAGCTTGCCCAGCACATAGCTACGTGGTCGAAAGACCCTTCGACAAAAGTTGGTGCGGTAATTACAAGACCTGACAATACAATTTGCTCTATGGGTTTCAACGGTTTCGCACAAATTATGCCGGACAAACCAGAATTATATGCCGACCGCGAAAGCAAATATTCTAGGACGCTACACGCAGAAGTAAACGCCGTATTGTTTGCTAGAGAAAGAGTCAACGGGTATACGTGTTATTTCTCTTGCGGAGCACCGTGTGATCGCTGTTGTGTTACACTCTTACAGGCGGGAATATCCCGGTTCGTTTGGCCGACTATGACAGAGGATTATTTATCTCGTTGGAACGAGTCCGTTTTGCGGACAAAGCAATATCTTGACGAGTGTGGTATTATATGGGAAGAGGTTAATATATGAGTGTTGTTCTGTTGCCCGCGAATGCTAAGAATCTTCCAATACCCGATGAATCTATACAATGTGTAGTTACCAGCCCCCCGTACTGGGGTCTTCGTAAGTACTCCGGGGAACAAGAAAGTATTTGGGGCGGTTCGCCGGAATGTGACCATGTTTGGAATGAAAAGAGTGTAGCCGCAGCGGGGGGCGGATACAGTAATAAAAGTACATTGGCCGGGTTCAGCAAACCAGATACCAAAGGTCGGCTAATGTCTGATGAAAAGATTGTGGGTGTCTGTGGTGTCTGTGGTGCTTGGCGCGGGGCGTTTGGACTAGAACCAACTCTTAAAATGTATATAGACCATACAGTAGAAATCCTTCGTGAAATACGCCGAGTTCTCAAAAAAGACGGAGTTGTGTTTTGGAATATAGGGGATAGTTACGCGGGTGGGGGAAACTACAGAGGAATTAAAAGCACAGATACTTTAACTTCTAAACAAGCGAGTAATCGCGGAGCCACCGGAGTCGCGCAAGAACTTGGTTCGTTAGGTAAAAACACTGGTTCTGCGAAACCAAAAGACCTTTGTTTAATCCCGCAAAGAATCGCCATAGCCGCGCAAGAAGATGGTTGGTGGGTTAGGTCAGATATAATTTGGCACAAACCAAATCCTATGCCTGAAAGCTGTAAAGACAGACCAACAGATGCGTATGAACATATATTAATGCTTACTAAGTCCGCACAGTATTATTGGGATAAAAACGCAGTTTCCGAAGTAGCTGCTAACGCAGGTAAAAATATTATATTGGGAGAAAAGAGTTTTTCAAAAGGTCAAGCAGTTTCAAACAATGTTAAACCTAGTGGTAACGGAAAAGCAGAGACATATCTAGTTCCTGAAACGCGCAATCTCCGCAATGTATGGACTTTTCCTACTCAACCATATAAAGGTGCTCACTTCGCTACTTTTCCAGAAGAACTTCCGCGAAAATGTGTACTCGCGGCCAGTAGAGAAAACGATACTGTTCTTGATCCGTTCGGCGGTTCCGGTACTACCGGACAAGTAGCCGCGTCATTAAATAGAAAAGCAATCCTTTGTGATGTGTGTTATAATGAAGGAGACCCTTACTTAGAATTAGCTAAAAAGCGTGTTAACGCTCCGGTTAGGATTAGTAAAATTAAACCTGTCCGCAAAACGGACGAGTCTGAATTCGCGGAACAAACTTGTATTCCAGCAGAGGTATATACGAATGTCTAATGACAGTAAACCACAATATCAGCCTTGGCGACACAACATGTTTATGACGGAGGAATCCGTCCGCCGAATGACGCGGGAAGAGAAAAACGCCTATATGTGGTTGTGTCACGAAGCATATTGTGTACCCGAACAACCCTACCTTCCAGACGATGATAACAGACTGTGGTTTTTGGCTAACTGTGAGTCTCTTGAAGAGTGGTTAAAAGTCTCCCCTGCGGTTAGGGGTATGTTTAAGAAAACAGGGAAGTTACTGGAACAAAAGAGGATTGTAGCTGATTATAAAAATTGGGAAAGTGGAATCTATTCTAAGAAGCGTGCCGGACTACTATCGGGCGTTGCCCGTTGTTCAACGGACGATGAACAGATGTTCAACGAGTGTTCAACAGGTGTTCAAGAGGTGTTGAACACACCCCCAACAGAAACGAACAAAATAAAAGAAAGTAAAGTAAAAGAAATAAAAGAAAGTAAAGAAAAGAAGCTTAGTAAACCCGTTCCGCTAGAATCTGCAATAGTATTGAGTGCAATGGAATTTGGTTTGTTTCCGGAAGAAAAGAAATTCTGGAAGAAAGAAATTCACGAACTAGAAAAGTCAGTAGGCGAAGAATCTGTTTTAGCCGCGTTTAAGGTTTGGGCGGCGAATGGATATTCTGGACGTTGGCCGATTAAAGCTTTCTTGAATCAGTCCGGCGGAATCGTTGTTAGCCAGAAAACTCAAACACCAGACTTAACCGCGACCTTGGATGAAATTGTTTTTGTGTCTGGAAACACGGTTAGGTTTAACACGGCTCAACAAATTCAGTTAGGACAACTAGTAGCCGAGTTTGGAAGTGAAAACGTACTTCGTGCGTTCCGGGAGTTTTACTCACAACTGGACGACTATACGATTAAGTTCGCCGCGAAGAATTTTATCGAGCAGGGTCCGCAGATTTTGAGGTTCTTCGTAAAGTCGGCGGAAGTGTTGTCCGCAGAGCGGAACAGTACTGAAGTACTCAAAACTAAATTACGCGAGGAAGCCGACGAGGAAATCCGCAAAACGGACGAACGTCTGGCCGAAGAAGCAAAAGCAGCCGAAATAGGGTTGCCGATTTGAAGTCGGAGGCACTACAGAGTGTTTTCTTGCCGCCTAGCAGACAATATGAGCGTAGCAGAAGTGAAGTTGGAGCCATTCTACACTTTGAAGGTAAAATCGCTTAGAACGGATTCTCAAGTGAGATATTATCTCAAGTAAAGCTTTAACTAATTCAGGAGGGTTTAAAATGGCTTATATATGTTCTACGATAGGATGTGACGGAACGGGGGAATTCTTCTCAGTCGGCGATGTGGATTATTACTATTG